GAAACGACACGCGCCACCGGCATCGAAGGTGGTCTGCGTACGGACCTGACAGCCGAAACGACACGCGCCACCGGCATCGAAGGTGGTCTGCGTACGGACCTGACAGCCGAAACGACACGCGCCACCGGCATCGAAGGTGGTTTGCGTACGGACCTGACAGCCGAAACGACACGCGCCACCGGAATCGAAGGTGGTTTGCGCACTGACCTCACTGCCCTCGCCGCCGCCGTCATCAAGAAAGATGGTTCTGTTGCTTACACCGGCGACCAGTCGATGAACAGCCACAAGATCACCAACGTGTCGGCTCCGGTTGTTGACGGCGACGCAGCGAACAAGGCGTACGTTGACGGCAAGATCAGTAGCCTCGGTGCCGTGTTTGAATACGCTGGTAAACTGAATGGCGCTGGTGTTGATGGAGCCGCTGCTTTCGATCTGGAAACACTGACCACCAAGCACTCCGGTTCGTACTACAAGGTTGCGACGGCTGGCTTCTTCAAGGTTGGTGCTGGTGATCCCTTCTACGTCAGCCTGACGGACGGTCTGGTGTTCAACACCGCCGGTGGCGTTGACAAGATTGACAACACCAATAGCGTGGTTCAAGGTACGACAAACTTCATCGCCGTTGCCGGCAACTCCGACGCTGGCTTCATCGTCGACGTCGCGACCAACTTCAAGACCCGCGTTTCGACGCTGGAAACTGATCTGGTTGACGAAGTCACACGCGCTACCGGTATCGAAGGCGGTCTGCGTACCGACCTGACTGCTGAGACCACACGTGCCACCACCGCCGAAGGCGGTCTGCGTACCGACCTGACTGCTGAGACCACACGTGCCACCACCGCCGAAAGCGGTCTGCGTACCGACCTGACTGCTGAGACCACACGTGCTACCGGTATCGAAGGCGGTCTGCGTACCGACCTGACTGCTGAGACCACACGTGCCACCACCGCCGAAGGCGCTGAAGTAACACGTGCAACGACAGCCGAAGCTGCTCTCGGAACCCGCCTGACGAACTCGCAATTCGTTTACGATGGTTCGACGTCATCGACCAGCCACGTTGTTGTTCACAACCTCGGTAACAAGTACAACCAAGTTATCGTGGTCGACAGCAACGACAAGGTCATTCTCCCGGATGCCATCACCTTCAACAGCGTAACGCAGCTGACCGTGGACTTCATTTCCGCGATCACTTGCAAGGTCATCGTTTCTTCGCCGAAGGTCTAAGCAACATCGTGCAATAAAAACAGAACGGATGTAATAGCCCGTTCTGTTCTCTGAGGATAAGAAATCATGGAAGTAATTGGCAATTTTGATTTCAAAGGCAAAGGTAAACTGCTCCGCCCGGTACTAGCCGGTACGGACTTTCCGCCCGATCCTAGTGTTGGTGAGATCATCTTCAAAGATCGGCGTCTGTTCATCTGTATCGAAGTACAAGAAGGTCTTCCTTTTTGGGTGCAGTTGACGCAAGAGTTGAACACTTACCGTCACAACCAGTCGGTAGCCGCCCTTGAGTGGACAATCGAACACAATCTCAACACAAACATCGTCACGGCTCAAGTTTATGACTCGACGGGCAAGCAAGTAATTCCCGACGAAGTTGATTGCAGTCAAACCAACACAACGGTTATCAAGTTCAACACGCCAACTGCTGGCGTTGCCCTGTTCATGATGGGCGACACGATGGGTTCACCGAAGGCAAACATTTCTCATGTCCAGTCGTTTGTAAATCAGACGATGTGGGTTGTCATTCACAACCTCGGTTACCATCCCAACATCACCTGCATTGTTGACAGCTACGTTGTCCAACCTCAATCCATTGTTCACAACAGTACGATGCAAGCGACGGTAACGTTTAGCATGCCTCAAACTGGTAGTGTTCGCTGCGTTTAAGGAGAATGGTCATGGCAATAAGCATGGCGTTTTCCCACGAACATAAGCAGACTGAAGCTTCAGCAGAGTGGGTTATCAAGCACGGCATCAAGGCAAACCCGTCAGTAAACGTCTCGGTTGTGTACGAGGGCAAACTTCAAGTTATGTTGCCTTTGGAAATCACGTACCCTGATATTGACACCGTGGTTGTCAAATTCTCGACGCCGTTCTCCGGAACAGCACGCCTCGTTTAAGGAACCTTTATGGGCTTTCAATCTACGCAACAACGTTATCGGGCGAAGCCACCACCGACTCCGGTAGTTGCACCGTATTACGGCATGTCAACACTGGTCACTGCCACAGAGAACATGGTGCTTAGTCTGACAGGCCGGGGACCAACGCCGGGTGTGATCGACACAACGTTTCAACTCAATGCTTTAACCAGTTCTGGAAACTACATGTACTTTGCGTACCCTGCTGATTATGGTACCGCACGGTTTCGTGATGTTGATGAAAACTTTGTCGGTGGGTGGGATGGTGCCAACGACGATCCATTTAACGTTTTTGGACCTATCTCACTCATTGTTCACGTTAACAGCGTAGCAATCCCGTTCTATGTGTACAGAACAGACTATCCTGATCTCGGTCTGTGCCATTGGGTTGCGAGTCTTGATCCGGCAGGTTAATCATGCCAATCAGCCTAGCGACTTATATCCAACCAAAGAACGCGACCAACCCTGATCCGGCTTTGCGAAATCGCAACTACGTTGTGGAAGATGTCTACTTGAAGGGTGGGTATCAAGTTCGGCTTGACAACGAAGACCGTGACTCAATTGTCACCATGAATCGTAAAGCCGGTATGATGGTGTTGACGCAAGACACAAACAAGCTTTGGATTTTGTCGTCTGACATGACGACATGGCTTGAATTCAAGGGTGGCAGTGGCGGCGGTGGAAGTTCGGCTGTCGTTGGTCAACGCAATCAAATGAGTTTCACAACAGCATCCTTGGCACCGGGCGCTTCTGTAGATTTTCCCATGCTGACCGGTGCAAGCATCATTGCAAACATGCTGAAAGTTTCTGGCCCCTGTGTCGTTCAAATCTTCACCGATATTGGTCACAAGGACACGAACCCCTACACGTTTGTCGCTTTAACAAATCACCTTGTCGACGATGGGTCGTACGTTGACACCGACGGGGTCTTGATCTTTGGTCGACGTTTCACAGTTCTGATGAATGCTGATGTTCCTGAGACCGGCAACCTGTATTTCCGCATTACAAACCTTCAAGACGCTGCCGCTGCAATAGTTCTTGATATTGAATTTCTGTCACTCGAATCTTAAATCTTCTGGAGAACACTCATGGCTGTTACCACCATCACCAAACAAGGCATCACAACTGTCGACGCTCTTGCCATTAGCTTGATTGCTGATCTGGCAACGATCCTGACGCTGAAGTTTCCGATTTCTCTGGTCGCGGGTACGACCAAAGAAGCAACTTTTGAATCGTCTACCACCGTTGACCCGCTGTTTGCCACGCAACCGTGGCGTTTGCGCATTGAGTCCGACGGCTCAGAGCACCTGCAAATCCAAGCCGGTACAATCATTCAGTTGCCCAACGATGGTGGCAACTCGCTGCTTGACGATGGAGAGACTATCTCCGGCGACTTGGGCAACCACTCAAGTACGTCACCGTCCTCAAATGTTCACTTCTTCAACCGCTCTGCATACCAGCTTGACCAGAAGCAAGCGTACCCGATCAACTACAGCCTTTCCTACACGAAGCACGGCCTCAGCCTCTTCATTTGGGAAACCAGCATGCACGACTCTGGTACAAACTACTCGTGGTTCATCATCCAACGTCCGGTTGACAACTCAACTGGTGCGACGCTGGTTGCAGGCAAGTGCCCGGTCTTCTGCATGTACGCTATCAACCGTGCCGCTGGTTCTGGTTCTGGTGATTCTTCTCTCGCTGCTGTATCTGACGTCATCAACAAGTTTACCGTTCGTGAAGCCGACGTCAATCGTCCGGCTCTTTCATACGACGCGACAATCGACACTGACGACGGCTTCCGCTGTATCAACAAGAAACAGCAAGTTGCGATCACTGAAGACAGCAAGTATGTTCTGACGTTCCCGAATGGTCTGACGACGCAACGTTATGCTTACCCCAACTACGAACTCGACATGCTGGCCTACTCATCGGCTGATGTGCTTTCGGAATCGAGCGTTGCATCCATCACGGTTTACGGCGAAGCTTCTGTCCGTGGTTACACAGCAATGAGCGCGAACAAGCCCCGCAACACAGGCATGCGCGTATTCCAACTCACGTCCGGCACAGACGCAAAGCTGTAAGCGTTATCTTGGGCGAAAACGTTTATACGCTGTCCTGACCGGACTAGCCCAATGTCTGCCTCGAACATGACTGGAGTATCAAATGAAGACCGCTCTCACAAGAGTAACAGATGTAGGTCTTTCGCAAGCTGCCAGCAGTGAAGTGTTTCACGCCGCTGGCACACTCGTTCTCGACTATGGTCAGTTGCTTGTCAACGGCGTGGCTCAGGCTACGCCGAAAGTCGTTGTACTGACGGATAATTTGGTAATTCGTCACAACGCAGGTAGCAACCATGTCGAAACACTTTACTCAGTTGCGACGGTTGGCACAAGCTCTTGGATTTTCTCTTCCACGACAACAACGCCGCCGAACTCGAACAACCCAGTATACGAATCACAGGCTCCGGTCGATCTGATCTTATTTGAAGATTGGTCAGTACCGAAAGTCGAGACCTTCGCACCCCTCTCAATCATCGACGTCAACACGACGTCGTACGCAAAGACCGTCATCCCGTCAGAAGTCGTCGAGCCAACTGGTGAAGATTACTACACGCTGGCCGATACTATTCTGTCTGTCGACCCTTTCAACAACACGATATTTAGAATGCTGGCTGGAACGAAGCAGCAACTTCCGAGTATAGTTCTTGAGAAGGACGCTCACCCGACAAGTGTTGAGTACTACACTGGTGCTGACGGCAGTACATTTTCATTGCTTGTTGCTGCTCAAGGTCAGAACAAGGTTCTGGTTCTTGACGGGTTTGACGCTGTCTACGATAGCTTTGATGCCCTGACACCAACATCGTTGTACGTTGATCGTGCAGCCGGGATGTTGTATGTGACAGAGTATGGCAACAGCACTGTCTTGCGCATAAATCTCAATGACCGCACAGAAACACGATTCACCGTCGGCGCTCAACCTTATGAGCTACACGGGATTGGTTCGTCCGTCTTTGTCGCGTGTCTTGGAGACAACAAGCTTTATAAACTCGGTGGTCCTTCCGTCACCACCGGACTAGCCCCTTGGAGAGTCTTGTGCATAGGAACCAAAGTCTACGTTGCGTGCTCGTTCTCAAACGAAGTGCGCGTGTACGATTCAGCGTCGCTTGCGCTGACCGCAACAATTCCAACAGGAAACATTCCATTCTCTTTGACAGCAACCGCAACAAAGCTGTTTGTTGGTTGCTACGGAATAAACACGCTTGAAGTCTATGACCTAACGACTCTGGAGAAGCTTTCATCAGTCGCTCTTGACACATATGCCTTTGGCGCTGTTGCCAACGCTGCGGCCACAGACATTTTTGTTTCAATCCTAGGTTCTGGATTGCCTGAACGTTTGCATCTTGCAGACTACGTGGTTGATAGGTTTTCGTTTGAGCCTGAAGTTGGCTGCTTGGCTGGTTCTGATCACACGTCATCTGCCGTCTTTGCCAGCGGGTTCCTAGAAACGTTTGCAATGCCAGCGTCGATCCCTCCGGGCTATGGTGCGACACTGTTTAAGAACGGCGTGTCGGTCGGTGAATCAACAACCGTCGCTATTGGAGATTCCCTGACGGTTTCAGCGACTGCGGGTTCCATTCTCAATCCAGTGTATGAAGTCCCTGTCACCATCGGGATGTTTACCAACAGCTATGTGTTGTACACAGACACTACGCCAAACCTGTTCACCCCATTTACTTTCGGTGCGGGGACCGCGTTGCCCGGAGCATCAAGACTGTCAAACGAAATTGACGTCAAGGGCATTCGCCACGACTCTTTGGTGGCGACAACGTCGGCAGGAACTTTATTCAAAAACGGTGTTGATGTTGGTCCAACAACGACGGTTGACAACGGCGATAAGATTTCTGTACAACTCGTTGCTGCACCGTCCGGCATGGTTTCCGCTGACGTGTCTATCGGCTCCGAGTCTGCTACGTATTATTTGTGGACAGTGACCGCTGCAACTCACTTAATCGGTTTTCCAAACTTCTTGTCTGAGGACGGCGTTGAGCTAAATACGGTTTGTGCAAGCACGTCTGCCCCATTGCGCATAGAGGTTCGACCGCAACCAGAACCGATTCCGGTTCCAGACCCACCACCTGACCCGTTGCCCGACCCTTGGCCACCGGTACAGCCTGAGCCTCTTCCGCCTTGGACAGTTCCGTACCAAGTAGTCTCTGGCACCCTGCGCGTTAATGGTGTTGATGTCCCAAGCACCGGTGAGTTGAAAGACTTTGATGTACTTACACTTCTAACAACGTCATCGTCTAAAAACTATGCGACGACAAGTGCTATAGTCATAGTTGATGGACAGCTTTGCGTGTATGGAGTCCGCACCATCCCCGATCTTTTGCCAGATCAGGTGTACTTGAAAGAAGAGTTTGAGTCTGTTCCGCATGCAACGTACGAAACGCAGTTCACGATCACTGGCATCAGCAATGGTCCGTTTGTCAAAGTGCCTGTTAGTGTTGACTGGGGTGATCTGTTTCTAAACGGTAGTCCCGTTACGAGGTTTGCATTAGCTGGTCTTGGGGACGTTGTTCGGTGGAGGCTTCAGGTTGACGGCCCCTTCAGCGGAAACATAAACTATCCGTTGCAAGTCGGAGACGTGGACGCAGTATGGTCATTCCACAACTTGAGTCTGAAAGGCGTCAACAAAGGCCGCATCATAACCGGCCACGTGGAAGATGTCGAGTCTACTTGGACGTACCAGACAACGATCCAGAGCACGGCAAACACCGCCTCTTACTCGATGTCAACGACGGTGCAGCGGAAGTCTGTTGCATTAGCTCCGTATCGACGGACGCCCAATTCGACCAAGGTCACAGCACCGCTGTTTGCAAAGACCAAGCTGCACATCAACACGTTTGAATCTACAAAGATTTATGTTCGACCTGTTCCGGCGAATCGAAACGTTTTTGTTGCTTTGCCGGTGCCAGTGAAGTCAAGGCCAAGTAAGACTTACGCAGTGACCTCGACTCCGGTGGTTGCAAAGACGATCCGGTTCAAAGGTGGTGATAGGGTTTGGGTACGTACGTTCCCGGTCATGCACTTTGTTCTAATCAACAGAGTCCCGACCGCATGCACACGACCGCGTCCGGGCCTAGCCTCAACCTCGGCTGTGAAGATGTCGTCACACAACTCTGGACTATGGCAAGCATCTTTTGAAGTACGTCATACGACAGCGAAGTTGGTTGGCGACACGTTTACTTCATCAAGTCGTGTAGCAGCAGTGTTTGACGATCACCAAGCAACAAAGATGGGCGCGGCCAACTCTGTGTTTGACGCAATGCCGCTGTTGAAAGTCGATGGAAACAACTTTGCTCTCTTCGCAGGGTTGCCAACGGTCAAAGCACAGCCAACAATCAAAATGTTTGCTGCGTTGCCGACAATCAAAGCACAACCGACGATCAAGCAGTTTGCCGCGTTGCCAACAACCAAGTTCAGACCGAAGTACTCAACATGGTCTGTCCAGACGTTTAAGGCGAAGCCTATTGCCAAGCAGCTTGCATCATTGACTGCAAAGCACGTGTCGATTAGAGCGAAACCTGTTGCAACTGCTTGGGAAGCTGGTTCAATCTCGGCATACAAGTTTGTTCCACCGTCGCCGGTCAAGAGCGTGTCATCGCAAAGAACTGCGCTGTATCCAAACGATGACGGTATGTTCTCCAACACGCAAGTTGCTCTTGAGTTTGCACGCACTCAAGGGTATGTCGACATTCAGACATTGCTTGTTGGTTCTCGTTACATTTACATTGGTGACTGCGCAACTCGCAAGGCGCAACATCACATGGGTTGGGTAAGGGGTGGATGATGGCCGGGACTAAACAAACGTGGCGTCATTTCTGCCTTCGGGCAGATGATATATCTGTCCAGCGTAAGATATATGGTCACAACTGCCTATTTCAAATACCAAAACATGTGCTGGTTCAAGGTTGTGCCACTAAGCAGATGGATGTTTTGATACCCAAACGGTTTCAGGGTGCCTTCAACTGCATTCCTGAAATCGTGACCCCACCTGCTCATGGATCGTTGTTGTTCACTGGTACCGGTTGGGAATACACACCAACCGGTGTTTGGGTGGATGACGAGTTTACATACGTGGTGAAAGTCAACCACCTTGTTTCAAACCTTGGTACCTGCACCATACTCAAATAAGGGAGTTTGCAATGCCTCTGATGATGCTCGTTCCAAAGTTCAAAGCAAGTCAGTTTATAGTTATGTGGGGAATGAGCACTCAGGCACTTGCAACTGAGTCTATGGTTCTTGGATTGGCTACGCGGTCATCGGCACCAAAGACCGTAAACAGAACCTTCGCTCTCACTGCCCCTGCTGATTCTGGACTGTACATGTACTTTGCTTCACCCGTGTCTGCTGGACCTGTTCAATTTTATGATGTTAATGCAAGCTTCGTTGGTGGGTGGGATGGTGCCAACGACGATCATTTTGGAATCTATGGTCCCTTGACATTGGATGTGCTGATTGATGATGTCGTCGTTCCATACTATGTCTACAGAACGGACTATGCTGATCTTGGTCTGTGTCACTGGCAAACGAGTCCTCTCGTTGACTAAATTTTGACTTAATAATTTAAGCAGCGTACAACGAACCTGCTTTCCTCAGCCGCTCAACTGTTTTATTGGAGACTCAAATGCTTATTGATGGTATCGAACTAGCCGAAGGTAGTCAGATTAAGAACCCGGCACTTGCAACTGGCCCCGATTTTCCAGCGAACGCTGACAAGGGTGAGCTTTTCTACAACGAGACGCTTCAAGCACTGTGCATCAATGACGGCACCAACTGGGTTGTGCTCGGCGCTGTTCGTCTGGTTGCTGGTCGCTCTGGCGAAGTTGTTCTGGACGTCACCGACGTTGCAAACGCAGTGGCCGTTGCTCAGATCGGCGCAATGAACGGTGTTGCTTCACTCAACGGACAAACGCAAGTCCCTGACGATCAAATCAACGCTTACAACAAAAACACGTCGGACGCACGCTTTGTGCACCAAGATCAGGTTGGTGTTGCGAACGGGATTCCAACGTTGAACACCGTCGGCCAAGTGCCTGATGAACAAGTCAACACGTACACCAAGATCGAGATTGACCAGAAGGTCGGCAGCGCAACGACCGCGCAGTACCACGCAACGCCGTACGACATTGCATCAGCCGTCGTCAACAAGCCAGCCGGTGGTGCGAAGGTGCTTCGCTTCGTTGCACCGCGTGCTTTCAAGATCATCACCAACGCCGTCGGTTCAATCTTCCGCGCCGGTGCAGTATCAACTGGAACCGTGATCTTTGGCCTGTTCAAGAACACGACGCAGATCGGCACTGTTACGTTTTCTGCGGGTGCTGCAATCGCAACGTGCGTGATTACAGAAACAACATTCGGCATTGGCGACGTGCTTGGCATGGTCGCACAGCCGGTTCAGGATGCTACACTTGCTGACGTGATGTTTACGATTTCAGCACAACTGTAACAGCAAGTATGTTGGAGTTACGATAATGAGTCAAGTATTTGCTACGTGGGATTCAACGGCATGCGCGGCTTCAATCGCACTGTCTTTAGGTGATTTAAAAGCCACGACTACACAGAGTAACGCTGGGAGCGTAAAAGCAACCCTAGGAAAGTCTAGCGGTAAGTGGTACTGGGAAGTTGCACAGACTGGCACGCAAGGGGCTGTCATAGGGGTTGCAAATTCTTCCCTTCCTACTTCTGCTTGGGTAGGTATGGACGGGAATGGCAAATCCTATTATTCAAATGGATACGTTTTTTCATCTGGATCGGGAGTACCTTACGGCGCTGCCTACTCCGACGGCGCTGTTATAGGTGTTGCACTCGATATGGACGCCGGTACCGTCTCGTTCTACTTGGATGGGGTGTATCAGGGCGTTGCTTTCAGTGGTCTTACCGGAGTGTTGTATCCGGCGGTTGGTACTGGCGGAGACACCTCTTGTACATTCACTGCAAACTTTGGTGAAACTGCTTTTGCCTATACTCCTCCAGAAGGTTTCTCCGGCCTCTACTCAGATTACGGTACTACCGAGGCTACACATTGGCGCATTCGCGCAACAGATGCGTCGTGGACAGCGGATCAAGGTGGATACATCGCCGCCGTGCGTAGCGTTTATGCGTATGCCTCAACAGATAGAAGCGGCCCTAATTTGGCGTCCGGCGTTGTAGCATCAGCATCTTCGCAATACGATGCAACCCTCTACACACCTGATAAGGCGTTTGACGGCATCAACGATACTGCGTGGGCTAACCAAAGTGGTTTAACTAGCTTGTCTTGGCTTCAGTTTATTTTACCAACTGCGGCCACAATCCGCTCGTTGAGAATAGATTGGTGGAATAACACTGGCACAGGAAGCACGCCCCGGAAGTTTGATCTTCAGTATTCTCTTGATTCTGGCGTTACGTGGACAACAGCCGCGTCAGGAGCAGTTGGTAATCCCGGCACGTCGGACCCGGTAAGTATCTTGACAAACATTCCAGTTCTGGTGGTTTCGACTGACCAACTCTGGAACAAGGTTGTCTGTGCAATGCCGATGGATGGCGAAGACAACAGCACCAGCTTTGTTGACCTGAAGGGCCACACGTTTACTGCTGTTGGCAATGCAAAGATAACAACTGCCATTAAGAGGATGGGCACAGCAAGTGCCTCGTTTGACGGTGTTGGGGATTATGCCTACATGGCCGTTAGCGATGACTTTACGTTCCCCGGTGACTTCGCTGTTGACGGCTGGTTGCGACCGACTGCCTCGGCAAGCACTGCTGATGTAATTGGTACTGGTACGAATTATGCGTATCTCGGCTCTGGTCTTGGTGGTTGGACTATCTCTCTGTGCGGTGATGTTGTTCACTTCGGCTACCAGTTCAACAACTCGTGGGTGTTTGAAGCAGTTTTCACAGGCTCGTCCGTACCGCTGAACACAGACACGTACTTCCGTTTGTATAGAGAGGATGGGGTAATCCGTCTAGCTATCAACGGTGTGTTGAACCCCGTGTCACACAACTACAGCGGTACGCTTACGTCAAACGCCTATGGTCTGCACGTTGGTTGTGGTGCAGGTGCTTTTGCCTACCTCTACACAGGCTCGGTCGACGATCTTCGTATCACAAAAGGTGCTTCGCGTTCTGCTGACCTGTCAGTCCCTACTGAAGCCTTTCCGACTTCACAGGGCGCGCCGACTGCAACCGCACCAGATGCACCTACGTCAGTTGTTGCAAGCTCACCAACAGCAAGCTCGTTGTCTGTTGCGTTTACCGCGCCGGTGAATGATGGTGGGTCACCGATCACCAGCTACACGGTTACTTCAAACCCCGGAGGAAAGACTGCAACAGGTTTGTTGAACCCACTAGTCGTGTCCGGTCTGTCATTTGGAACCAGCTACACGTTTACGGTCACGGCGACAAATGCGATTGGGGCAAGCGAGGCAAGCGAGGCAAGCGAGGTAGTAAGGACAGACGACAAGATTGTTGCATCGCAGTTGGGTGTGCATTCGTTCCAGCTCGTCGTGCCTGCCGGTGCAATTGCGGCTGAGGTGCTGCATGATCTACGTGCAGTGATTGCCGACTACGGTTGGGATGTTCATGATTCTGCGTACAACGTGTTCCGCTGTCTGAATGCTGATGGTGTGACGTATAAGTACCTACGTCTGGCGGTAGTTGGGACAACGGATTCGTATGCAACGACCGAGGTGTATGAGTCGTGGAATGGGACAACGCACGTGGGATTAAATCGTGCGGGTCCTAATTTAAGTGGGCAGACAGTTGCTGATTACTCAAAGACTGCTTTCCGTTTGACTTCGCCGACGCAAATAAACACGGTCAATGTGTATTGCAGCCCACGTTGGCTTGCCTTCGGGTCATACACTGATGTTAACGGCGTCCTCGGTTACAACCAGACGATCACCGCTCCGAATGCAGCACGGCCTGAATCACGAGAAGCAGAAAACACTCCAAAGTCAAGCTACGACGTATCAATCAATACGTATTCTGGTGTGTCTGGATGCTTTGAGTTCTCGCGTGAAGGACTGGCAGTCCATGGCGAGGTGCCTTGCTTCTTCTGGACGCACACTGCATGGTCTGTTGATGACAAGTTGGTGATCGACACGACAAACAATAAGCGGGCGCAGCACGATGCATTCTTTACCACGTTTGAACCTCGGTCACAAATCAGCCACGGCATTTTGCCAAGTACGATTGACCAAGCGGGAACGAAGTACACGCAAGTACCAATTACGTTTACTACCGCGTTTGTAGATCAGATGGATGGTCGATTCTTGCGTGAGCCGAATGCAGCATTCCCACCAAACGTGTTTAACGGCATGAATCAGGTGATCGATCTTCCGTGCCGATCCCAGTATGGTTTCTTGGGAGTTGTGTATGGCTTGAAGTTGTGCCATCCAGACAACACGTTGCCGTCGATCTTCCAAAGTAAGGACTTCACTTGCGACAGTAATTTCAATATAGTGAAAGCCGGTTACGGTGACTTGACGAAGCATTGGCCAATCGTTACACGCCTAGTCAAGTCTGTTGCCCAGTATGATCGAACTGGTGTGTATCACAGCGATCCAGTTTATGGAAACCAGTGCATCTATTCATACGGCAATGTCGATTGTAACGGGTGGATGTATGGCTACAACTGGTGGGGCAATCACCAAACGTGGGGTATTGTGAATTACGACAATTACTACATGTTTACCTGGGCACTGGCAAAGAATCAAACGTTTGATTTCCGTGCAAGGTTTTACATCCCTGCATAGTCTGGTGGCGTGAGCCACGTAAGTAAGGGCGTGCAGTCTCGACGCTAATGACCACCGGGCTGGGAATTGACCCAGCCCGTCAATTTAGGAGCTTCAACATGTCTGTAACAACTACCCAGATTGGTACCAATTCATTCCAGCTCGATTACACGACTGGAACCACGCAATCTGAAATCAAGGCCGCTGTCGAGGCTGCCGTCACCGCCGGTGGCTGGACGGTGTTTGATGCGGCTGCTATCGCTGGTGGCATGGGCGTTTGCTACTCGGCACCGAACGCTGACGGCGCTTCGACCAAGTACGTCGTGATCGACTATACTGGTGGCAACATTGTCATTAAGCTGTACGAAACGTGGAACGCAACGGCACACACAGGTACGAATCTGGCGACTGGCAGCGATGTCACCGCCTACGGTGGCAAGTATGTGACGAACGCACCGGGTCAAATCTTTGTCTACGTCTCTCCGCGTTGGCTGGCGATGGTCACGCGTGACCCGGCCACTGGTCAACTCAACTCGAACACTGCATGGCAAGGCGTTTTCGGCGCGTTTGAAGTTGCACGTGACAATCCTGAAGATACGGCAGTCGCCGGTTATCCTCCGGTCATCTGGCTCAACAGCCACTTCCTGTTCCTGAACCCGACTGCTCCGTCCGCTCTGTCGTGCTGTGCATTCATGTCACGCACTCGTTCAGGTGCTGTTGGCGTTGCTGCATTGGTTGAACTCGGCACACTGCTCGGCAAGCCACGTTCGGCTTCGACGATCAAGACGCAAGCGTTTGTCCCGACCTCCACGAACCTGTGGAACAACAAGGACTGGTCACTGACGCTGTACGCATCGGAGCCGGGTGGAGTTGTTCGCGGTCGCGTTTATGGCCTGAAGGCGTTCACGTACAACAAGAACCTGTTCATGGACAAGGCTGCGGTCAACTGTGACGGCGATTACTTCTTCAACAGCAGCGGTAGCGCCGCCGATCACTTCGTGATTATCTCCGGCACCTACGGTTCGGCTGCTGGTCGCGTTCTGATTCCGGCGTAAGCAACTGAAGTGAAATACAACTCGGTGGGGAGACTCACCGAGTTCTTGTAATAACAACTAAAGGTGCAGACATGCCTGTTATCTACATATCGCCGTATTACTCAATGCTTGACCACTCCTTGTCTCTTGAAGGTTTGGCTGGCTTTCGTTACTTTGACCGGTACGGAGGCTCACAGGCTGTCGCACTAAACTCTCGTGCATACGAACCAAGTAGTGCACTTGCAGGTGTCGCTAGTCAGCCGTATGTCTGGTCAAAATTCATGTTCTCTGAAATGGGAGCATCAGTCGATTGGCGTGAAGGTGCTAGCTTCAATCTGACACACGTCGAAGCAGACGAACCGTTTGTGGTACGCCACCCGTACGCACAGATCGACACGACAAACTACAGCGCGTCATTCACTCCGGGTTCTGCGTTCACCGCCCCGGCTGCTGATGTTCGCCTGATGAATTGGTATCAAAACGTTGACAGTGCAAACGCACAAGCAACGTCAAGTCCGGGTTGGGTTCCCGGTGCCGGTATGTTGGCTGGTGAAGCCGACAGTTATATGTGGTACTTTGGTCTTGATGGATCAACAGCACGTGCAACTGGCGTCAAAGCGTTCCCACCAATCGGTGGTGCTGGTGAAGCAAACAGCCGCATGTGGTACTTTGGTCCTGACGGCGCGACCGCTCGTGCAACACTCAGTCCGGGTTGGGTTGACGGCAGCACGCTGATCGCTGCTGACGTAATGAAGCAGACGCGTAAGATTGCGGAAGGCGAAGTTGACGCCTCCAATATAACGCAAGTGTATCCGGGACAAATACCGACAACGGCAGTTGCTCCAGTAAAGACCGTAAACTACTTCGACTCACTTAGTAATATTCAAACTGGTGGATCAATAGCGAACGGTTCATGGTGTTCAATGTATTGGAACATCAATCAGTCTTCTGGAATTTCATACTATGAGTTTGCAACCTACGGAAATGCACTGGCCTTTGGATTTTTAACATCTGGATACCAGCCTGCAAGTTGCGTCTACAGCTATGCCGTACCTCTAGGAGGTAAATTGCTGTCTGGCATTGGCGTAAACGTTTTGGATGCGGACGCCACTGATTACATGGCGCATTCAGGGACGGTTGCAGATAGTCCGGGAGACGTGTTTGGAGCACTGCTAGATATTGCAAACAGGACTGTAAGGTTTTACCGGAATGGAGTTTTGTTCGCTTCATACTTGAACATACCAACCGGAAGATCGTGGAGACCGGGGATTTCGTTTATCGGAAACGCACCAACACTACGGTTCAAGACTAGTGAGTTTACCAAGAAGCCTGACGATGTTTCACCAACAGAAAGTCCGGGCGGTGTGTATGACGGAACTGCTGTTGGTCTTGCTCAAGCATACCTCAGCAAGATTGAGGATGAGACATTGCAGAATCTCGTTGCTCAGTACTTGAACAACCCGCCGAGTTCGGTTGCAGTCAAGACTATTAGTGGAAACGTTCTTGAAGATGCGAAGCTTAACAACGGGACGCTAACAACGTTTGGTCTTTCCAATGGCTACTGGAACTCTTCATTCTGCCCTGTTGAAATCAAGTCAGGAAAAGCATACTTTGAAGTTGTAGCAAACCTAGTAGGAAATTCATTCACCATAAGCTTTACAACTGGTGATGGATCACCGGTCAACAATGGAGATTTCAATTCTGGACAATACGGTATTGGAACTAGTGATGGTGCTTGGCCTATCAATGGCAACTCGCTAACTGCAAACGTAAATGCACTCTCTTACAGCTACTATATTCAGGCTGACACAAGCTGGAGCATGGGTGATGTACTCTCAGCCATGATCGACATACCGAATCAGAAAATCAGGTTCTATATAAACGGTCAGTTGCGTGGTGAGATCACGGGCATACCGCAAAACAAGACGTATCGTGCAGCAATGTGCGCAGTGAGCGACACGTACATCGCAAGATTCAATCAAAGTAGTTGGTCAATGGCGACAGCTTGTGGTTACACTGTTCCAGAAGGTCTACTCGGCGGACCCGTTGATGGGCAAGCAGTTGGTACCTACATCTACCAGATGAGTGATGACGATGTTGATTCTTCAGCACCAACACTTGTCTATCAAGGTCAAGTACCTAGCACTGTTGCAAACGTGGAAAAAGTGGTCAACGCTTTTGAAGGTGCGTTGCTGAATAACGGGCAACTATCAGGTGCATACTCACCTTGGACAACCCTGTACTGCACGAAGAGTGCAGTGTTGGGCGGCAAACACTACTTTGAGGTTTTCGCTAAAAACAGTAGCGGCCACCTTGCGCTTGGGTTCACTAACGAGGCTGGCCTGTCAATAATTGACAATGCGCAAACTCCGTTTGGTGGATATTACCTGACGACGACGACGAACCGGAACGTGACAAACCCGGAAGCAAAAGTGTACGCCTTCTACCTTAACCAGTGGGCTAGTCCAGTTGGTGGGTATGTATACGGTGTCCTTCTAGACACTGTAGCCAGAACGATCACGTGGTACGTTAATGGCAGCATTCAAGTCTCGTGTATAAACATTCCTCTTGATAGGACTTGGATTCCATCGGTGAGTATTTGCAACGACGCGTGGGTTACGATGAGATTTAATCAGGCAAGTTGGACTCGGTTTTCTGGACTTGGCGTACAATTAGCGACTGTTGCTCCGGGAGGACCAGTTAACGGTCTTGCTGCCGACGCTCTTTTCTTCAAGAAGAACGAGAATGAAGTTGTATCAACAAACCCTGTTGCTGTTTACTCTGGACTTGTCCCAAGCACGGTTGTTGCACCACAGAAGATTTCAAATGCTTTGGAAGGTGCAGTGCTTGATAATGGTGGGACTGCTGCATACGCTCCTTCAGACAATTGGCACACGTGGTTGGCAAACAAGTCTGCTACAGGTGGTAAGATGTATTTTGAGGTCTTCAAGAACTCTGGTACAACAACCGGTATGTTTGGATTTGTGACCAGTATAGGCGCTCAAGCTGCCTCTCTAAACACATTGGGACCGACCGGTTCGTCATTAACGAACTCTATGGTGGCTGTGACAAACCAAGGTGCAACTGACTACGCCTACTACCCTGACAGCTATCAGAGTTGGTCAAATGGCGATACGTTCTCAATGCTGTTGGATATTGACGCAAGGACACTGAAGTTTTACAGGAACGGTGTTTTCCTAAACGGCTACTCCAACTTGCCTTCTGGACGAACGTGGACACCCGCGATTGTCAGCTACCAGTCGATGTACGCAACTGCAAAGTTCAATATCAGCACTTGGACTTATGCTGAGTATATCGGAGGCGTGCCTGATGTCGGTTCTCCGGGTGGTGTTGTAACAGGGTACGCCGTAGACTTTACTAGGATGCGCGTTCAAGAAGATGAGGCAGCGAACATTGTTCTGCACGCTGCTGCTGCTGAAGTTGCATGGATGGATGGTGCGACTCCACGGTACTTGGTTTCTGATGACACTGCTTGGGGTTCGTCGCAAGGTGTGTGGACGGCTGAACTTAGTAATTTGAGTTCTCGCAATCCTAGCATTGACCAAGAGGCAGAAAACCTTATTGCAGGTGCACGGAACGATGTTGCGCTCGGAGATTCGTGGATAAGCTGGACACCGGTCTTGGTTAAAGCGTCAAACGTTGGAACTAGCACAGTGTACGACATGTCAGAACTGAGCGTGTTCTTGACTGCTGATCTGGTCCGACTGCCTCCGCCAAAAGGTCTTGACGTTGTTCATGCTGAGGAATTACAAGCATGCGTTGACCTAGCAAGCATGACACGTTGGGACTTCCGAAATGAAATGATGCTGTACCCGTTGAATGTTCAACCCACAAGTGGACTTTCCAACACAACTGGCTTCACAACCGAAGGTTAGTTGCCTTCTTTAATCTGTATCACCCTTCTGCATTTTTAAATCTGGAGAATTGAATCATGGCTATGACTGCAACAACGAAACTTGGCAACAACACTTGGGTTGTCTCTTACGCGATGGGCGCGACGATTGCCGACATTTCACTGGCAGTTGGCGCGGTCGTTGTCGGTGCAGGTTGGACGGTGTTTGATGCTGCTGCCGGTGCCAACGCGATCTGCTACCGCGCTCCGAACTTCGACGGTTCGACATACAAGTATGTTGTTCTCGACTACAACACCACCGGCTGGATGCTGATGAAGGTGTACGAAACGTGGAATGCAACGACGCACATCGGCACAAACATCGTTCCACACGCGACCGACGTGACTATTGGCTACCAGCAAGCACTAAACCTGACGACGGACAAGGGTTTGATCTACCTGTTTGTCAACTCGTCATATCTGGCGATGATTATCCGCCAGTACACGACGTCGATCTTGGGCAACAGTCTGACATGCGGTATCAGCGGTTGCTTCGAGTTCTCGCGTGACAATCCCGATGACACGGTTGCTGCCGGTTTCCCGACCCACTGCTTCCTCAACACCGGTATCTTGGGTGAGAACAACGTTGCAACGAACGAAACGATCAGCTTGCCGCGCACCAAGTCCGGTCAGACTGGCGTTTCACAATACGGCGAAGTCAGCACCGTGTTTGGCAAGACGTTGTACACCACGCCTTACACGATGAAAGACTTGCTGCCGAACGCCGTCAGCCTTTGGTCAGGAAAAGACTGGGCCGTCAGCTTGTACGTGCAAGACGGTATCCCAACTGCTCCTTCGGTTCGTGGCCGCATCCAAGGTCTCAAGGGCTTCACGCAATCGCGTCTCAACTTCATGGATCGCATCCAAGTTCCTTGCGATGCACAACTGAACTACGATCCAGAAGGTACGTTGACCGCCCACTTCGTGATTCCCGGCGGCAAACAAGGTCCGGGTCTGTACACGGTTCGCTTCCTGATCCCGGCGTAATTTGTCATGAAAACAGTTGCCAGTCTGAAAGCCACCTTCGGGATGGTTGAACCAGAACAGAAGGACGAGAACGGCAACGTTCTCGTTCCAGCAACAGATTTGGATTGGGCGAAGGGCTTCAGCTTTTACGCTGTTCCCATTGCGCTGTTCCCAAATGCCGAAAACCCTGTTGTTGCAATGTTTGAAGAAGTCAACAAACCGATTGCCGACGCACCAGTGTTTCCAGCGCCTGAACTTGATGAAGGTGAACCTGCGATCAAGACTCATCTTCCAGCGTACGTACAAAACATGCGTGCTGTTGCTGATGAAGAGTTTATCTACGTCGCTGCAAAAGGAACAGACTTCCCGTTGGGAACATTGATGCGAGAGTAACGCACGAGTGGGCACACTGAAGTCTAGAAAATAGGATTTCAGTGTGCCCTTATCCGTTCTACTCTAAATTTTGGAGATTCAAATGAAAGCAGGTAGTCTTGAACTAGCAGAAGGCGCAAGCTTCAGCAACAGGCCCAGTCGCAACTTGCCCCGCCCTCAACACCTGCTGCACCCTGACGTAGCGCGGTCGGTGATCTGATGGTCACCGACCAACACACACAACATAAGGAGTATATTCATGCTTCCAATACCACCGTCGGTTGCAACGTTCTTTGGTAAGAGGATTGTACAAGTAATCATCATTCTCGGTCTTGTCGCGTTTCTTGCATACGCAGCAAAGTCATACCATGACAGTGTTTACGAGTCTGGAATGACCGCAGGGATCGCCAAGGAAAACAAGGTTTGGACTGAACGCGAAACCAAACGAATCGCGGAAGAGAACCAGCGTATCGACGATCTTGAAAAGGTTGCACGTGACTTGGCAGATGCCCATGCGAAAGAAATCAAGTTGCGTGATGCACGAATCGCGAAACTCGACAAGAAAGTCGCAGAAGCCAAGCCGCGCATCAACACGATCATTTACAAGTCTGACGGCACGCCAAACAGGTCATGTCCGACAAACACACCAATATTCCTCGGCACTGAATTCAGCGACCTGTGGAATCAATACAATCACGAGGTCTGGAAATGAAAAACTTTGCTCACGGCCTGTTGCTCACTGCAACGCTTTCTGTCTACGTGTTTGTGTTGTCAGCATGCGCTACCGAGCCGCGCACCATTGCACCGCCAGCAGACAACGACCGCAAGGTCCACATTGACGAACGGTTGATGCAAGAGTGTGTTCCGCCAACTGACATTGCACCGAATCCTCAACCATCCGACGTCCTTGAGCAGCATAAGAAGGACGTGATCGCATTCAAAGAGTGCGCAGACGGCAAGCGTGATTTGATTTCTGTTATCCGCAAAGCGTTTGAGTGATTTTCTAATTTAGATTTTTACGGAGAAACAAACATGAAAATGAGTAAGACGGACGTGTATCGCACGATTGCTTTTTCTTCAGTTGGCTTGCTTGCACTTATCCCTATGTGGGAAGCCAGCCAAGTGCTGTTCTACTTCATAGGTGCAATTTCTCTGATCGCACTGTTCAGCCACTTTGCACGGAAGCTCTTTTTCCCATACGTTGACCTACAGGAGTTTGCAAACAAGGCTTTGGAGAACTCAGTGGCAGCAGCAATTGTGTTTGCCTCAGTGACCTTTCTGATCTGCACGCTGGTATATGTTGCTGGCGGTTTAATTGGGTTTTCAAAATGAAAAAGCTGCTGTGCATGCTAATGGCTATGCTGGTAAGTTGCACGCTGAACGCTGCACAGCAACTTCCACCCAACGCCGTTAAGAACCTTCCACTTCTGAAAGAAGCAATTGCAGCTAAGTGGCCTCAATACCAGTTTCCACATTTCATTGCCGCGCAAATCCAACAAGAGACTTGCATCAGCCTGAAGCATAGCAAGTGCTGGACGTCGCGTGCTGAGCTAAAGACTTCAAGAGAATGGGGCGTGTCGTACGGCCAATTCACTATTGCCTACAACGCAGATGGTAGTGAACGCTTCAACGCGTTTGAAGACGTGAAGAAGTTGGACAAAGACCTTGCATCATGGGATTTCAACAACCGCTATGACGAGAAGTATGGGATGTTGGCTCTGGTTGTGCGTGATAGAAGTGAACACGCGTATGCAACCGGTGCCGCAACACTTCTCGATCAGGCGGCTTTTGCGTTCTCTGCTTACAACGGTGGTCGCGGTTCAGTGTTGAGAGATCGACGCTTCTGCAAGACACAACCCGGATGTGATCCAAACGTTTGGTTTGGCAATGTTGAGAAGTACAGTTACAAGGCAAAGACCGCAGTCAAAGGGTATGGGAAAAGCTTCTTTGAAATCAACCGCGAGTACGTCAACAACATCGAAAACAAAATCGGACCTGTGTATAAACCTCACTTCAATAAGAGTTGACCATGCCTACCGCCTACCTGAAGAAACTCAACGAAACAACTGGCATTGCCCTCGACAAGCTTGAAGAGTATTGGGGCCGTGCAAAGAAGCTGGCGAAGAAAAACAAAGACGCTGTTGGTGAGAATTACTGGCGTTACACTATGGGCATTATGAAAAACATGGTGGGCGTCAGCGAGTCGAAAGACCATGCAAACTTTCCACAGTGGTGGCGTGACATGGATCGTGAAGCTCGCAAGAAGTATTTGACCGAGCATCCGAAGTCCCGCTTTGCCAAACGTCTCCGCAAGCTTGAGAAGTCTGGAACGGTCAAGAAGCAAAAAGCCGCTCACAAGAAACGTCAAGCAGAGTTGGAAGAGACGTTTAAGAATGTCGAATCTCCGGTCAAGTTGCCTGATCCCGAACCCGAACCCGAACCGGTTGGCAACGATGGACCTGATGATGACTTTGCAGACCAAGTTGATCCAGACGAAGTTGAAAAGGATGTAGAACCACAACCAGAGTTTGAAGGAAACGATGACCCTGATCCGAACTTCGCTGACCAAGTTGATCCAGACGAAGTCGAGCAAGAAAAACCAAAACCGGCACCGCGTAAGAAGACCACGCATTCTTTGAAGTCTGTTGCCAGCCGTCTTTGGAAGCGCGTACGTCAACGTACACTTGGAACACTGCGACACCACAAGCAAGGATTTCATGCGATAGAACGGTTCTTGACCGGCGGTGAGTTGTCAGAAGTAGAAATGGCCCGTGCAAAGCGCACTGCTGGACTGGCTGCTAAACTTGTTCTTGGTTCATTGATTGGTCTTGCGTTGTTCACTCCGCTCAGTGGGTTGGCTCAAGAACTTGGTTCTCACTACCTCAATATTCAAGCTGGTTCCTCTGAGTCTAGCGACATGTATTCTGAGTCTGCTGACACGGAAGATACTGCTGCAAAGTTTACCGACGGCTTCCATGCGTGGCTTGTCGAACAAGATATTCCGGCGCTTGCCAAACAACTCAAAGGAATGAAAAATGACGATTAAGCCTTACTCGGCGGTCCTGACGACTGCGAACAACATGGTCACAGAAGCGAAGAAGAAAGGCTTGAGTGCGTCGAAGCCGATTCGCATTTCCATCCTTGGTAGCAACACGCAAGTTGACTACCCACCAAAACGTGAAGTGATCATTTCATACGGTCAACCACCTATCTCAAAGTTTGATTTTGAACTTTGGGTCAATCCCCTAAACATGCAGACGTTTAGAAGCAACCCATATTCAGATTCGTGGGACTTGGTTCTGAACTACGATGACTTGTTTACCAACCCGGCATCAGCATCAGCAGGTGGAGGCTCAACTTCGTTGAGTCAGCCGGTCGATGCTGTTTCTGACCTCACATCGTTGAACACCACAAACATACCAGACAGGACGATGATTTACGTGGAAGCCGAAAAGGCGATCTACGCACTTGATTTACAAAGTACTGATCCAGTCTCTCCCGGTGTTTTAGCACCTGACGTTGGTCCGGGACGCTGGTATGTGATTTCCACGCAATCAGGAACTTTGGGCAATATCGACGGTGGCGTGTATTAAACCGTTACAACTAATTTACACCCGTGCATGACAGCATAATTATCTTTCCAATTTGGAGCTTTAAAATGACAAATCGCGTACAACTGCGTCGCAGTACAACCCCCGGCCTCGTACCGCTGCTCGCTGACCTGCTCGTCGGCGAAATGGCGTTGAACCTTTCCGACAAGAATGTGTTCTACCACAGCGGTTCGGAAGTCGTTCAACTCAATGCTGCCAAGAACATCGTTCAAAACAGCAGCAACCGCTTTGTTAGCGACGCGCAGATTTCAGCGTGGACTGCTGGCTACACTCTGCCAGTCGCAACTGCCTCAGTTCTCGGCGGTGTGAAGATTGGTGCAAACATCGACGTTGATGCAAACGGCGTCATCAGTCTGGAAATCGCATCGGCAACCAAGAACGGTATCCTGTCGTCTGCTGATTTCGCGGCTTTTGCTGCCAAGCAAGATGCACTCGGTTACGTTGCTGTCAACAAATCCGGCGACACGATGGGAGGTCTCCTGACTCTGTCAGGCGCACCGGTTGCTGGCAACGATGCAACGACCAAGAACTACGTTGACACTGCTGACGCTGTCAAGCTCGACAAGGCCGGTGGCACGATGTCTGGTCTGCTGGTTCTGTCTGCTGATCCGACGCAAGCCCTTGGCGCTTCGACCAAGCAATACGTTGACAACGCCGTCAATGCACTGTCTGGTGAGTACGCTGCTCCGGTTCAAGCACTGACCGACCTGTCGGCAATCAATTCGGCAACGATCCAAGACAAGCAAATGCGTCTTGTTGAAGATGCTGGCGCAATCTTCCGCTTCGACGTGCAAGCAACGATGGCTGCTGATGGTACCGACGTCATTGTTCCTGCTGACGCACCTGTCACCGGTCGTTGGGTGAAGATTCAATCTGCTACGCAATCTCACGAAGCGTTGAAGAACCTGCAAGGCGGCGCGAACGGCGATCACCTGCACTTGACGACTGCCGAAAAGAACGGTTACGACGATCACCTTGCATCGTACAAACTGCACTTGACTTCAGAACAGAACACACTGCTCGACGGCATCAACGCGTCGGCTTCTGAAATCAACTATCTGGTCGGCGTCACAAGCAGCGTTCAAACGCAAATCGACGGCAAGCAAGCAAATCTCGGTTACACTCCGGTCAACAAGGCTGGCGACACGATGCTTGGTGCACTGATGATGTCGCAAGACCCGGTCGCAGCGATGGAAGCGGTCACGCTCCAATTCCTGAAATCGTACGTCATCGACTGCGGTACGTACTAAGCTGTTCTGATCTGAATAGTGGGGGCCAAATGGTCTCCACCTTTTTCAGTTGTGGTCACTAAATAGTGATTCAAACCTAAATAGGCTCGACATGACAAACACAGTGTTCGTAAAACGGTCAAATGTACCGGGTAAGGCGCCAACAACAGAACAACTTCAAGCCGGTGGGTTGGCGATTAACACCGCAGACCGTAGACTCTTCTTTTCATCTGGCGACGTTGTCACCGCACTTGCAAACCTCAACGATCTAACGTGGGGAAATCTAGGATCAAAACCCACAACGCTTGATGGGTTTGGTATAACGGACGCGTACACAAAGTCGGTCATTGACGCGGCCTTGGCACTCAAAGCTGACAAGGCAACAACGCTGGCTGGCTATGGGATCACAGACGCGTACACCAAGACCGCCACCGACACGCTGCTGAACAGCAAGGTAAACACATCATTGGTCGGTGCGGCAAATGGTATCGTCCCACTAGACGGCTCCTCAAAAATTGCATCACAATACCTGCCAGCACTCGCAATCACCGACACTTACGTCGTGGCAAGTCAGGCCGCGATGCTGGCTTTGACTGCTGCTGAAGTTGGCGACATTGCTATCCGTACAGACCTGAGTAAGACCTTCATCTTGAGGGCTTCAGGTTATTCTGTTCTTGGAAACTGGCAAGAGTTGCAGACACCGACCGATCTAGTATCATCGGTCAATGGTCAAACAGGGTTGGTGACGATTTCAACAATCACCGGCAATGCTGGAACCGCGACCAAGCTGGAAACAGCACGCAACATCACTTTGAACGGAGTGACAACGGGTACTGGCGTATTTGACGGGTCTTCAGGCTTGACTATCACGACTGCGTTTGCTGCAAACCCAACGTTGCCGGGATCAGAAAAATTCACATGGCCGTCTGGAACTACAGCGCAACGTCCAGTTGCACCAGTCGACGGCGACGGAAGGTTGAATACGACCACAGGCGCTTATGAACTGTTCTACAACGGTTCTTGGTCAGGTATTCCAAAGACCACAGCCCAAGGGGTGGTCGCTGCCAGAAGGTCGACAACGTACGTAGTAAAGACTACGGCGACTGATCTGACGTTTGATCTGGTTGACATTACAACAGATGCAAACATTTGTAGTCTCAGTGGAACAAACACTGCACGGTTCGTAGCTGGACAGTCTGGCACTTACTTGTTCATGACGACCAACGCACTGATTGCGTCAAATGCAAGCTCTGTCATAACGTTCCGGTTCATGCTGAATGGGGTTGCCATACCTCAAGGTAGCGATCTTGCACGACCGGCATCTACCTCTTCACGCGACAACGTCACGAGCTATTGTGTCGTCAACATGGCCGCTGGAGATTACGTCTCTCTGCAAACTCTGTACACTGGTAGCGCGTCAACAATTCAAATCGGCTCGACTATGCTGATGCTGAAACTTGGCGGCGCACAAGGTGAACAAGGTCCGGCAGGTGTTCCGGGTGGTCAATCTTCTGTCTACTACTCTGCTGCCAATATGGACAACCCGACGAATGCAAATTGGGCGGTCAACCTGTTGGCACCTGCAACCGCCGATACTGCCAACGCCGCATTGACTGTACGAGCATTTGACGACACGGCAGAAGAAGGTGTTGGCATGACAGTCTACGTACCGCCAACAGCCACAAACGTAACTCTTACCGTAGTTGGTAAAGCGGCAACGGCACCGGCAACGGCAAAAGCAGCGATCTTGAAACTTTACTCGCGTGTTGTAGGAAACAACGTGGCGGTTGCTGCGTGGAGTGCTGGAACTGTTCTCAATGCGTTGACGATTCCAGCAAACGCGTTCTACCAAACGTTTACGCTTTCTGTTCCTTTGGCAACAGCGGGTCTTACGGCAGGTCTTACAGGGCAATTGGAAATAACACGTCTCGGCAGTAGCGCCTCTGACACTCTGGTTGGAGACTTCCATCTTCTCAACATGTCCGTGTCGTTCACATAACCATGAGCGTACTGTTCAACGGGGCGTGCTACCACCAGTACCCTGCGACCGGAATACCTTTGGCTCAAGCCGCAAAGACCGTCTGCTTCAAGTTGTTCTTGACGGATGCTGCTTCGATGCAAACGTTTTTCAACGCAGTCGATCCAACCCTAGGTATCGGGTATCAGGTGGGACTCAACACAAGCAACATGACTGTTTGGTCGTATGGTGGTGCGGCGTTGATTCAAACACCATCGCCCACGACCGGAGTCTGGATTCATTGCGCGTATGAGTTTGACGGAGCCACGCACACTTTCTTGTGGAATGGTGTGGTGGCGACTACTTCAACAACTACAACACAAATCGGTCAGCCTACATTGTGTCAAGTGGGCGGCAATCAATGGTCTGAGTATCCAAGATCAGCACAGATCGAAGACCTGCGCATTTACAACCGCGTGTTGTCCACAAACGAGTTGGTGACAATTGCCAACCGGAACGGTGATGACTATATTGTCGATGGTCTTGTTGCTTGGTGGCCAATGACTGAGTTGCAAACAGGAACGGTGATGGACAACGTTGCCGGATACATCAGAGAGCATTATGGTCTGACCTCGACGTTCGTCGGTGCTGCTCCATACCCGGTCGCACAAGACTCAGTGCGCTTCCAAAGGAGGCTCCGATGAGCATGCTTTTTGGAACCAACAACTACGTCTACGTTCCACGCAACGCTGGATTTGACTCGATCGCCGATTCTGTGACACTGATGGCATGGGTGAACTTTACTGCTCTTGTTAGCACCGGGATGATTATAAACCGGATGGTCGGTGCAGCGCCGGGGAATGAGTGGTGGTCGCTGGATGCAAATGGAACACCTGTTCTTCGTGCTCTAGTTGGTGATGCTTCTTCGGTGTCTGCTGCTCTGGCGACAACTGCACCGGCCTTGGCGATCAATACGTGGTACCATATGGCGATGACTTACGACGGAACTACGTTGCTTGCTATTCAGGATGCGGTTCAGGTCGGCTCTGCTGCTAGGACAATGACGTTCCCTGCTGACACGACTGGTGTTGTGGTTGGTGCAAATGCTCAACAGGCAAACGACACCGGGATCACTGAGTTCTTGAATGGGTACATTGAAGACCTGAGAGTGTATAAGCGTGCAGTCTCACTGAATGAGATTGTCACTATCCGAAGTTGTGAAGGGCGTGACAACATTACTGACAACCTTCTTTTCAGAATGGCGCTCAATGAGAAACCTGCTGGAACAGTAGCTTCGTTGGCCGGTAGCGTGAAAGATAGCGGACCTCTTGGTATGCACGGAACACCTTATGGAAGTTGCATGTATGGTCCTTCACCATTTGGATTACGTCGCATGACCAATGCGTTTTAACTAGGAGAACTTCGTGGCAAACGTATTAAATAAGATAACGATGGCCTATCTTCAATCTGTCAACACTCCAGACTACCCGGAAACAGATTGGGTTATAAACCCGAACATGAGTCTGGTCGAAGGCGTCCCGCCGTGCTATTGGGTTCTCGTTACTCAGCAGGTTGAGATTGGTACCGATCCAGAAACCCTATTGCCCATCTACGGTGAAGAGTACTTGGTCCGTGAAATGGCGGATGAGGAAAAGGCTGTGTACGACGCGGCTCATGTTTCAATCGTCAGCACCAACCGCCTTACCGACGGGACTCCAGCCTATATGTATCGCGGATTTTTGGTTAGCGTCAACACCGCGACACTGACTTTCTCTGTCAAGACTACTGGAGCTAAGAAGTTTATGGTTCCATTTGCTGCGACGGGAAACTCATACATGAGCGACCGCAACAGGCTGATTACAAACGTCTCAATGGTCGCTGGTTGCGACAACGAGTTGACGCTTGTGGCGTACATCGACGGTGCGGAAGCTGGCCGCTGGAATCTTTCTGCAACTAAGCGACGTGTTTCTGATCTTGAAATCGAACTCAAAGAGTGGCAAAACCTCAGCTTCGCAGTTGAGTCAGATGTTGACATCGTCAACCCGGTTATTTTGGTCGACACCGCTCACATGAACTAAGGGAGCATGAATAATGATTCGCAATTTGACAAACGTTGGTGGCACCGCTGTCAGGCTCAATGATCTGAACGGGTTGGTCATTGAGGCAGGTGCAACTGTCAACGGTCTTGCTTTTGAAGAAGCTATGTTGATAAACTCCGTAGACGTGGCGGTTGCCTTACTGAACGACACCTTGACCTTGAGCGACGGAACGGTGAGCTACGCCCGGATGGGTGCGATAAACTTCCTCAAAGGTCTGTCTGCTCAATACACGAAAGACGGAAAGCCAATCACAACCGTGTCCGACAGGCCGAAAGATTTTTATCGGCACTTCACTGGACGTGGGGATGACAAAGTTACCGGCAAGATTGGTGAAGGCCCAATGATTCACATGGTGGCCGCTGCTGGAGAGACCGCGACCATCGACGCACACTTCATTGATGATGTATATGTTCGTGATGGAGAGGTCAGCTACGTCAACGCTGGTTTTGACAGTCACCTGAATATTGAAGTGATCTGCCCTGCTGGTATCCCGTTCCCGTCACCGACGAAGACTGGAACGTTGGACCTAACTGCAACTGGTTTCGTTCCAAACCTGACTGGCACTGGTGCTTTCATGACTGCGCCGGTTGAAGTAAAGCTGTTCAGATTCCTCAACGCTTTTCACCTTGTAGGTAATGAGTCGAGCAAGGGAATCAACTCGCCTGAACCGTTCATGATGAACACTCCATACTTCTTGCGCTATACATTGACCGCAGACCCGGACATCATTGGCTCGTTGAAGGCTGCTGTGACAATGGGGATGTTCCGTAAAAAGACTGTGTAAGAATGGGGAATGACAATGACCGAAATCGAGACAAAGATTTTGCGTAGCATGACGGCTGATGACGCTTCTTTTCCGACAAGCGTCATTGCCAGCCAACGTGTTTTGCGTGAACTGAAGACAGGTGAAAACGTAAACGTGGAACGGTTGGTCAGCGGGGAACCATTGCTGGCTGCGAAAGTTTTACGGCTGGCAAACTCGGTGGCATTCAACAATGGACCACCGGTACGCAATTTATCATCGGCTGTCCTGAAGATTGGTACCAACAATGTTCAAACGTTGGCGCTCATCTTGGTTGTTGACCAGTTGAGGAAGACTCATAAGATTCCAGAGTGCAAAAAACTCTCTGACAAGCTGTGGTCTCATAGCGTATATGTAGCAGCTTTGTGCTACGTGATTGCTAGATCGCGTCGAAACGGTGTTGCAGACGAAGCGTTGCTTCTTGGGATCGTATACAACTTGGGACGTTTCTACACGTTGGCACACATCACGGAACCAACTCAGATAATTGAAATCGTCAACGCGTGCCACATTAAAGCACGGGAGTTGGTGTTTGAGAAGCTGAAGGTTGCAATGTTTTTGAACGATGCTTGTCGGAACGCTGACTTCCACATCAAAGGTAATGCTTTGAGTTTCGTTCTCGAAGACGCCTTGTATCTCGCAGCCGACAAAGACCCATGTTCACAACCGCCTGAGCCAAAAGAAATTTTAGACTTCTCAGTTAAGGAATACGCTGACGAAATCTATTCAGTAGTTTTATCACTTGAAACATAATAGGAGCAGCCGTAATGAGGTACGCAGACGTTCGTGACAGGTTGAAAGATGGGACCGTGGTGTTCTTTGAAGCAGTTTCACCACGGGCAAAGCTCATAAACGTATTTACAGGAGGTACAGTATCTCACTGTGGAATCGTTACGTGGATTACCGACAGTGTTGGACACCGGCGAGTCATGTTGATTGAAAGCACGAGCGGAGGTTGTCGCCTTGTGAATCTGAGTGCGTACCTCGGTCGAGACATGACGTTTATTGACGTCAACGGTTTTGATTGGGACACGGTCGAAGACTACGCACATGACAAGACTGGTCAGGAGCCTTATGGCTACTGGGACTTACTGTTCATTGGTGCCAAGAGCATCCTGATACGAATGGGTCTTGCTACACTGTCGACCAAGATCAAAGACTATCACGGTGAAGTTTGCAGTGAAATGGTTGCTGACGTGTTGTTGAAAGCCGACGTCTACCTGCCGAACAAAATGATTGATCCACAAAGTCTCATGGACTACCTCCGAGAGAACTACGCGAAAGAAGCGTTCAGGACTTCAGAGAAGTGAATTGCCAACGGAAAAGCCCCACCAACTCATTGCGAGGTTGGTGGGGCTTTTGTCGTTACAGCGTCGGCATCTTTGACATCACGTCAGCAAGAACGAAATCTTCTTGCGCTGCGTATACAGTGTCGTACCATTCCCAAACAAGGGAACGCCACTTGCGTAAGGCCAGTGCTTTCGTTTGGTATTCTGGCACCGCAGATTCATCGACATAGGTCATTGCTTCGTCGATGCTGTCAAACCCTTGGGCGACCGCAGTACTGTTGATGAGTTCTTTCGTGGCAGAGACCAGTTCGACAAACTTCATACCCAACGTTTGCGTAGGTGGTACGTAATCTGCAACCGGCCCAAAATCTCCAGCAACCGCACGTTGGAAGATGTCCTGACCGTGAGGTTCAGGGTCGTATGAAGTTGCGCAGAAAGGAACTACTCCAAGACCTTCAAAATCAACCATTGCGCTAAGAGCAGTTTTGCCAGCGTCGACCCACTGTAGGTTTGTAACATTGGTGTAGTTCATTATGCGATCCTCTGGAACAGGGTGAGTGTTGACGACGGTGAGTATGCTGGTGGATGTGCATAGCCAAGGCAGCGCCACGTTCCAGACAACGCTGCACCAGAATACTGGCAAACTCCGAAGCTATTGTATCCAAGACCGCTGTTGTTTGTGTTCAAACCAACTGCCTTCAGGTTCGCTCCAGAGCAAGTTCCTCCCGGTTGGGCCTCTGGATAGCCAGAACCACTAAACTCTGCGAAACAAAGACTACCGATAGCGTTGTAACCGACGTCGGCTGAACCTGATGGTCCTTGTGGTCCAGTTGCACCAGTTGCACCAGTTGCACCAGTTGCACCGACTGGACCTTGTGCACCAGTAGCACCAGCAGGTCCAGTTGCACCGGAACCGCTGGAAGGAAGTGCTACTGAAACTGTTGACCCGTCACCTTTGGTTGCCGTTAAGGTTGTTCCTGAAACTGACAGACCGGTGATAGCGGAGCCACTGCCGGAGCCTCCAACAGAACCAAGATCGACGGACTTTGAAGTACCGTCTGAAAAATCAATGATGAGAAACATAAGGACACTCCGTTAAAGTGTTGTGACATAAGTCGCAAGGTGCTGCGAATATGCCGGATCATAAGTGAAGTTGGCTGCGAAGTCGAAGTAGACTAGGTAACTCTCCAAATGAGTCAAACCTGTAAGAGTCACAACACCAGAACCAGAAGCATTCAAAGCTACCGGGCCTTCAAAGACAGTCGCGTTGTTCGAGTTGGCTTGGGCCTTGACTGCAACTGAACTGTTCGGTGGTCCAGCTAGGATGTTGATCTTCACTGACGTTGCGGTAATGTCAGCGTTGGCGATTGAGAGTCTTGGGATGTACGACGTACTTGAAGCTGCTGTGACAGTCAAAGCCTTGGTGACTGTGTTTCCAGAACTGTAATTCTTGGACGGATCAAACGTTACAACCACAGAGTAAGCACCTGCGGCAACACCCGGACTTGAGGTTCCTGATCCAGCGCCGTTTGCATTGACCGTGAAAGTTGAACTGGCCTTCACAACGCCGAGGCTATCTTTCAAGGATACAGAAACGGTCGATGAAGGTGGAGCGCCAGTCACATTTACGACCAAGCTTCCTGCTGAAGTGATTGAATCTGCTCCAAGGGTTACTGACGGCACGTACGACACTGCGCCACCGCTGTTTCCGGCAATATCAGTGGCGCTCAGTCGAAAACCTGTGACTGTAACACCACTACCACCCCCACCTGAAGATACATCGAACGCCACTTGCGAAGCATCGTTAAAGGTTACCGTTACTTTCGATCCGACTACCGCGATGTCGACGGCAAGCTTACCATCAATCATCTTCGGATGAATCTTACTTATGCCACCCATGTTGTTACTCCTGTGATTGTTTGCTCAGAGCATCTGAGTAGTGTGCTTCACATTTTCGACACACCGCGCATTCCTTATTGCATGACAAAACATCTTGCCAGTACTGTCCAGAAAGGTGCGATGGGCGTAAATCGTCTTGAGCACTGACGTTGCAAATCTCTGACAGTTTCCTATCAGCGCCGTCAACGTAATGCTGCATCATGTATTTTATCTGTGAAGTGTTGAGGTTGCGTCCTGCTATTTTGATGCGGTTGATAAACTTGTAATGCTGTTCGAGGATCGGCTTGGTCAAGAACTGGCTGGTCAAAAACATCCACCTAGCGTTCTTCATCAAGGCCGTGCATCCAATGACGTGAATGTTGTTGTGACCGGCCTTCAGATCACTGATAGAAATTTCTACATCACCGCTGTTCTTGTAGACACACGCGTTGACACAGCCCTCGTTCACCATCAAAATTAGTTTATCGCTGAGACCATTCTTTGCCGCGAAGTGATGCAACTTCTTCGGATTGCGGTTCAGGTCACGTTGAAGAACCACGCTCTCAAGACCTTCCATGCCATACATCATCAAGTACATGTCAAGCTCTTGCAAGCTGTTGTGGCTGTTCGTGCTCAACGATATTTGAAAAGTCTCCGCACGAAGCTTTGGAACGATTGACACGTCGGCAACCGTGACTGAAACGACTTGATACCTCTCACGGTAGTAGTGCAGCTTCTTGACGATCTTCTTCCACGACTCTGGGTTGTGAAAGTCGGCGCTATAGATGTTGTTGAGCAGGATTTTGACCGGCACATCACAGTAAGTCATAATCATCTGCAACGCGTTTTCCCATTTCAAGACTGCCTCTAGGTCGCGCACGCCACCTCCATAGATGTAGTTTGGGGCACGAATCCCCCACACATCAATATCAGTGTCGACGTGGCCAAGAGGAAAGTACAAGCATGCGATATGCTCCTTGTACTTCCGTACTAGGTCAATGAAACCACTGAGCGTCCGTTCATTTTGGTGCACGTGGTTTGGAATAGGAACTTCAATCTTTATGTTGTGTTGTGTCATAGCCGCTCCGGTCACAGCCAAGCTAGGCTGGTGATTGAAACGTTCTTGGTTGCGAAGAACGACATTGGGTACGCCTTGTCGGTGTCCGAGATACGAAGCTCAGAGTGCGTGCTGCGGAACATGATCTGCGTCTCAGCCTCGTTGTTTTCATCGAGAACGACTGTTGCGTCCTTGATAACACAGTTGAGACCTGCCACAAGCTTGATCGTCTTCTTGCCAATGTGTTCAGCCTTCGGCGGGAACGGGTACCTGACCTTCATCTTCTTGGCAATGTCAGCCTCGGCAACACCGACCGCTTCACTGAAAGCGTTGGACGTAAACCAAGACTCGCCGTCATCGAACGAGACTTGCGGGAACATTGTTTCATCGACATACAGAATGTTGTCCTGAATACGGAAGAACGTCATCTGGTCGGGGAAAGCTCGGACGTACTCTGTACGCTGTTGCCGGTCAGAAAGGCCAAGCATCTTAATACCACCGTCCAAATTCTTCCAGCAAACATCACCGTCAAAGAACCCGTAGGCAAACGCCTGAAACTTACCGCCAACAACCAACACCGCATCCAACTTCTGTTGTGCTATGTCTTCAAATGCCTCTGTCCAGTAGTCACGGCGCACAAATCCAAGACACTCTGCAATCATTTCAAGCAGCAACGTCAAGTAGTTTACGCGGTAGCTGGTACGAACCGGAATCAAGAACGATTCAAGCTGCTGATCTTCTGGAGTGATTGAAACCTTGAACAATGCTTCTTCAAGATTGATCGTTCCGGTGGAGGCCGCGAGACGTGCGTAGACAGTGCGGTCAGGATAGTCTTCAAACACCCAATCAAAAACTTTTTGCAATTCCATGTCAAGATCGGAAAGCTCGGCAACGAAGATTGGATCATCCTTAAACTTATCCATAAACGTTCCAGTCTTGCCAAACTTGAATAGTCGGCAGAACGGAAACGCGTCAAGAACTTTTCCAGTGACGTGGTTCAGCACCCAGTCGAAGCTCAGGCCGTGTCGCAAGCACTGGTAGAAGTGCTTGATGTTTGTTTCAGCTTCAACGTCGTCAACGTCGAGACCTAAAACTGATAGGGTTGTCTTAGCCTTCGGCAAAACTGTTTCCCACGAGTCCAGAATCGTGGCAGCTTCCCAAATGTTTGTCATCAACTGAGTCTTGCTGCCACCAGTGGACGCGTCGATTGCGCCCATCGAGTAGCAGTTGTCAATGATTGGAGACGGTGTAATCATAAACATTCAAGTTTTCCTCTCTTGTGTTGCGTACTTATGCCAAATGTCAGCTTCGATAGGGTCGAAGTATTTCATGGTTGCCATATCAACTGTGACAACTGCTTCGGCCATGCTACCAGCCACTTCTCGAATGTCAACCAGAGGAACTGACAATTTGCTGTACCAGTTTGCTTCAACATTGTCGATTATAGTTTTGGGTTCACTTCCTTGAACCGGAAGACCGGTAACAATGTCCAACTCTGCACTTTCAGAGTACTCGACAATGCGTACTTGATACTTGTCATTCTCAGATTGCAAAATCCCCTTACGCGTTGGTAGGAATGGGTACTTCCCGCGTATTTCAAAGTACTGCCCTTCCGTCAGCAGATGCTTACGAAGGTCAAGGTCATCTACAGAATATATGAACCCAATGTGCGCACTGAACCCCGGTAAAAACTTTCCCCAACTTTGACCAACGTAATGGTTGACAGTGCTTTGGTCGAATTTAACGTTGCCGTTGAACTCACCAAGGTGCACATTCTCAAAAACTTCCTGAGTGTCGCTATTCTTTGAGGTTACCACCAACGTATTGTTACTCTTATCGTAGTCGACCGACATTGAATAGGACTCAAAGGTAAGAACCGCGCAATTTAATCTCATGCTTAACATCCCCACTGTCCATCTGTTGATGATGAAATAAGCGTGGCCTTGATGTTGCCAGCCGCTGTCATGCTTATACGAACTGTTACGTAGATATTGTTGTCATTCCCATTACAGCACCCTTTTCTCCAAGAAGCTGTCACGTTGAAATACTCAACATCCTTACCGGAATCGCTCATAGTTCCGAGAACTGCCGTCCCTGTAAAGGTTGGGTTGTCGCCGCAATATGTCGTGTATGACGTGACTGAATACGTGACCGATCCAGTACTACCGTTTCTACTTAGGTAGACTCTCAGCGGTGTCAGTGATTGATACGGACCACCCAACGAGAAGTCGTAATTGGTTGACAGTGCTCCACCAGTATTCGGGAACCTGACTACCGGAGACCAGCCGCAATCAACACTGTTGGCTTCTATCAGTTGGTTGTAGGTCGCACCAGCGCCATTTTCCAGCACGCCCCACTTATCAAGTCCAACGCAGTACGTTGAGTTTACCGTTCCTGAAGGCTTGTAGATTGCAATCTCGTTGTTTGTAGTATCATTCGACGTGTTTCCAGACGCGTCTCTTGACGTTGCAACAACGTTGTAGCTATTTCCGTAAGCGAGAATGTTACCCGTATCCTTGCCAAGGTCCAAACTCCAATTATCGCCAACCGCAGTCAATGGGGCCGATGAGCACGGACGACTTACAAGAAGCTCACCAACGGCTGATCCAACCTTAATGGTTGTTGTACCGTTGATATTGTAGGACCACCCGTTGACAACAACAACAAAACCACCGGCTGAATCTGCCGAAGCATAGGTACCATTTATCACCGGATGCGTCGTGTTGTAAATCTTGGCCGTCACAACTGGAGTAGCAGGAGGTCTCGTATCTAGACCAGCCGTAATAGTTATTTCATTCACCCCCTTATCAATAAGAGGTGTACCAGTACCGACATCGACTGAAACTTCAACGTCGTAGTATCCCGGACTGAGAACAACAGGCGTAGAGGCGAGCACCAACGTCCACTCGTTGTCGATTGCTGTCAGGGCGCTCGAAGAGCCTAGAACAAACGTTGTCCCGGCGACCTTGACAGACAGGGACTTGGCATCTGCCTTGGGATAAGTACCAACGATAACCGGACGTTGGTCGGTCGTGATCTGCGTCGCTACAGTCGGCAGTGCTGTTGCAACATCCCCACCACACCCTAATGTGGATGACGGCTCGAACCCAGTCCAGCAACAAGACTTGAATAGATCGTCGTTCGACACCATCGGAATAACAGAGTGCGTAATAGGGTCGACTGCAATTGCCGGATACATTGTGTAACTAACCGGAATTTCAATCTTCTTAATCAGCATTTCCGCAGGGAAGTATGAATAACCAATTGTTCCACTTAGCATCTTGATGACTACGTCACAGTTTCCCGTGTTGGCGTTGAAGTTGTCGACAACAACACCGAATGCTAGACCAGCAGTGTAGCCAGCGATTGCCGGATAGTTCCCACCAGTCGCCCCACCTTGCACAGCAACCAACCACTTCGGCCACACTGCGTCTGACCTACCGCTAGGATCGAAACCCGCCCAACCCGAAAGCGGAACCTTGTTGTAGTACATGCACTTGGTGATGTCAGCGTCGCTGTATTTCCACTGAGCGTAGAGACGTGCAAAGTACTGGACGTACCCCGGAGCACCGCCACCATCAACCAGCACCATATACTCAGTATTGTATGCCGTCACTGTGTATGGACGTTTCCATTTCACAGTGTAAGTCTGACCATTAAACCCATTAACAATTACATGGGTGAATGTTCTTGATTGTGTGTTGTCATCATCTATTGCAACCACCGAAGACGTATGAATCGTCGTATTGCTTGCTGTAAAACCTGCTGGCAGTACAGAATTGCTGTTCGACCACATCATGTCGAAGAAGTTTGTCAGCAGTGGAACACCGGCATAGGTTACCCCCGTCAGCGCATTTGGGTAGTTGATGTAGATACCTGTTGAGTACGAAATCATTGGGATGCTCTCACGAGCAACTGCTGAGTACGACATTGCCCCAAGCTGAATGTTGTCAATGAAGTACTTGACCCCTTGCTCGTACGTATGAATCGTAAACGTGTTTGAGCCAAGCTCTGCCTTCAGGAAGAGTTCAAGATACTTGTACACGTTGAAGGTCATTTTCGCACCCAACGTCGCACCAGTACCAATGCCAGCATAGGACGCGGTTGGTAGCACTGACATCGTCAGGTTCTTGGTTACTGGTTGCAAGCCGTATTTCTCAGCTAAGGCTGCGTCGTTTGCAGAACCGTTGTTGAAGTCTTGCTTCATCGAACCTGTCAACAGCGCAAGAAGCTTCGTCATCGGGCAAGCAAGCATGTTGCGAAGATCAGTTGTCAAATTAGGCCAGCCAACATACGGTCCATGTCGCGGCATGTACTTCGTGTTTGCGTCCTCACGAAGCATAAGTCGAGTAAGAGGAGGTCCACTAATGAAGGACACGGTGATCAGCGGGTGAGTGTAGTAACCTGCCGGAGCGGGTGTTCCAAACTTCACTGTTTCAATATAGTTTTCGTCTTGAACCGAATATACCGGCTTGTACTGCAAAACGGAAGACAGAAAGACCAGAGTGTTTTCTTTGCGTGAAACCTTATTTTCAAGAAGGTAGCTGTTGGTAGAGTCTATCTCGTTGAAGTCGACAAACACTTCGGTTCGCCAACCCGGATGACCCGTTGTCTTGAAGTACCAAAGTTCCGCTTGCTCACCAGCAACAACACCTTGCAATATAAGTTGGTTGGTGGCGTCAACGTAGAATGAACCCTTGTGCTGATACGCACCGCCAATAACCAAGATAACGCTGTCAAGTGCACCGACGGGGTTGACAGCGTATGAAAGGCTCGACGTGGTCGTAAAGTCAAAAACCTCGCATTGAGCAGCAGTTCCGGCGTCTTCGACGTCAGTGAAGCAGATGAAGTCTACTGAAACTCCAAATGGTATTGGTTGCGAAAGGACGATCTGAACCGTAGCAGCATCGTAACTGTACGTCCGGGGGTCTTGGAAAGAACCACCTGCAATCATCACAATATTGTTTTTGCGCGGAACTTCAAAGACAGAAAACACCGTCTGAGACCCGTCTGATACATATGCTGAGATTTTGGGGACGAGTTTGTTCGGCGGACCAAACCGACCAGCGGGGTCCGCCCAAATGGGGCCGGTGTTGACACCGGTTGCTGATGAAGTGACTTGTGTGTCTTTGACTTCAAAGACGGACACATCAAGGTTTGCAACTCCGTTTGTCCATAACGGCTGCTTTATCAGCTTTAGACCAGCATCGGAGACGCTAAACTCTGAAGTTGAGTAGTTCTTACCGTCAACGTAAACAACTACGCGGTCTTGGCGAATTCCGGCGAAATCAATTGGAATCTGGAACTCTGAACCTTGTACAGCTTGAACGTTGAAACGCTTGAAGTCCGTAGATGAAACTTCGTCTTCATAGGTTGCAAACATACTAAAGACTAGGTCTCCAGCACTGGGAGCGTTCAAAAACACGATTGAAGTGTCGTCGAACGCATACTTTGTTTTCGATATGTAGATATTGTTGTGGAACAGCGAAACCCAAGCACCATCATCAGGGACGATTGGCATGTAGAATCGTGTCGTCTGACCATCAGGCTGAAATGCAGTGTCGTACTTGACAAGCAAGCCGCCGACTTGTGAGTCTTCAGGAACGAAAGCTTGGACTTCGACGGCTGTACCGACTGGTGCTCCAGAAACAACAATCTTGTTACCTGCAACTAAAAACTCGTTCATGTTCAGACAACGGCCACCCATAAAGACGTAGGTGGTTTCTTTAGTCGCCCCAACCAAAGAGGCGTTGACTAAAGCCTTGCCGGAGTCAAGGACTCCAGCGACAAACTTGGCAACATACTTCTGCTTCGTGTTCGCTTGGACGGTGCGCTTCCAGCTATTGATTCCGACACCGAGCATCATGTACTCAGGAATGTCGGCACGTGATGGCAACTGGTCTTTCAGGTTTCTCCAGATTGCAAACACTGACGTGACGCCCAGTTTTAGCCAAGGCTTGTCAATAACCGTAAACGTGTCTGTCTTCTTGTCGTAGGTCAGCTTTCGACTGACGCCAGCGCCAGCGCCGGAAACAATCTGTGCAACAACTACTTCACCATCGTTGAGCCAGAACCCGCCAGTCTTCGGGCTAACAACAAACGACGACAGGCTTCCGATAGAATCAGCCGCGCCCTTGTAGACGCGATTGTATCCAAGGAAAGCCCAGTGCAACCCGCCGGGACCGCTCTTAACGGCCAGACCTGCTGACGATGCGTGTTCGTAATCGTTCAGACTTTCGTCAAGAACTGCAACAGTGTTCTGCGGAGACTGCTGAGGAGAAACCAACGTCCGAACGAATGGAGTGCTCGGCAGACTGTTGTTCTGAGAGATAACCACGTTGATGAGGTCACCAAGCCTGTTTGCTACAACCAAGACGTAGAGTTTAACTGCGTACTCATTCGTCTTGACGTATTCTGGATCGAGCTTGCCGACCGCGAACAGTTCTCCAGTCTCAAGATAGATTCCGACTTCGCGCAACGTCCAGAACCCTGAAGGCGGGTATGAAACAGGGATCGTCAGTGTCAGACGGATCACCGACGTATCGACAGCTTCAATAGAAGTAACTTCGGCACTGTAGACAGGGTTGCCAAGTAAATCGGTGGCAAGAATCAAGTCAAGATCAGTGAGACCAGAAATGTCTTGTTCACTGACTTTGAAACTCCCCAAGTTAACTAGAAAGCCACCTTCATCGGCTCTAGTAATTGCAGCTAGACCTATGTTTGTTACTGATAACATGTCATGTCCCTATGAATAAAAGGCGTCAAATACTTATGGCAAAAGACGGCCACCAGCGCAAAGCAAGCTGTACTCTCTATCTGGCGTAAGCATTTTGGCACCGAACGCAATGTCGCAACGTACTTCGGCTGAAAATTCCATGCGGTCGACAACCAGAGTCACCGGGTCTTGTTGATAGAACAAATCAATCATACGTTTGTAAAGCGATTGACCTGCTTTCAACTGAAGACCAACCAACGTCAAGAACCCCATCGCCAAGATCACGTGCGTCGTCTTAAACCACCGACCGCCATCATCAATCATCGCACCTTTTGGTGTGGTGTAGAAGTTTACGTAATCCTTCGAGTATAAGTACTCAACTTTACAGTTACCATTGACTGCCATGCTGATGAACTTAGTGAAGTCTTCTGTTCCGTTTGTGTCTGGATACAGGCCAAGCTGCGTCACCAAGCTGGTAAATTTGTCGACACTCCAATTCAACACGTCTTGTGTCAAATCAAACCCCAACATACGGCAAGCGTCGGCCAAGATCGTCTGGTCAGCGCCCGGAGGTAAGTATCGAACCAACTCAAGTTGCCGAATCGGGTCGTCGACATTGGCTTGGATGACTTGGTCGAATGCCACAGCCAAGTCATGCCAGACCTGCTTGTCTTTCAACCGCGAAGTTGTTATGTCCAGCAACTCCGCTTCAGCAATTGTCGGAGAAACGGTATCGACCATCAATTACTCCCGTCGCTATAGATCGAACGTTCGCTGTACTTGCTGCTGATAAGCAAGCTGTCAAGAACAATGAAGTGGTTCAAGTCATTCGGTACCAAGTCAGCCGATTCCAAGCTGTAGGTAGTTAGTTTGCACTTGTCAACGTCAACGTAGTCAACGCCTTCAACCATCGCGGCACGAACCACGTCCGATACTGGAATGCGTCGTCCCAAGGTGTCGCTCTGTCTATTAAACAGAGCTTGCACTTTCGCCTCGGCGACTGGAACAACGCTTGATGAAACATACTGTTGCTTGAGTGCCAGCGTCAACTCAACAACAGCGTTCTGCACCGTCGGGTTTATCGTGACGATATTTACGGCAGCATGACGCTTCTTCTTCATGTAAAGCAGAAACTCGTTCCACTCAGAAGTTGTCAGCGCGGTGACGCTTGTATCAATCGGCAGCAAACAAACACGAAGCTGGTTCATCCAGCGTAAGTCGTACGGTGCAATATCACGTTGAGCACTGATCGAGGCACTGATGATTCCGGGGTAGTCAAGTGATACTGCACGATAGTCAGCGTCAGTCACACCGCGATTACGCGCCTTGAAAATCAACGGGGCCATGAATCGGTAGTAGCTGGACGGCTTTTGGTCAGCGCCTCCTGATATGACTGACGTTGTCACGCCAGAGACCCAAGCAAGTTGTGCAGAAGCCACTTGCAGGTTTGTTAGGCCGTTGTTTGCCGCTGAACCGCCGGTCACTGCGTACGTAAACTTGATGACGTTGCCCAACGTCGGGATCGCGCCGGTCAATCCATCGCCAAAGGTGATGATCGTGTCGCCAAGTCCAGACGTGCTGTCGTAGTACACGTTCTCGTTCGGACCTGCTGTCCACATGCCTTCTGACGTTAGTCCCCAAGTGACCACCGAGTTGTTGTCGACATTTATTACCTGAACGCGTACATCAACGTCAGAGATATTGAATGAGGACTCTGCTAGGTAGACTTCCTTGAACGGTGCTCCGTCAGACAGGATTGTTTCTTGCTTGATGGTTCCTTCGTATAGTCGAACACCGTTACGAAGCAAACTTATTCGTGTCGCGGTCGTGAGACCGAGGAACGATGTTTCAGAATCAACTAGTTGGAACAAGTCATCGCCAACATTACCTCCGACGTACACAACGTTCTTCAGCTTGCCGTTGTCTGGACCGGAGTTTACCAGAAGGACAAACGTATCTTGGTGGCTCAACTTAGAAACGTTGATCGCGCTCAGGTCCAGTCTCAGGCTTCGAGTGTCGACAACTTCTTTTGATGTTCCGTAGAACAAACGTTCACTGGCCTTAGTCGACCCTTGAGCAAACATGAGTGGGTTGCGATTGAAGAAGTCTTTACCGTTGACCGAAAACACCGTGTATGGGGCGATAGCTATTGATGACGCCGTATCAATTCGTGACAGAGCAACGTCAACTCCGGCTGGATACTTCCGGTGAATGCGCACGCCCAACATTCTGGTGATAGCGTAGATGGAACTGTCGCGTGCTGCCGTGGTCAGTGTTGTCTCACGAGCCGCGCCTTCAATTGCAAACTGGTTAAAGGTGCCGACTGCCGCCATCATTTCCATCAGCGTTTCGCCGGTGGAAGATGTTTGCAAGTCGGTCCAAGTTCCGCTTGCGTTTAGGTACAGTTGCAATTGCATCAGAAGAGATTCAAAGTCAGGTTTTGTCTGACTAAGTTTCAGGGGCGCTGTGATACTCATGTCTGCTCCTAGCTACCACTCGAAAGGTTGAATTTGTAACTCACCATCTTATCCCCAAGTTTCGGGATTCGATAACTCATATCGACGTAGTATTGTTGGTTTATGTAGTCTGGAACAACTGTGACAACGATTTCGGTGATTCGTTTTTCCCAAGCGTAAGCTGCTTCGCGCAAATCATCCCCAATCATACTTGCAGTTACTTCGTCGATTGGGCTGAAGAGAAGTTCCATCAACGTGTTACCAAACTGTCGACGGAACACCCGGCTAAATTTGGGAGTGGCGAAGATTGTCTCAAGGCTTCTCTTGATAGAGTCTTCGTTGTAGATCAACTCGTAAGGGCTTGTGGACAACACATCGCAATTGACGTCCGAAAACACTATTCGTTGTGGAATCTCAAGTACTGGTTTTACTGCCATGACGATCACCCATTAACAAAGACGTCACCACTCCCTGTATTCATTGACGATCCGCATGCGACTGCGTCGCCAATTCTACATTTGGGGATTCCGTTGACAAAAACATTTGGACTGCCGCTGGCCGCAACGCTTGCATGGCATGGGTACGGTTTATCAGTGCAGCAGTGAACGGCCCACCCGTCTCCAACGCGGTGACTACCACGACTATTCACAAACACGTTTGGACTTGCGCTGATATTGTTACGCGGGGGCCAACATCCGTGACCAGCACACAAATCGCCTAGTCTATGAGCCGCTGGCATCATAATCTCCCCGCATCACCGGACGCTAAAAGTCTGTAGACTGTCTTGTAGGACAGAAAACCCAAGTGATCACGCAAGTCCCCAAGAGAGTCAAAGATTTCGTTCATATACTCAACCTTCTGGCATTTGGTGGCTGCAACCTTCTGTGCAGAGCTAGACTTTCCAGTAACACGGATTGCCCCACTACGCATCAACCGTTCAACAGCTTCTCGCTTCAACCCAGTCTCACGAATCATACCCTGTTTGCTTGAATACACAACGCCTTGATACTTCAAAGTGTAAGCACCGCTTCCAACGTCGTACGAACCTCGCTCACGCCTAGTTGCAACTGCACGTTTTAAGTCGGATGGTTTGTGGCGTTTGGCGTAGAACGGATTGTCTGCACCTGCAAGACCTTTCAGAGAGTTTATACGGGCAATCTCTTTTTTCGACTTACCCAGTCTCCAATCCCCACCGACGGGTGCTCCACACTCCCCACCAGCAGTTGCGTTGTACCCGAAACCACGCTTGTCTGACTTGTGACGCTTGATAGACAGAATCTCATATTCGAGTGCTTCTGCTTTTGTGTCAAACTTTCGTAGCACACGGACTTTGAAATTCTCAATCCCGTACTTGCGAAGAGCGTGGCAAAGGGGGCGAATGTGCCCTGCGTTTGCATCACGCATGTGTGCACGAAGACGCCGGGCCATCGTCATTGACGTGTAGCCGACATACTTCTTCCCTGACGGTGATGTCAGGAGATACACGCTAAAAACTTTGGCCGCTGGCATGACCGTTCTCCTAGTCAGTGTAAGCGTTTATCTCGTACTTTCCACTCGGCATTTTGTGCCATTGAAGGTGCAAGAACTTTCCAAGAGGTTTACCGCTGCGCAACTCAGAAAGTTCAATCGAACACCTTCCATCTGCGCCAGTCAAGAAACCTTCCCACGGAAACCCATCCTCATCAACAGGTGCAAGACCTGAATGCTGTGCCAGCGCAAAGATTTCCTTGAGCGGTATGTGCTGGTAGTAGGTCTTGCATATATCAACCAGACCGGATTTCAAGCCGCTGTAGTTTGCCGCGCTGTTGCTAATCAAAATTTTCATAAATCCTCCAAGGACTCAAATTAGCGTTAGGCTATGGCAACGCCACCAACTCCGGGACTGTTCTTCAATAGCAAGATTCCAGAGACGTACTTGTTGTTCGTGGAAACACGAGTCTTAAAGTTTGTCGTGCTCAACGCTTGCGAGTTGTAGGCAACGTGAATCCAAGGACGTGATCCACCATATTCAAGAATCACTTCACTGAACGGCAGGTTATCTTTGATCCAAACTGCACGGTTGTAGTACTCTGTGTCAGTGATGCCGCCCCATTGCAAGTCAGTCGCACTTCCTTTGACGTGCCAACTCGTTGCTGAACCTTGCGCTACGGGGCGGAAGCCGCTTGTCACCATTGGCATGCCGTACTTTGCAGCAATCGGGTCGAGAAGGTTGAGAGCGTGCTGCTTCAGGTTGCATACGATCTGAGCGGCTGTCAGACCAGCTTGTGCCGTGACTGATGCGCGTTGAAGTTGTGCCGCTGTCGACAACTGACCAAGTGTGAAGTATTTGCTTAACTGTAAGCTAGAGCTAAACGTTGTCTGACCTTCAAACTCTGAGCAGTCTTGTGGGACAGCGACCAATGCGTTCGGCGTCTTTGTATCTTGCTGAGAAGCGACTGGATTGTTTTGAATATCAGGATCGAGACCTTGTGATCGCATAGCGGCTGCCTGTTCTGCTGTTGGTGGTGTTGTTTGCCCTTCCATCAACATTGTTGAAATGTCTGAAGGTGCTGCAAGACTACTAAAGCCTTCGCCGGGTGCACCGCCGGGAATGCCGGGCCACTCAGTGAACACGTGGTCTGCCGCGTCTGCTGCTGTTGGCGCAGCACCGGGATCGCCGCTACCCATGCCTGAGTTTTCGTCAATGCGTGGCGCTTCAAGAACTATATTCGCACCGGACTCAAGGAAGTTTGTCCCGCCAGAAAAGCGTTGACTCTGACCGCCACTACTCTCTTTGATCGTACCGTCAACTCGTTGCTGGAAGTTGCCATTGATGTTTCGGCCTTCGTTTCCGTTAACCAAGTGCGTTTCATTTCCGGTTATGTGTTCGTCGTAGTTGCCGTCGATCTTGCGCTTCAGGTTGCCGACTATGTGCTCATCAACATTTCCAAGCACGTGACGTCGAACGTTGCCGCGAATCAACTCGTCAACGTTGCCTGTGATTTCCAACTCGACATTTCCGTCGATGTAGATTTTCACATCCCCCGGATTGCGAAGGTAGGCAACGTTGTCTTCGGTATCAACCACCAACATCGCTTTGTTCTGAAACCTGACGACCGCACGATTTGGGTAGTGGTACAGACACTCTTCCATGCGAGTCTGTTCATCAACGTGGAAACCACAATACATCGGGAACAGCGCCTTCCCTTGCTGGAAGCGCAACCAGATTTTCGTATTCACCTTCGGAACATGAAACACGCCAGAGGTAGGCGAGCCACCGTCAACGTGATCCCAATCTGGAATTGCCCAAGGCAGAGCGTCATCAGAGATACCGTCTTGAATACCGACGATACGAGCACGGACCCGACCAAGCTTCTTTGGGTCGTTGTTGTTCACAACCATTGACTCGTACCACTTGAGCGGGTCGAGTCCCTGCTTCTCAGCTAAGTCAGAGCCGGGGTTTATCATGGTCAAGCCTCAAAGCGTTGGATCATGTTTGTTAGTGGTCGCAGTGCAGAATCCAACGTACTCACAGCCGTCGGCGTTGCAAACGCGTTTGTTGGGAGTAGGTTTGCACTTGTCGAGTTTGTTCTCAGACTTTCCTGCTGCAAGAACGCATGTAGTTGTGAGTCTGTCATGCTACGCGTCTGCATCAACGTATCTAACCGAGTCGGAAGGTTTGTTTGTTGAATCGCAGTGGGCATTTTCTGACCTTGCATGCACAGGACTGAAGAGTTCCACTGGTTTGAAACATGCTCAGACGTCACCATAACCAAGTTCTTCGTCTGGTTCGCTGCTTCAGCCAACGCCATAGCATCCGATACCTCGCGCAAGTCAATTGGTATCGCACTGACCGCCGCATCAAGCACCGAGCCAACGCGCGAGTATTGAGCCAAATGCAATATCTGCTGACCTATAGCAGGTAGAACACCAGCCGCCTGAGACAACGTTGTGATACGCATCGCTTGTGGTAGTGACGAAATCGCTGGAATAAGTTGCCCCGTTGAATCTCCAATCAATTGGCTTATGCCGGACAAGCTGTTCAAGTGTGCAAGCATTTGAAGTGACGAATTGGCTAAACCTCCAATAGCGTCTGTGATACCAAGTCCAGAACTGATAGCGTTGGAAAGTTCTGCTGCGGCAGAACCTACTTGAGATACAGTCCGGTTTGCTAAACCTTGTAGTGATTCTAGTGTGTGGAAGCTGTCAGCAACCACACCGTTGAGACTTGCGATATTCTTAATGCCGGGAAGCTGCGATGCAAGAGACGTTCCCATTGAATTGCGATTGATACTGATGTCAGGAATCATCGAACGTTCACTTGCAACGTTGCCCGGACCTTGTAGTTGTGCTTGGCCTTCCATAGTGAGACTCATCCTTGCAAGTTCGAGACGTTCTGCGTAGTGAATACCGCTGCGAATAACAAGTGTTTTCCCAACGACCAGATAAATGTCGGTGTTTCTCACCGGAGCATTTAGATCGGCATCGGCTTGTCGGTAGACGACAACATCATACAACTGAACTTCGGTTACCTCTGTCACCAACAATGACATCTTCTCGGTGAACAACGCGAGGATTTTCATATTCTGGTAGACTGCGTCTTGAAACTGCTCATGCGTGTTGCCACAATCAATCGGCGCGTAGTCATAACGCGACTTCTTAATCATGTCTGCCACTTCTTTGTTGAGCGCGAGGTACGAACCCGGTGTCTTGACTGCGAGTGACGTGATCTGCTTGGGCTTTCCATCGAGGCTGTTGTGAACGCGTGTCGAACCGTAGTTCATTGCACTCGCCATGAATCCGGCAGTGCTCTTATCATGTGCTTCCTTGACCAAGTACGTCTTTTTGTGAGACTCGTTGGAGTTGTATCGAGCGTTGTGCGTAAACACAAACTGAATCTTCGCCTCCGGTGTGTTTATCACGTCAATCAAGTTGCGATAACGAATCTCACCGTAGCTGGTGACAGTAGCCGACATACCGCTATGCTGGTCCATCCAACCGTGACGAACAGTTTCCGACAAGAACGTCTGACGATTCTTGCAGATGTTGAGCCACGTTGATTGCCTATCATTCATCTGGCGACCGTTGTACTCTTGGGGGCCAGAAAACGTCATGTCACAGCGACTAGCCAATTGCTTCAGCACCGCATCTGTCGTCCCCTCGTAGCTTTCTTGAACTGAGGCAGAGACAAACTTCGGTGAATTGAGTATTGCGACAAACTTCACTGTCGGGTTGAGGGCGTTGTTTGCACGGATCGGTCCGAACACTCGGTACTTGCGATACCCAACTCGGTTGTCTTTCATTGACCTTGCGATCAAGATTTCAACCTTGTTGCCTTCAGACAAAGTATGCGACGAGGCCAGTAAGCTTTTCGGGTCTGCTAGGTCCAGAGACATAGTCGGGCAGAGAACACCATTGCCCTCGCACAACGTAATGTTTTGCAAACCAGCGTACTCAACTTCTTGGTCGTCAATCTTCAGCGAAACAAATACGTCGTCCTGTATAGTTAGCATGGCTGTTCTCAGATCACTACAATGTTGTTCTGACCGGTGCTGTTCTGAACAACAAGTGTTTGGTTGGTTATCGCGGTGATTGCCCCGAGGTCTGGAATCTTCAACGTCAACCCCTCGACAATATCGCGGAACCGGCAAATGCCGTTGTACGTCAGGATGTGCCACCAAAAGTCTTCTGACCCATACTCACGCAACGAGATAAGGTCAGCAGCGCCACGCTCTTCCTGCGTGACCTCGTGGTTTCTAAACTGCTTGATCTTCAAAACCTCCGGGACGATCTTGTCAAGCAATGGATCAATACCGTACTTGTCAGTCACGACCGCGTACGCCCTGAAGAATTTATTATTCCAATCGGGGCTATACATAAAAACCACCTTTTTTGCACTTACTAATTTCTTTAGGACTTACGATAAAGGAGCATGTCATGAAAACCCCCAAGACAATAGAGTTTATTAAGAAGGCGCGGTTGGTTCACGGTAACAGGTACGTGTATAAAGACGTTGACTATGCGACGGCGTTGGTTAAAATTACAATCATCTGCCGAAAGCACGGACCATTTCAAATGTCACCAAACATGCACCTTGGAGGTCAAAACTGTCAAACGTGCTCTCAAATCGCAAGAAACGAGAGTCGTCAAGATACGACGGAAAGCTTTGTGCGGAAAGCGATCAAAAAACACAAAGACTTATACACCTACGACCGCGTCAGGTATAAAAATTCACAAACTGACGTCTTGATTGGGTGCAGGGTCCACGGGCTGTTTAAGCAACGTCCTGTAAACCATTTAAACGGTCAAGGGTGTTCAAAATGTTGCTATGAAGGTCGTGGAACACGTAGACAAAAAGGACTTGACCATTTCATATTGCGTGCGTCGGAAGTGCATGGGTCAACGTACGATTACTCGGAAGTTAAATACGACAAGTGTGACAAGGACGTTGTTATCAGATGCAAGACGCATGGAACTTTCAAGCAAAAGCCTATGAACCACTACAAGGGTCAAGGTTGTCCGCTCTGTGCAGAACGTCTGAGATATTCAAAGATTGCAATAGAGTGGATTGAGTACGAGACTAAACGTAGACGGTTGAAAAATGTAATGCACGCTGAAAACGGTGGTGAGTTTTGCATACCCGGAACTAAGTACAAAGCAGACGGGTTTCACAAGGCTTCAAACACTGTCTTTGAATTCTACGGTGACTGCTACCACGGAAATCTTGAACGGTATAGGCCAATGTCTAAGCCAAACCCATTCTCCAATAAAACTGCAAAACAACTGTACCATGAAACCGTGAGGCGTGAAAACGAGCTTCGGTCTCTTGGGTATATTGTCGTATCAATTTGGGAACGTGACTACAACTCAATGAAGAAGTGATACATGATTAGCCGCCTTCGCTGTCACGATCCCTCTTATCAAAGAGTGCATCAATGTCTTTGGTTGTGAAGCAAGTGAAATAACTCTTCACGTCGATTGTCACTTTCGCTTTATGCGGTGTTCCAGAAGCACCCATGATATTGTCGAACTGAATATCAACACGATCAACGATGCAGTTGTAAAGCGAGAGAAACGTACCTATGTGAAGGCTGATCCGACGGCCACCCATCAACTGATTTGCTATCGTTGGTCCCGGAGCTTTTAAAACCATGCTCATACCAAAGAGACCTTCTTCCGACGGGGCAACTAGCTTCAATAGGTTTCGACACCGTTCTTTGATTTCGCGCTCTGCGTTACGAACTGCTATGAATGTGAACGGAATCGAGAATCCGATAGGATCAGATGATTGCCATACCTGTGCAGAAGTTGCACGAGTACGTGCGGCAAGACCAGTCAGTTCGGAAAGCTTCTCAATCGCGCCACCGCCTTTAACGCCCCGGAGTGCGTCCTGCAAAACGTTTGCGTACGGTGCATTCCACTGGCTCGCCATTGAAAGCGAAAACGATTCATCAACAGACGTCGACACACTGAAAGGTGCACCACCGTTAACGTTTTTATCACCAGAGACGCGAAGGGTGATAATGTATTGCGGGGCGACACCATAGTCAAGCGCGTATTGTTCATCTGACGGAACTGGCGGTCCTGAAGCGTCACTTAAAATAGGAACATTTGCCATAACTGTTTGCCTACACGTGGCCCAAATTTATAAGCACCAGTCCAAGGTCGTTGATAACGACTGGGATGCTTGAAAGGTCGGGTTGGTTGTTCGATGCTTGCTGCTTGTCGGACGTAGGAGCGGCGGTCGGTGCAGGTGCCTGTTTCATATCTTCGGCGTTTGCAACAACTACTTTCTTCGACTCTTCAGCAGCGGCAGTGCTTACTTTCGGGAATGCTTCTTTTCTCGTGCTCAGTACTTCAGGTGCGGTCGTGGCAACTTGCGTAGGCAACTGAGTTGTCGTTGTAGATGATGGAGTAACTGGCTGTGGCTTCGACGAGTCAGCCTTCGCTAGTTCAACAGGCTTCTTCACAGCATCAACTTGAGTTGGGTTTGCAGCGTACTTGTTTGCAGCGGCCAACTTCTTGTCGGCAACTTCCTTCAAGTAACCTTTGTTGATGTTGTTACCTTCACCAGCGATTGCCTGTGTCGTTGCTCGGCTTGCTTCATCAAGGCTCATATCGTTCAACGCTTTGCCACTCTTGCGTGCAACGTTTTCAGTGCGGTCCTTGGTGTATGCGACCGCAAGCTTCGCGGAAACCTCTGGATCATTTGCAAGTTCTGGATTCTTCACCAGCCTGTCATCACCGTAAATCTGTTGGCTGTACTTGGCGTAGTTGTCTTTTCCAGTCAGTTGAATATGACCGCGACCACGGAAATCGTACCCACCCATGTCGCCATACATCTTGTCGCCAAACGCTTTCGGGTCTTGCTTCAACGCCGTCAACTCGTCGTCAGACATACCCTTCGTCTTGGACTTGAAGATTCCACGAATACGCTCGTTGCTTGAACCAGCGTAGTTCATGTTTTCGGACTTTGCATTGAACCCACTCTCGACCGCAATGTTTCCCATCAGAGCAGCTTGAGCGTTCTTGCTCATGCCTGACTTTTCCATTTCAGCAACGAGTGCTTTCTTCTGCGTTTCCGTATCAGCGTTGTACGTTCCTTTGATGTCACCAGCCGCTTGCTTGACTGATGCTCCAATATCACCCATACCACGTTTTGCAGTACGCGTACCTTGGTCGATTACACCTGCAACGCCGCGTTCTTGGTACCCTTTCTGAACTGCACCGACTGTCGCGCTTGCGGTATCACCAACAGCGGTCGCAACGTTGCGAACGCCGGACCCAACACTTGATGCGACGTTGCCGACCTTCTCAACGCCTTGATTGAGCGCGGCTTTAGCACTGCTCCAAGCACCTGAGAACATACCACCGAGGTTGCTGATACCTTTCTCAAGGTTGTCACCAAACTCTGCGACTCCGGTCTTAACGCTCGTGCCGAAAGCTTCAGCACCTTTTTGAATTCGATCACCAACTTCTTCAAGCTTCGGACCGAAATCATTCTTCAAGGCATCACGTGCATCTTTGCTGAACGGCGACAACACAGCAGCCATTGTCGTACCGAGCGCAGTGTCGATACCAGTACCGTCGAGAAGACCACCTTTCTCACCAGCGTCTTCACGCCTGTCTGCAAGTATTCTATCTGTCCAACTGTTGCCGCTATCGTTCCACAGTGACGATGGATCAAGTGTTTGAGCAATATCAGTTGCAGCACCACCAGCACGGAGAGCAAGAAACTTCGCCATGCTTCCCATAGAGCCGTCGCCAAGATCAGACGTATCAGTTCCAAAACGTCTTGCGTAACGGTCTGTCGAATCTTCTTTACTTCCTTCGGTGACTGCACCAACCGCTGCAAGTGGTGCGGCAATGTGTCCGAGGAAACGTCCAGCGGTTCCCAACATTGGAGTGGCACGTGTCATCAAACCGCCACCGGCTTCAGCGACTTTACTCAGCAGACCACCACCGGCTTCAGCCGCTTTACTGAACAAACCACCACCAGCACGCATTGCTGTTGCGCCAACTTCACCGATAGTTCCAATTGCACGTCCACCAGCACCGAGTGCAGAACGACCAAGACCGGCAGCGCGACTAAGCAGACCACCGGACTCTGAAGCACCTAGAACATTGCGACCAGCACCCAACACTCGTGAACCGAAGCCAGAAACCGTTTCGCCAATTGATCCAAGCGCACGTCCAACACGACCAAACCTCCCTGCCTTACCTAGACCGGGAGGTTTCTGTGGACCAATCTTTGCAGCTTCTTTTGCAGCTTTACGGCCTTGCTTCCAGTCTTTGAAATCCTTCCACGCTTCACGCGCATCCATCACGTCATCAACGATTGACGACTTTGCGTTTTGGAATGCTTGACGCGCTTTGGCAACGTGTGAAAGTTTCTTCTCGCCAGTACCGCTTTGGCCGTCACGCTTTGAATACGTGTCGTCTTTACTGTTTGGCGGAGGGGCAGTCTGCTTGACCAACGTCTTGTTGAGTTCCGTCATCAGCTTCAACTGCTTTGCAATTTCTGCAAGATGGACGTTTGTTTGCTTCGCCGACCCTTGATTCAACTCGCTAATACGCTGGAACGAAGTCACTGTCGCACGAATACCACTTTTGACAGAGTCCTTCAGAGAACCAATGCCACCAACAACTGAACGCGTTTGCTTTTCTGCCTCAGCACCACGCTTTCCGGTCAGGTCAGCAGTGTTGCCAGTGTTTGCCGCCAACGCTTCAAGAAGTTCTTGCGGACTTGATTGGTCTGCTTCCTGTTTTTCGCGGACGGATTTCAAATAATCTGCTAGTGACATAATGTTCTCTCGGAGTGGCTAACCAGTACGTCTATCAATACATCTTGACCATGTTGCCTTTACGGGCGGCAGCAGTGTTGGCGTCTTCTCGGTCTTTTTTGTACTTGGAATAGAAGTACAGGAGTTTCAAGCTTGGCATGGAGTCATCAGATTGCAACCCACGATACTTCAGTAGGTCATACTCCATGTCAAGCAAGTCCTCCTCCGAGGCTATTGGAAAAAACTTAACGCATTCAGCTTCAGCTTTGTCGTGTGTTCAACACGGCAGCGGTTGCAGAAGAATGTAACTTCCTCGTCAATACCGTGGATGGTCTTACGGTTAATGTCGAGTGCTTCGCCAATCAAATTGGGGTTTGCTTCCGCCGCAGCAAGTTTTTCGGCCCACGTGTTACCGGCAATCCACTGGACCGCAGGTGCAATGTACGCCATTTCAGGATCAGCCAGTGCAGCAGCGCGATCTTCATAAATGTTCATACGTGGGAAGTCGAAACCTTCGGGCAATGAGAAGTTCTCGTCAAGAGAAAGAATTCGTGTGTCGGTGTCGTGTAGGACGCTCGTGTTTTCCGTGTTGCATTCCGAGGCGTCGTACTGTTCTTGAAGTTGTTCGACAGTGGGCCACTTGTCTTGCGAATACAGAAGCGGTTGCTTCGTTTCCTTGTGGACAAAGTATGGCTGGTGGCATTTCCATTCAGTGATGTATGGAGACTTCGGCATGCTCTTGAGACGTAGCCAAAGCATTACGTAGTAAAAATCACCAATCGTCAGACGCTCGACTGGGTAGGAGATAACGTTGTCAACTGCGCGGAGCAGGTGAGACATTTCTCCAAGTTGTGCAGCGACCGACAGCATCTTGTACTCGGCAAGTTTGAATGGCCGAATATAAAACGTAGCCATGTCCAGATACGGAATACCTTGCGATGGCAACACGCCAAGGTCGTGGAACGTCGCATCTTGCGCGATCTGTTGTAGCTTCTCGGTATCACATTTCATGTCATGTCCTTTTATTTAAGAAACTTGATTTTCATCGAGTCGACGCTGAAGTTTTGATTGAACGTAATACGTTCGCTACCCTCAGACGTTAGACTCAGTTGACCAGTGTCAGCCGGCCAACAACCACTGTAGGTGAGTTCAATCACTTCGTCACCTTTGGAGTCAAGCATTACAACAACCCAATCTTCCTTGAAGTCTTCTGGAAGGTTGTACAACGAAGTTGAAAAGTCCTTTACCTGCTGTTTCCAATTCCAGATATATTTCAGCGCGTTGCCATTACCGTCACCGTAAAACACCACGTTGAAAGCTGAAGTGTCGTGGAATTCAGGGAAGTAGTTGTAACCACCACCCATAAACACTCCAGTTGCTTTGACGTTGCTGAATGGTATTTCAAAGCTTTCAACATAGTTGGGCGTTACACCGTAGGCTTGGCCGCGAGGTACGTCCCGAACAATCCACCTAAACGCGAGTAGAGGATCGGGGCGTCGAAGCAGCATGCCAAGTTGAGTCATTTCAGACGCCACGATTTTTCCTCTCGCCGTTAGGTAGTGTAGCCGCCGGTCTTGTCGTAGTAGTCAAACTTGAACCCGATGCTGTGGGTAATCAAGTTGCTGCTGCTACCATCGAACGATGTTTCAGGAAGTGACGACGGCCAGATGTTGTACAACGTGTAGATCAACGCTGCATCACCCTTGTTGTCAAAGATTGACAGGACGGCGTTCGTTGCATAACCAGTGGCAGCACCATCACCCTTGAACGCACCGTGCTGAGTTTGTGTGCCGCGAATCATTTCGGCCCACTTCTCGAAGATGCGGATAATACCGCCGCGAACGTTTTCCACGTACGTGACGTTGAGGTCGTGGTTGAAGGTCTTGTTACCGGCGTAAACAACGCTGTGGCCAAAGAGGGCCACTGCTACTTCATTTACAGTTTCGCCCGGCTTCGTTGCTTGCTGGCATTGGATCAACAGTGGCTCAGATGCGCCGCTGTCGTTTGGTACTTGCGGAAATTCCAGAGTGAAGTGGTCAGACACCATCGGGTCTTTGATGACGCTCAGGATTTTCCCTAATTGGGGCTTGGGCATAACAGATACTCCTAGAACATTGAATGGTGACGAGTTCAGAACGTCGTCGGTTGTAGTACTGCACGATTCAGGGCCATCAAACCAGTTTGCAGATCAGTAGCACCAATGTTTACCCAACGTTGGTCGAGTTCTTTTGTATGCCGCATGTCTGTAATAAGAGTGCCAAGTTCTGCACTCTTTTTTGCAATTTCTGCGAGGAAATCAACGTCTGGTGGCCTAACAGGAATGATTCGACTTGTATTCATTAGGCACCCGTTACGCGAACCCCAGTCTTGTTGATGATTGCATTGAAGTAAATACGCTTCGCTGGCAACGTCGGATCACACCAGAGGTCGACGATCATGTCACCGGCGGCAATCGTATCAGGCAAGTTGTTCGTGTCGTCACAGATAGCATCAAACGCGTACAAACCTTCTCCATCCTTGATCTGCTGCAAGAACTTGCGGCAATTCATTTGGATGCGGCTGCGCAACAGTTGGTCATTAGGGTCAAAGACACTGTAGAGCAACGAGTTTGCAATCGTCTTTTCAATCACGATCATCAAGCGACGCACGTTGATGTTGCTCAACGCACTTGGCATGACCTGAAGTGTATCAGCACCCCAAACCTTGATGCCAGCACCTTCAATGACACGGATTGCATTGACTTGTGAGTCGTACAGTGCATCGCGCATACCTTGATCGTAGACCTTGCGAACACCGGCCACCACCAAGTCACCGCGAATCATACCAGCCGGTGCAAACCATTGACGGAAGTCACGGTCAGTACGAGCATAGCAAGCCGCGATCATGCCGCTCACCGGAGTGTAGAGGCGAATGTCGTTGTACTTGTCAGCAACGTACACGTCAGGCGTATACAACGCTGAGTACGAACTGTCAAGATGCAGAGTATCGCGTCGGAAACTGATCACGTCTTGCAACGCTTGCATGTCGCTCGGGGCATCGAGAATTGCGATGCAGTCCATACGTGCTTGGCACAGGTCATCCAGCGCCATTTGGAACGATGGGTCTGTGATGCCGCTGTTGATAAACATGCTAACCTGAATGGCTTCAGGGTCTTGGTAAAGATCAAGGGCGTTTATGAAATCCGACGTCGTCGCGCGAGTACCGTCAACACCACCAACCAGTTGGATACCGGGAAGACTTGCGTTTCCACCGGTCAGCAACGTGTTGACCAACTGCGCTTTCGGGTTTGCAACAAACTCGGCGTTGTCTTCGTTCTGCACGATACGGATGTAACCGGATTTGCGGTTGATCTGCTCGGCAACGTTTAGCTGCACACCAAACCCGTCAACAACATGATCGAGGCTGCAATACCATGACTCGACCGGAAGCGCGATGCTCTGCACGAACACTTGGATCGTGAAGAAGCCGACGCCGCGACGCGGATCAGTATTCGGAATCACACGAATGCACAGGTCACTGTTCCACGCGCCGGGGTTGATCGCGTGGACAGCAAACAGGCCGTTTGCTTCAAAAGCAATGTCATCAGGTGACGCAACACCGGACGCGAACGAAGACGAAACGTTTAGCGTGTGTGCTGCATTGCGGCTGACTTTACACCCACCAAGCAAAGCACCCGGTGCGACCCGCGTGACATACAATTGGTTGCCTTCTGTCAGGAAAGCGAGTGCGCTGTAACCCAACCAGCTTAAAGACGCGTCAGGCTTGCCAAACAAGTTGACGTAGTCGCTTTCTGACGTCACCAACGTTGCTTTTCCAACTGGACCTCGACGTGCTTCGCCGATCACCACACCAATGGTGGCCAAAGACATTTGCGGCCTTTGGCTAAAATCGTTTTCAGTCACGTAGACGCCCGGACTTGTACCAGTGATACTCATAACTGCTCTCCTTAACTCCAAAGATACTGAAGGCGAATACGATCAACGCCATCTGGTGGTGAAATTATTACACTTCCTGTCTCACCGTTGTTAATAAAAAGACCTCTGCACTTCAAGGTGATTGACGTTGCGGCACCTGAAATGTCAACTACGAAGTCCTCTAAGCTACTCAACATCAAAACTGATTTTGTTGGGGGGATGTGCAGCGGACTCAACGCCGTTATGGTCACGTCGCCTTGGTTGAATACGCTGTCTGTAGGAATCGGTGCAGCTACGGAGCCTTTCAGGATGACAGACCGTGTAAGCAGGTCTGCCAACTGTACTTTGAATTCCGTGACTACAGTTTTGTCATAGGGAAGATGTTTCGGTGTGCTCATGTGGCAACTCCACTTCAAATGGCTGTTCGTCATTGATCGTAATGCTCATGAGTGGTCCGCGTCCGTTGACTGCGCTTACGTCACGGAAGAAACCAATCTGTGCGTGCATAACGAATTGTACATTCACGTCACTAGCTCCGGGTGTTTGAGGACTCTGCTCTTCTTGAATGTTGACCGTCGCATCCGTCGGAATCTCCATGCGGACTGCAAACGTAAACATATCGCCAACATCAATCTGAAACGTGAGGCCGTCTGTAACACTCAGAATCACGAGTGATTGCGCCATGTTGAGTAAGCGTTTTTGATCGCTGTCAACGTAGTGGAATTCGAGTCCCAACGTGATCGGGAACAGGTAACCCTTCTTACTTGTTGCTCTGTCAACTGATGGAAGACGCACGCCGTGCTTACGAACTGCGTAGTTGTTCTGCTGGTCTTTCATACCGGACAGTGCTTGCAGCAGGAAATACGAATATGGGAATTCCATCTTCTGCTTTTCACGTGCGCGCCGGACCATTTCCTGCTTGGTTGTTTCCGACAGTGAGAAGATGACGCTCTTAATGTCCAGTTCCCGTTCAAGCACAACACGCACTCCATGTAGCGCCATGTACAACATGTTCTCTTTTGCAAGCTCGGACAATAAGGACATAGACTCTCCCAAAGTAAAAAGCCCCGCCCTTCTTTGCAAAAAGGCAGGGCTTTGTGTTTTGCTTGATAGATCAGTCTTTCATTACAACTGGAGACTTCACTTCAGTGTTCTTGATCCTGACGCTGGAGAACGAGACAGGAACGAGTTCTTGGCCGGGGTAATCGGGATCGAGACCGAGGTCTTGATGTTCATCCTCATCACCATCTTCGTCGTCTTCGTCATCACCTTCATATGCGGTGTCTTCAGACGCCAGTGCTTGCATGCTTGCCGAAAGGATTTTTCCGATTTGGAACAGTGACGTTGTCTTACGGCGCGTAATGCTTGATACCGAAATCGTGTCGGGTTCGCCACCGTCTTCAGTACCCCAATCATCTTCGCCAGAGCTTGTTGAATCAACTGCTTGGTCACGACCGGGCGTTGCTGCAAGTTCTGCATCAGGGCCGGTTTCACTAACCTTGCCGTCCTTCGGATCGTTTTCGACGTCTGTTTGTTCAACGTCAGCTTCTTCACCGTCTTCAACCAGACCGTCTTTGGTCACGGCGTTAGCATCGGGATTAACTTCGCCGTCGAGACGAATCTCTCCGGGTTCAGTTGTCAGTTCAGCGATCAATGCGTCAGCGCCCTCTGCACCACTTGCTTGTGCAAACAGAACACCAGCGTCTTCGTATTGCTTTGCCTTGAATGCGGTCATTGCAAGGGCTAGAAACTTTTTCGCGCTCATGTTTGTACTCCGTGTTAGATTTCTCAGATAAGACTACACACGTACATCGTATACTCTTATGTGAGAAAGACCGCCACCAATCGAAACTGGTGGCGGCCATTCAACATCACACCGATGCAACGATGTTTAGTACAAGCTTAGATACGCTTGCCCTTGGAGACCGAACGCGGGTTCGCAAGAACCATCGAGATCACTTCGGACAGCAGCCAGCCGCGTGACGTGTTGCCGGAATCAGCACCAGTCGTCGGTTCGCTACGAACACCGCCACGGTCACTGAAGCAGCCGTGATGTTCCGGTGTCGACACAACGTAGATTTCGCCGCGATTCAGAACCTTCTGGTTCGGTTGGCGGAAGCCGTCCGTCAGCAGGGTCAGGCCGACCAGCGTACCGAGTTGACCGTTCATGACCAAGTCGTACTTGGTGACGGGGTCAAGGAACGAAGCGAAGTCGTTGTTGCCGACAATGTCTGACCAGAAGTCATTGGAAATCAGCGCGGTGGTGGCCGGGAGATTCCAGTCGGTGATGCCTTGGCGAATTGTTGCGAGGATTTGCGGTGTCAGTTGACCACCGATGTAGTTCAGCGGATTCACGACGCCGACGGTCATGTCAGCGGCTTGTTTCCACAGCTTGTCTTCAGCAACCATGACGCTGTCGAGACCCTGATTGTACAGGTTGTCAAGAACGTCGCCGCCGACTTGTTCCATTTCCAGACGGTCAACACGCAGGTTCGCCACGACTTCAAATTCAGCCGGGTAGAATTGCTTGTTGCGGATCATCTGGTATTGGACGTTGGCCGGGCCGGTTGCAACAACCGACATTGCATCCCACATCGGAACGTTGACGCGCGGCAGTTCGCCTTGCTTCAGGTTTTGACCGAGCATGATGCGACGCAGGAAACCTTCGCGGTTGCGTTGTTCCTGAATCTGCACGGCCAGATCAGCACCGAGGCTGGACCACTTGGCCGGATCAGCGTAAGCAGCGACAACAACTTCGCGACGTTCTTGAGCGAGTTGCTGTGACTGTTCGGCTGACAGAGATTGTTGGACGATTGCGCCTGACGACATCGAATCAAACATCGTCGTGATGGCACGAATCAGTTCTTTCTTGTCGTTGGCGTTGAACTCGCCGTTGGATTCTGACAGAAGGCGCAGGTTGGAACCGGGCGCACGAAGGTCAGTGATAGGTGCGCCCGAAGCAAGGACTACTTGAGCGGCGGCATAAGGGTTCTTCATAACTCAAACTCCTGATTATCTGTGTGAAAAATTGCTGATTAACCGACGTTCAGTTCGAGAACGAGGAACGGGTTGCCTGAGTTCGGGCTGTTCTTGACAACAACACCGACGAGGCCGGTGGCTGCGTCAGCAGGAACGAAAACGCCGCCGTCTTTCAGTTTTGCGTAGGTGGCAGTCGACCAGTCAGCCGAAGCATCGAAGAACGACGTACCAACTTCACCTTGCTTGACACAAGCGAGAGTGCCGAGTGCATTTGCGGCCAGACCACCGTAAGGCGCGTCACCGATGATGGTGCGTGCTTCGGCAACCGACAGCGCGTACATGTATTGGAACACAACCTTGTGACCAACAGTAGCGGCGTTCAGTGCGTACTCGTTACCGGTGATTTGAACTTCACCAGCGGCGGGTGCAGCAACAACGATGTCTTGCTTGACGCCGTCGACCGTGACCAGAAGTTGGCCGGTGATCGGAGTGCGTGTCAGCTTGCCGGTAGCTGAAGCGGAAACAACACCTTCTTCAACAATCGGGTAAAACGCCGGAGGCATGTTACGGGCCATTGCAATACCGGCGAAACGACCACCAGCCTTGCCGATTTGGATTTTGGTTTCGCCGTCGACCTTGATGAAGGTCATTGCGACGCCCTCTTCTTGAATGGCTACGCCGGGAGCGAGATTCTCGAAGAGTGACTTGTACAGACGAGTATTACGAAGTTGCAGCATGGTTTAAACTCCTAAAAAATTGCTCTTACCGAATGCGACGGCCGAGAGATTGTACAGCACGTTTTTGATCTGGACCAGCAACTACTGTTGCGGCTGGTGCCGGTTGGGCTGACGATGTCGAAGTGCCAAGTGTTTCAAGGCGGGATTCGATACTGTCATCTTGAGCAGCACCACTAATTGCTTGGTACGTAGTGCCTAGAACTGCTTTTGCCAAACTCTCTTGCACTTCCTTCGGCTTTGAAGCAATATCTGAAGCCTGTGCAAAGAGTGCTTTGTGGTACGCGTCGGAATGATTCTTGAACGTCGCGTCAATCAAAGCTTCCGGTGAACGAATACCGGCGCTGTTCATTGAAGCCCACAAAGATGCCTTAATCGGGTTTTCAACACCAGTGAAGAAACCGCGATTGATACCGATTGCAGCCGTTGCCAAGGCAGCCATGAAGCTTTCCTTGAACTCTGCTTGATCGGCAGAAATGCTTGTGCGTTGTGATTCAACTTCTTTGTCAACCATGCGACGCACTTCGGCGGATACCGAAACTTTGTGCTTGATCGGCGTGAAGCCAAGTTCGTTCAACGACTTCTTGATACCGGCAACCTTGGCAGTGGCCAGAACTGCTTGACCAAACTTCGGCGTGTCAAAGATGTCGGCGTTCTTGCCAGCACTTGACTTGCTTGCCATTGCAACCGGAACGCCCTTGAAGTATGCGGTCCATGCAGCCTTGCCAGCAACACTTGACGAGTATGAAACGTCCAGATCGGCAGAGTCGGATTCTTCACCAACATCAGCGTCAGCGTCGAGTTCTTCAGTGTCTTCTTCCAGCACGTTGCCGGAATCTTCATCGGTCAAACTCAGCGTGTTGTCATCTTCGCCCATGCCGTCACCCTCGTCAGATTCAGGTTCTTCAACTGAAGAGTGGCAAGCCGGGCATTCCGTGATTTCTTGCGTCGACACGATGTGCGCAGCGCAGTCACTTGAAGCGCAAAGCATGTAGTGTGCGTCGATGTTGCCTGACGACAGTGATGTTTGCGGAAGATGTTCACGCATCAGTTGCGTTGCTTTGCTGAGTGAGTCGGCGGCGATTACAACTTCACCGTCATCGTCGTCCATTTCGGGAAGCGGCTCTTCATCTTCAGCATCACCGGCGTCATCACCAGCTTCGTCACTTTCGCCTTCGGCGTCAGCGTCATCACCAGCGGAGTCGTCACCAGCGTCATCACCAGCTTCTTCATCGTCAGCAGCATCGTCACCCTCTTCAGAGTCACCAGCAACATCTTCGTCACCGGCGTCTTCTTCAGCGCCAGCTTCTTCGTCGTCACCTTCATCAGCCGAATCAGACTCTTCGTCGCCGAGGCCGTCGTCTTCGTCAATGTCGCCGTCGTCTTCACCGAGGTCATCGCTGTCATCATCAGAGTCGTCGCCAGATTCGGCTTCAAACTCGTCACCGGTTTCGGCGCTGTCTTCAGGACCGTCGACCAAGTCTTCGTCATCTTCCGACGCGTCAGACAAACTCGATGTGCAGTTGGGGCAGAACTTCACCAATGTTTCGCTGTCGAAGACAACGTGGGTTCCGCAACCGGACGTGCAAACCAAATGATTCACTTCAACGTCGCCGCTGGAGTTCGATTGGAACTCAAGCTTCGCGCAAAGTGCCGCATCTGTTTCAAGGTCCATGTTACCGGACATGGGATTGAACATCCCGTCGGCAGAACTGGCATGGGTAACGAAAGCGATGTCACGCTCACCGTCAACCTGTACGGCGGCACCTTTACCCATAGCAAGCAAACGATAATTGTTCACTGCCGAAGCTTTGGTGCGACCAACAGCCAGAATACCGTGAAACTTTGTCTTTTTAGACATAAATCAGGCTCCTGTTTGTTGAACATATATTGTGCTGCTACAACGGAATCAAATTATGGTGTGCAGAATGCTTTTACATCCGTCACTTCAAAGATGATTCTATCTTTTGTAAGACGTCCGGTCTTGCAACCAACGTCTTTAAACCGGGATGTAATGGGTGCGGCCACTTACCTTTCGCCGTCCACACAAACCCTTGTGTCTCCCAGTTAAGCGTCGGCACAAACTCGTCATCCACAACAGCAAGATAATTGTGGTATTTAAAACCTGACGGGTGTGCAAACACATACAAAGGAATCAAATCAAAGTGACCTGAGTAACCGGCCTCTTCTACAACTTCACGAATCACACCTTGCTTCGGTGTTTCACCGGGATCAATTGCACCGCCCCATGTTCCCCAAGTGTGAGGTTCAAGAACGTGCTCACTGCGATGTGCAATTAACAAACGACGTGTAGCACGTGCTAGAAATAAGCAACCTGCTGCTTGTCGTCCCCAAAATCCTGTTTCTTCCAACGCGACGCCATGCTCGTTGTCCGAATTTGACATACTTATCGTAATTCTCATGGTGCGCAACTCCGGTCTTACAAGAGATTAAATTAGATCGTGCAACTTTTTACGACAGTGCACAAATCGCCAATTTCACTTCTTTGTCAAAATGTCGACAGCGTCAGTGATATGACTATGTCGCCGTTTCTCAGGTTCAAGCAATACACGACGTGCAACATTAACCGGGACACCACGTGTGATTAAGAAGTAGTAGGCTTTCAAATAGCCGCCAACTTCGCACATGATAATTCCCTATTCGACCAACTCGAACATTTCGATATTGACGCGCCGATCTTCTTCGCTCTCGACAAATCCGTCTTCAGTGTTCACAGCAATCTCCATCAAACTCTTGTCCGTCTTCGGTCATTGTCACGCGCAGAAGCCCGACGTTCGCGCTCTTTGACGCGCCGATTCCGACGAACGGTTGAACGCATGAACAGCCAGATTGCACCAAACACGGCAAGTGCAAGTGTGCCAAATATCATGCACAACACAGGCATTGGTGCACACTGCTCATCGTCAAACGTCTTGATGAAACCCTCGAATCCAAACATTGAGTACCAAGGGTATTTCAAATCACTCGGCGGGACATAGTGCGTCAACGCATTTGTTGTGCGGTCGTAGTGGAGAACATGTGGCATGCACCAATGTGTCGATTTACGAAATTGAATGTATCCACCTTGTTCGTTCCACTTATCCAGTGCGTAGTAAAGGCATTGTATTTTCACTAGCTTTCGACTCCGGTTCCTGTTTAGCATCGCCAACCCAAGCAACGACTGTGCGACGTTGTTCAGGGTGGTCAAGCACGCGCTTTGCAGTTTCACGGTTGATGTTGTGCTTTAGCAGGAAGGCAAATGCAGAATTGTAATCTTGCTCACGCAAAATACGCAGACCTGATTCTACAATGAACCAACTCCAGTGGTCTGAGCGTTGGTCATTACGCTGAAGTTGGCTGTCCATAAACAGTGGCTCAGAATGAACGAGCGTCGTAAACCGTTGGGCCGATTGCGCTAACAAACGCAGGTGTGTTGACACTTGAGCATTCAAACCCGATCCCATCTTCACACCAGCGGTGTGCAAGAACACCGTTCGGCATTTGGTATGTCGGCTTGCCCATTTGCGTGTGCGAACACGGACTAAGGTTGATACCACGACCGACGCGAGTCCCGCAGACAGAGCACGAGTAACTCTTGTAATAGAAGCCGACGCTGTAAGCGTTGTTCTCATTGCGCAGAATCGACTCTGCAAGTGCACTGTCTTTGGTGCGGTCATACGCAAGCAGCAACACGATCTTGTAAAACTTGTTGTTGAACGGGACCGGACGCAAGAACGAATCAAGGATCACACCTTTCGCTTGCGTGATGTCTTTGTTCTGATGTTCGACGTGTGTCGGCTTTCCCTTAAACGTCTTGTACATCTGCATGCCGAACTCTGGATCGAAGCGCAACATCTGTTTGAGCGTCAGACCATCACCGTTTGTGTTTGGCAACCCACTGAAGATTGCGGGGATCGGCACCAACACATAGTCGCGAATGTCACGCGACAGACAATAGTGTTCCGCAGCGTAAGGCAACCAGTAGTTGCAATCAGACACGCGCTCGGTGAACCCTGTTCCAGACACGGTTTCAGGAACAATGATTTCCTTCGTGCCTTTCTTAAGCTGCTCACCTGCAAACGGCAGCAACGAACTCAGTCCAAAGCTGTTTGACGCAAACCGTTCAGGAATGTCAATCAACGGAGCGCCGTCAGCAGCGCACAAACTTGTTTCTTGACTGGCGGTAAATGAAGGTGTGTCGCTTGACACAAACTTGTAGCCACGCGAAATTGGAATCAACGCACCAACCGGTGCGCTATTACGTGACACAAGAAACGTGTTGTTGTGACTTGGACGCAGTGAATAGCCTTGCGAGGTCGCCCACTGTTGTGCGTTGTCAATGATAATCATGGTCATTCCTATTAGTTGTGCCGTTTCAAAGCTTTCTTTGCGCGTGCTGCCACCTTAGCAACCGGATCGTTTAGAAGCTTCAACAGAATATACTTCGGTGTATCAAAACCTTCGGCAAGAGCAAAGCGTACATCAGGTTCAGTATCGAGAGCCAACTGATCGCGGGACGCGTCGTCAATATCAGAAACTCCGGCCATGTAAGCTCGAATCTTCGGATCATCACAAGCAACCAAGTCGTCTAGATAATTCCTGTCCAACTCCGCGTCCATTCCAAGTAGGTATTTGACAACTTTAAAGTTTCGACTATCTTTAAAGTGATTGAAAAGTTGTTCTTGGCGATCTTCAGCAACGTTGTACGGGAGGTCTCCAATAAGATCAGGACGTAGGTCGAGAGCGTATAGAGTGAACTCAAATGGGAAGTTGTCGGCAATCTCTAGCAAATCTGCTACGTGCATTCCTTTATCCAACGTGCACAGCAACTCAAACACTTCCTTTGAAAGTTCAGGTTCGTCTTCAATAAAGGCAGTGACCAGATCGGGACTAGCGGCCTCAAGTTTACTGAGAACAAAGTCTTGAGGAATAGCTTTGTGGTCTAGTATCAAACACCTAACATGCGTGTCGCGCACATTTTCGTACATTGACATAAGAAGGCTTACCGGCGCTGCTGGATTATTTGCAACCCTCCTGCTGAAATCTTTGGAGAATGCGTACTTCTTCAAAACCTTGACCGTGCAACGCTCGTCGCGTAGCAGAGTCATCAAGAACTGGCGACCTTCTGACGTCTTCAACTGTGAGTCTTTGAGCGTGTCGAGTGCGCCTATAAGTTTAAGCATTGTCTTTTCTGACAGCCTGTCGCTTGCAACGATTGCGCTCAATGCCCGTAGAGACAGTTGCTTACTGCTCAAGCAAAGGTCGGCCATAGTGTCGAGAGTTGTCGACGACACGTTCTTGTTGAGACATATGATTGGATAATGGTTTTGTTTCACATCCGGGAGTATTTTTGCAATGAACTTGTCAGACAAACTCCGGTGTCTGAGAATATCGACTTCTAGGTAAGCACTGTCTATGTGGTAGCCGTACAACTTCTCTAGGATTTCCGATGGTGCATTTCCGTTGTCGGTCAGTGCTCTTGCCACAGCCTCACTTGGTTTTTCAGAAACGAAGTATTGCAAGATTTCTATGTCAGGTGTTGATGATGCAAGCGCCGCTTTGTTGCGCGCAGACAGACCTTCGACCGGATCACCTTGTTTAAGGTGGAAGATGGAAGTCTCCTGATCGTCGTTGTACAAGTTTTCACGATGCTTGTACACTCCGGTTGGAGACGACTTGTTCATTTCAGCACAGAACTTTACAACTGCACCATGGAAATGCTCGGATGCAGTTCCGTACACGGGGCCGGGAACAAATACCGAGTAGCCACCGGTTTTCACAAACGGCCGCAATGCTATGCGTGCCATTGGGCGGTTGATGTTTTTGTCGTCATTCTTAACAAGATAGGCGACAAGGGTTCCGTATTTGACGTCCTTCTTCAAGTAATCTGCGTTGGACCCTTTTTCGACATTCATGCACGACGTCCAACCTCGGTCAAAGGACATACCTAGGATGTCGTACGGGTGCCGAGAAATCACAACCCACGCTGCTGCACCTTTTGAGGCTGCACGGGAGGAGTCATTATCAAACTGTTTCTTCAACGCCGGGACTTCGGACAACACCTTGCCGATCTTGACACTTCGGCGACCATCTGGAAGCTTCGCAGTTCCAGCACGGTAGTCGTCAACAGTCATACCTTTGGAATTCAGAAACTCGATTATCTCGCCCGGAGCTTCGACAGCCTTTTTGATGGAGCCGTCGATTGGAATGTAGATTCGGTAGACCGGCTTTTTACTACCGGCCTTACCGAACTTTGCAAACACGTCAGCGTACCTGAGACGGTTGAACGTACCCATGTAGGGCTTAACAGTCGAAACAGGCATTGCCGACAAAGATACGTTGATAATCATTTCAATCGTCTTTCAAAGGTAACCAGCTTGGACGGCGCAGACCAAGGTCGGTGAAGAACTTGGTGATCACGTCCGGGTCAATGTAGCTGTTGATGCTAGTGGTTGAAACCGTCTTTTCTTTCTCGCCGGTTCCGCTGCGGTGATGTAGCATCGCTCCTATTTCAAGACACTGCTCTTTGGCCCACTTCTCTGCGGCAGATTGTGACGGTGGGTTTGTCTTCTTGAATGGAGATGTTGCAAACTTCTTCAACGCCAACTTCGTACCGGCAGCGTGACGAATCTTGTGCGCGGTCATCTTCGGGATTCCGGTGATCGCTTTCAGATACTTGTTGACTGGATCAGGGCGAAGCAGCGCACCCTTGATGGTGAACACGTACTTGTCTTTCGTCTTGTTCTTCATGTAGCCACGAATCAGACGAATGACTTTGCGATTGGTCGGAGTCTTGTTGCTCAAGAAGTGATGTTGCATCGTTCCCTTCTTGCCGGGGTATTCAAAGTCAAGACCGTCGGTAGTTGCATGCACCTGACCAACCTTGACAGTTGTCATCCCGTATGTTTGCTGACCGTCGTTCTTGTTCTTCTCGCCACCGATACGTGCTTGTGATTGGAACATCGCTTCAACGACAACAGCGTGCATCTGGATTCGAGCATCCAAGCTGTCAAGGTCTTTCAACCAAGTCTCGTGGTGCATGTCGACATCTTCCATGAACTCGCCGACTACTTCAAACTTGCCCTTGGTGTTTGCCTTGAGGAAGTTTACGGTGCGCAATGGGTTTGGCTTGTTGTCAACTTGCCAGCAATAGTAAGTGTTGTCCGTCTTCGGATCGTACGCCGGGTTCATCTTAATGATGCCGACCGCGCCACCCTTCAGCAACTTGCCTTCGGTCGTGTAAAACTTCCCTTGCTCATCAACGCGACCAACAAAACCAGTCGGCAGGTAATTGCAACCCATCGCCTTCAGGTAATTGCGTGCAGTTTCAACATCGACTGTCTGGTGACCGCTGATACGCACAAACTTCTGCAAGCACTTCTTGTAGTTTGCGGTAAACACCATGCGCAGCTTCGAGTACTGCTCGATCAGCTTCGCGTCAGTCTTGCGGAACTCCAGAATCTCCTTCAGCGACAACACCGGATCGTCTTTGCGGTCAGTAAGTGCAAGAACGATCTTTGCCATCTTCTGCGAGGTTGCAAGGTCACCAACTTCCTTACTGTCACGGTCCAAGAACAACGCTGATAGAGCCGGAGCACCGAGGATCACAGAGTTTTTGTTGATACGGTTCCAGCAAGGCTCACTGTCTTTGCGGAAGAACGTAGTGATGTCACGAAGCATCGCCAACTCTTCTTTCGAGATTGACGTGTCCTTGACGAATTCGGGAAGCTTTGCCTTCATTGCCAACCCAAGTTCCTCACCTTCATCCTCGGTGAATTCGTAGGTTGCTTTGAACCGCTTTGAAATGGTGTTGAAGTCGCGCACCAACCCAAACTTCTTCAGGAAAGGTTGCGCGGCTTCTTCCCATCTTGGGTAGACTGGTTTCGCCTTTGACACGTCTTTCGACGCTAGGCTGATGGTCATCAACGTGATGCACTTCAAAAAACTTATGGTTGCACTCATTTTACGCCTCAGTGGTTTTGTCTGTACTTGTCACGAAATATACGCATGCAATCCCAACCAGTGAGTTTGCGGAATTCTTCACATGAACAGAATAGTTGAGAATTTTCTTACCGTTAACTTGAATGACGTGCGGCTTTGTATCTGTGGACGTGTATGCTGAGATTCGCTGGTCGGATATTGACATCCCTAGCAACTCCTCTTTTGACAGTCCGATCAATTGCTCAAATGCTTCGTTGCAACTGTTGACCAGCAAAGAACTGTCGAAGAAACAAACTGCGTGTCGGTCAAGAGAACCTGTCAGAGCCGAGTGCAGTGTCGATGCGCGACGAAGTTCAGTCACGTCAACGAAGCTGCCGATAAACCCTTCAGGCTTTCCTTCTGCGTTGCACAGAACCGAATGGTACACGACCATTTCACGGGCCTCTCGGTGCTTGTAGCTCCACAATGATACATCAAATGACCGAACATTGCAATAGCCAGATTCGAGAAGTTGCTGTTCTTCTTGGTGCATGGTGGACAGCACGCCGATGAAATGCGACTCCTGCTCAAACAACGTCTCGGACAGCAATGAGCGTGCGCCAGCCCTAACCAGATCATGCACATTCAAAACAGTCTTGCCGATTAGTTCTTCCTTTGTCGTCAGGAACAAATCAGCGAATGCTTGATTGCACATGACGTACTTGGAATCTTTGTCCTTGTAATAAATCGGAATCGGTGTCGCGTCAAAGATGCGTTGGTGAAACCGCTCTGCTGTCTTCAGGTTTGTAACGTCGGTCAGTAGGCAGAGCACGCCGTCAAATTCGCCAGAGACGTTTCGCAACGCTGACCTGTAGGCCACAGCATCACGAATCTCACCAGTGATAGCATTTGGAATGCGCAACTCGTACGTCTGTGAATCAACCAAACCAGTTGTCAATTCAGTGTCGCGCAAGTTGTGTTCAGCCAACCCACTTGCAAACTGGCTTTGATATTCGGTAAGCTTGCACGCTGCGTTGTCTGCAATCATGTTCAACACATCAACTCTGGTCCGGCCAATGATCTGGTCGCGTGAAAGACCGATCAGTGTTTCGTACGCTAGGTTGCAACCGCAATACCGCAGGTCACGGTAAAGATAGTACACAGGGTTCTTGACGGACTCCATGAGCGTTGTCTGAAACCTCTGCACAGACAGTAGCTCTGTTAGGTCGACCATCGTCCCAACGGTTCCAGAAAATGCACCGGCCTTGTCACGCACTGCTGCCGAGTAAAGCGCGATGTTGTGCGGAGTCTTGGTCCGTGATCCAAACACGATCAGGTTTTGCGTATTCACATCAGCCCGTTCAGCGTCATGCAGAAGCTCGTCAACACTGTCAAGGACTGACGCCGTGCTTGGTGGGAATATGTCAGAAGACGTTTTCCCCAAGATCATGTCAGGCCGCATTTCCATCAACTTGCAAAATGCTGCGTTGGCACCCAAGAACTTCAGGTCAGCGCCCTTATAGAACACCGGGTTTGGCATTGCCGACAACAAACCGAGTTGCAACTGCGTAAGGTTGTCGATCACTGCGTTCGCTGCAACCTGCTCCGACATATCCTTCAAGACCGCGATGAACACCAGATTGTCAAAGTTGTCCACGTCGATGTTTAGCACGTTGACGTAGGTGTTTATGTCAAGCACCTTGCCGGTCTTGTGGCAGCAGGTGAGTGAATGCACCTTGTTCAGTTCAGTGTTCTTCGACTGCACGTACAAGCGGTAGAAGTTTTTGCGCGTGATAAATGGGGTTTGCTCAGTGCAAGTCTCGCGCATGTAGCGAACAAAGTTCTTTCCCTCGTCAAACAGAGACGCGGCGTTGATCTTGCGCCCAAGTAGAAAGCTAGACGAAGGCTTGCCGACCAACTCGTCATTCGTAAACCCCAAAAGACGTTCTGCGCTACTGTTGATTTCCAACACGTTGCCGTGGCAATCCAGACTGATAAGAGCGTCCATCATGCTGTCCAAGATGGTAGCGTTTGTGCGTCTGGCCTTTTCCAACTCCGACGACAACGTCGCTGCCAACTTCACAGCCTCGTTCCGTGTTTCATGCACTTCGCGCTCAAGCGAAGAGTGTGTCTGTTCGAGACGCAAGAGGTCTTCCTTGCGTAAAATTGGCCGGGAAAAAGACATAACGTCAGCAAGCGTGCGAATCGTCTGCAAGTTTGTTGTATGCGCTCGACCGGGGATCAGGTTTTTCATAAACTTGAACATGTCAACCACCACGTCTAGTCATTACTGAGATAGTGGTAAGCACCGCTTTGACTTCACTGATTGCTTCACGAATGCTTATCTGGCTTTGGTGATACTTCTCAATGATCGAGAGAAGCATTTCACGTTCTTCACCATTCTTGTCGCTGATTAGCGTTTGCAGCTTGTCAACGACTTCTCTATACTGCTTAACGTCCTCGCGGTGTTCTTTGTTCGTGTTGTACTTGTTCCAAGCTAAATAGCCGATGATTAGCATCAGTATTGCGACAAGACCATTTCCGGTCCCGCCCAACACCGCGTCTACGAGTTTTCCTAGCGTTTCTGTCATGTCGCTCTCCAATTGCCTACCAATTCAAATTAGAAAGCTTGAAAAAATCACAACATATAAACGACAAAAAGCCCACCGAAGTGAGCGTTTGTCAGAGTCATTATTTTCCAGCGTTGGGCATCTTCTTCGCGACATTGTCGACAATGATTGCCATTTCTTCTTTGAACTTGTCGACGTCCTTACCGACAAACGCTTCTGCAACTGCGTTGCCAGTGTCGCCGCCGAGACCTTTCATCATTGCTGACAGGAAGATGCTGCGGTGGCCTTTCGGCTTTTTGCCTTTTGATTCTGAGACCGTGTTGCCAAATGCGATAAGAGTTTTCATTTCAGTTCCTTTGAAGTGGTTGGTTTTTGACTCTGGTCTTTAATCACAAGTGCTTTCATAAGCTCAACTCCGTCATCGCGTAGCCTGACCAACAGAGTTTCTCCAATGTAATCCTTTGGCAATTGAATGGTGACGACACCATCGACCGGTACTTGTATCTTCATTATCTCATGTCCGAAGTAATCCAGATACTGCAAGTGAAATTATCGTTCGCTGCAACCGTGGTGCTGGTAGTTGCCCCATTAGCACCTGCATCAAACGTTTTGCTTCACCACGTTTACGCTCGGCGCTGATCTGATCGGAAAGTGCCTTCCCAAGAAGCTTCTTTCCAAGATCGGTCATCCTTTTCAAATCTTCAGCATCCCTATCCATGCGCGATTCCTTATGTCGTGTTTAACCGAAAAGAAACTCTTTGAACGCGTCTTCATACGTCTTTGTGTTGTTCTCGTTGCGAATCCCGTGGTTCATCCACTTAGTGAACTCGGCAACGTCACTCTTCGCATGGCGTGCACGGTACCCGACGAACAGTAGTTGGGTTGGAACCTCATGGATTCCAGACTTCTTGAGGAATTCCATGCGTGCGCGACCTTCATGACCTTCAACAACTGCAAGACCACCTGTCCCATCAACAAATTCGTCGATGTTTAGATACAGGCACGGACAACCAAACCCGTACCCATTGTCAACTTTGTCTTGCAAGTATGGAACGCGCTCTCCGACGTCTGCGTCAGGCTTTGCCAAATTCAGGTACGTGGCGGGTGACATCATAGTCATGCACCCTTTGTAAAGCACGTTTTGGTTGTCGGGCGTTGCACCAAGACCACCAACGTTGTCGATGTAGATCGTGCCTGTCAAACGGTACGCTGACTCGGCAACAGCTAATGAAAAGGTCGGGAGCTTTGCAACCTGATCCGGGGTACGCTTCTTGTTACTAGATACTGAAATCAACATAGTACAGTTCCTTTACAGCTTGTAGAATTTACCAGAGCAGACGATCCCGTCTGCTCCTTCCTTTGTTGCAACGGCTTCAGTGCGACCGTCGACAACTTTCACAAAGTTCCACAAAACGTCACGACCATCAATGTTGCTGTTCTTCTGAATACCGCCGTGGTAAGTTCCGGTCAGCTTTGAGATAAGAAGCTTTGCGGTGATCTTGGACGCTGACGTGCTGACTGTCCTTTTCCCATTAGACATTTTAACGCCTGTCTTTTGTATGAATGCAATAGCTTCCTTTACCTCTTTTGCACCACCATACAAAGGTTTGGAGTCAGAATTCCCCATGAACTTTTTTACAAATTCAACTTCGTCAAACGGCCCCTTAACGGAGCAAGAGTTTTCCATCGAAAAGTCGACCTCAATCTCTTCTTTACTTCTCTGACCTAAATAGTCTACTGGAAGTCCGTCAACGACCAACACCACGTGGGTTACTTCATATGGAATTGACCGGCTGAATTTCTCACCGTTAGTGTTGCTGAGAATGAAAAGTCGACCTGAAGGGAAAATAGTTTTCAAGGCAACTGCGTAGATTCCACACCCCTCGCTCATGTAATAGTGACTGGTGTTGTGGGTTGCCGACAAAGCAAGGCTAATAACGGTTTTCATATACCAAGTTCTTTGTTCAGTTGTTGGAGGCTGAGAATCTTGACCCCCTTTGCACGTGCAGCGTCCAATTTGCCGCTGCTGGCGTTGGGGTCTTTTGCGACCAACAATGTCGTTGTACCACTAACGCTGCCACCAACCTTACCGCCTTGTTCAGCAATTGCGGCCTCTGCTGCTGCGGAACGAACACCGGTAAACACAACGACCTGACCTGACATCTTGTTGCCGACAACTTTCGGTTTCACATCGGCCTTAAACGTGATAGGCAACGTCTGTAGGAACAGGAAACACTTAGTCAGGTTTGCGATAATCGGTGCTGCTGACTTCTCTTTGAAACCTGCGACGTCTTGCAACTGCGCTTCGATGCTAAGTGCAGTGTGCTTGATCGACATATCGAACAGCTTCGGACGTGCTTCTTTCAGTGAACGAAGTTTACGTTCACCAAGCAAAGGCCCGAGAATACCGGACCCCGCCATAACCTTGACCAAGTCTGCGTTGGTGCATGCCTTCTCGATGTTGCCTTGAATCTTTTCTGCTTTGCGCAACTGCCAACCCGGAAGGTTGATGTAGTCTTTCACGCGCAACTTGATGATCTTGCCAACCGTGTCGTATCCAGCGGCAAACAACTGCTGCACAACACCGAGGCCCATGTCATCAACCATCAGACCTTTCTGGAAGAAGTGCGTGATAGCTTTCACCTTCGTCGTGTCATTGCCGTGAACACCGCCGCCAGTCGAGGACTTGAGAACAAACTGCGTACCATTCTCATCCCACTCATAATCCCCAACCAGCTTCTTGTCAGGCAAAGACGCGTTTGCACTTGGCTTCACGACGCTTTGAATGTATGGGATAACTTCACCGCTACGAATGATTGCGACTGTCGAACCAACGTTGAGCTTGTTGTCGACGATGAACTTGGCGTTGTGTGCTGTTGCATGTGTGACTGTTACGCCAGCCAGCTTGACAGGTGCAACGGTGATGCGCGGAACAATGCGACCATGACGTGAGGGACGCCATTCGATCAGCGTGACCTTGGTCTCAGCGTAGTTTCCTTCGCTCGGAGCTTTGAATGCAATCATCGACAACGGGTTGCGCTCTGTCAACTTGTACGGAACGTCTTGTGCAATGACGATCCCGTCAATCATGTGGTCGGCCTTCTCGCGTGCGCGAAGATATTTCAGAACCTGTTCCTCGTTGAGTGTCTTGGCGACGATGTGGTGAACGGTTTTGAAACCTTGGGCCTCTGCCCACTTGAGTGCGTCAGAGGGCTTCATGCGCTTGTGCAAAACGTCAAACACCAGCGGCTCTACTGAGCCTATTGCTTCGTGCATGCCGCGAGTCTTGTTGACGATCCCGCTAGTCAGATTTCGTGCATTCTTGTACTTGCCAGCCCACTTCTTTTCAAACTCGGACTTCGACATGATGATTTCAGCACGCACACCAGTCTCAGCACCAGTAGGTGCACGCTTTGGCAACTTCAAATGCTGGATCGCATGTGACCAATCCATCCCGTGAGTTGCGGTACCTCCCTTGTACAACTTGTCGAAAACTCCGTTGTGTGACAGAAGCTCCATCGACACACCGTCCAGCTTGTCACTGAGAATGTACGGGCCGGGGTGCTTTGCCGCCCACTTCGCTAGACTTCCGTCACCATAGTACTTCTTGTCCAACGACGGCATCAGGTACGGTAGCTCAACTTCAATCTGCTTGACACCGACAGGCGAACGCGTTTGCGCAACCAACTTGCTTTCAGGTTGCGCTTCCTTCAACGCGGCCTCAAGAACATCGTACCGCGCATCGGTGATTTCCAGAAACTTCGTTGTTACTTTTTTCGGTGTATCAGGCAACTCAATGTCGCCACGGACAAGTTTACCAAACGCAACAATCTCAGCGACCAACGGAGTCAGCTTTTCAACAGGGACTTTGAAAAACCTGTCCTTGTTGTAATACGTGTCCTTGGATACTTCGATCAATTTTGTAATCTGTGAAATGTCACGTTTGGTAAACATTTGTCTGTCTCGGTTATCGGGTTAAAACAATCTTGGCAAGAGCGGTTACAACCATAGGGTCGTACGTGGTTCCGCTTTTGATAATGTCAAGGGTTTCGGCTCTTGAAAATGCACGCTTGTAGGTTCTCGCTTGTGTCATTGCGTCAAAACCGTCTGCAACCGCAATAATACGTGCCAGAAGATTTATGTCGCTCCCACTGACATTGTCTGGATAGCCTGACCCGTCGAAGTGTTCGTGAGTTTGAACGATTACGTCAGCAACTTCCTCAGAACCGTCAATGCCGGACGCTTTAATGATCCTAGAGCCAGCATTTGAGTGTGTCTTCATCACTTCAAACTCAAGACTCGTCAACTCAAAATGACTGAGAAGAATATTGTCAGGAATTCCAATCTTTCCAATATCGTGCATCAGGGATGCCACTTCAAGAACTTGCAGGGCTTCGTCTGGAAGGAAGCCCAAGCAGTCAGCAAGCAGCATAGAAAGTTTGTGGACTCGAATACAGTGCTCGGCGGTACGAGCGTCCTTTTCGAGAATGGCTTGCAACAGTGATGATTTTAAAGGGTTCATTCTTGGTATACTCTTCAAACCTGATTGTCCCACATCAGGTGTTGTGCAACAGAGACTAGTCTACCCTTTGGGATTTTTTTCTTGAAACTCTTTGTATAGTTTTTTGACCTTGTCCTTATTGCGTGGAACGTCGGAGTCAAGCTTCAACATTAGACGCACGGCTTCGAGCTTCGACTCAACTTCATCGAGCCACTCGTTATGTTCTGCCACACCTTCTGAATCTTGGTGGTTGGAGTCAATCCATTGCTTGAAACGCTTTGCTTCTGCAACGTACTGCGGTATGAAATCCATCAGCACTATTATTGGGAATGGCTGAGTGTAATCTGGAAGTGGGTGCTTACCAACTTCGTATTTAAAACCAGAGATAGAGATTTTCATGGTCATGACCGCTTATCCGAGATTTCCAGTTTAGCGTAGTAGGACAGTATCGTTCCAGAGAAGACACCGCCCCAAGGCATTCCAACATTTGCAACGACAGCCCTACCAGTTTGAAACTTGCCAACTGGTAAGTTCTTTTGATCTACAATCATCTTGGCGAGTTTTTGAGCAGCACGTTGAAACTTTGGAAAGAAGTCCCAGCCCTTCAGGTCAAGAGTTGCTGGCTTATAGATTGCGGCCGTTACAGAAGTTGTTGTGACCTGCAAGACACAAACGACTTCACCTGTTTGACTACGCGCAGTGAATTTCGCGTAAGCAACACCGTTGTCAAACCCGTGTGAAATGTCAGTTTCTTTAGCGAGAGTCTTCGCGCATGCTAGTGCATACGGCTCGAAGTCATGACCTAGCACATCAAACAAACCGGTCAGCTTTACCTGACCTTTTTCAGGCTTCAGCAACGAAGAGCGTTTCTTCAACTCTCTGACAGAGTCTTCTTTGATTATGTAGACTACACCGTCGCGGATCACGCACGGGTACCCTTTGAATGTCGTCAGCTTGAACAGCTTCCCCTTGCTCAACGTCAACACGCGTTCTCCAGAACGCATCTTAACCGGACGGTCAAAATTGTACATGAAGTGCTGAACCTTCAGGTCAGCAGATGACGACATGAACTGGTCACTAGAAACCGATTCAGCAAAGTCCATTGCCATCTGACGTACGTCTTCGTCGGTCTCCGCTGTCCATTCACCGCGCTCTGGCGTGTATGCGCAATCACCTTCCTTTACAGTGTCCCCAATCTGGAACCCGTAGATTGCGCGGTGTGACCAACCGTACCACTTTCCATCTTTCTCAGAAAACCCAATACTGCAAACGGTGTGGTCAGGTTTCGCCACCACCGGTGCAATGCCGTACTTGTCGCAATAGATTTTCGCAGCCCTCACATCACCAATGTACTGACCTTGAGGGTTGTAAGCCGCTTCGATGGTGACAGGGTTTTCAGGATCAAACTTCATGCTCCAGACTTCGGTGTTGACAACGTACAAGCCTTTGTCCACGCTATCCAGAACAACCTTTTCAATATCGCTACAAAGACTTATAAACATGGTCAACTCCGTTTGAGGACTTTCAACTTCGCAACGTCTAGTGCAATGTACATGTCGCCGACCGCACCGTAATCACGAAAGCCTTTGATCTTTATCAGGTCACAGCGTCGGCGACGTGCGTCGGCAATAACCTTTTCAATGTCTTCCAGTTCGTGTTCTTCTGGAATCTTTTTCCCATCGACTTCGTACATGTTGTCGTAGTCGACCCGAACAGTGTAGAGAATCTTGCCAAAGCGTTGCGCACGAACTTTGGAAGGCGTCAGAAAAACTCCACCTTCGGCAGACGAGTCCAATGAAAACGTGTTGAACTCTTTTCCGCTGCCGTGATACAAGATGATGAATTTCGGTTTAGCTGACAGCGAGACGAGTACTAACATGGCTCACCTGATTTTGATTTTGATCTTGCCAGCAGACTCACTACGAGTGTAGCGGCGGAACTCTTCCGGCAACTCGGTGTCTGTGAAGTCGTCTTCGTCAGGAAGTTCTAGACGGGACATCTTGACTTTGACTGGACCTTCATCAACGTCGTCGTCAGCAACTAGCTGAGTGACTGTCGCCTTGCGCTTGATAGGCTTGACGATGATCGGATGCGTAGACACACCACCGATAACAACACGACGAATATCGCGGATCAACGCTGTTCCATTGGCGGTCGCTGCTTTCTGGACTTGCTTGATACACCAGTTCTTGAAGTCAACGCGCTCGGCATCGTCTTTCAAACTCGGCAACGCTTTTTCAAACTTTGACAGTGTCAGAGTCGCAGCAGAACCAACGAGCTTCGCGTAAATTTGTTCACGCGAGACTGCAACCTTTACTGGTTGACGTGCAACAACTTTCGGTGCAACAGGTTTCGCAGCCTTCACAGGCTTTTGGATAACCGGGGTCTTCCCCTTAAACTCTTTCGCCTTATCCATCAAGCGTTCACTCTTGGGAATTGCCAGACGGAAGGTGACACCAGTAGTCAGAAGAATCTCATCTTCCGGCTTTCCTTTGAGTTCTCGCACACCAAACAAATCGTTTTTGCTGATCTTAACCTTCTCATCTTTCACGGTCACGATGGTAGCGCGTTCACTACTATAGCGCATCCAGTAAAACTTTGCCGCATCAGCAGCAGATAGTGAGAGCATGTTCATTCCTTAATGTCCTCGAAATTCTCGCCACCAAAAGCTAGACGCAGGTTTGCGTCTTGAACAGCCTTGTTAATGGTTTTGAGAGTTGCAGCGGGAAGACTTCCGTAACCGCTTGCAAGTGTTACGTGTGGTTCATAGGTTGGGAAACTGTGTACGGCACCAGTCGCCAACCAGTGGCGGTGACGAGCCTGAAGATCGTCAGAGTAAAGAGCAGCAACCAGATAACCCTTTTGGTCATGGCCCGGCCACTGTTTGATTGAATCGACCATAGCATCGAACTGCCGATCACCCTTCTCAGCAACATCAACAGCTATCAATTGGTGAGGTTGGTGGTAACGACTGTACATTAGCGTGCAGTGCGCTTCGTCTAGATCGAGCATAAAGTCAGGTGGCAGCAGCGGAGTGATAACGTTGAGAAGCCGACGCATTCCGTAAACGGGAGTCACACAAACATAGATGCCGGACTTTCCAGAATAACGTGTAGTTGTTTTCATCACACCACCGCCCTGTTAGCTACCTTTTGACCATGAAGTAGGACACGAACGGTGTCACTGGTCATTGTGACAATGTGTGTTATGTCTTTCACTGTCATCCACATCGTCTTCAGCAACGACTCCGGGTAGCTGAGTGGCAGTGTATAGTTTGCACCGAAACGCAACCTACACGGGTCGATCACCATCTGACCGACCATAACGATCCCGTGTGTTGCTTTCGATAACGAGAGTTCAATGAGTTCGTCGGCAGCATCATCACCGAGATTGAACTTTGCTCCCGTGCATTCAAAGACTTTGCAGTCAACGTCCTTGGCCCTCAGATGCTTGAACAGCTTTTTAACCAGATTCGGGTACGAATCATTGGCGTCCTTGGCCGACAACGTAGCGTGTCGTGCAACATTGTCGGCCATTAGAAAGCTGTTTACTTCTTTTGCAATGCTTGAGCTTTCGGACGTTAGCATCATCGCCCCAAAGTCTGTAATCAAAATTCTCATCTATCTCTCCGGTCACGGTTGCGCAATGTCCGAACTATTGCCTCGTTTGCCTTGCGTTCATACGCTGCACGATTGTGAATAACTTTCTTCTTACCAGTCTTTGTTGTTGCATAGGGTTCAATTCTGGAGAAGTCTCGACTTAGGATAGGAACGCGACCACCACGTTCTGCAAGTACTGATGAACGTATCTTTCCAGTTGGATCGGCAGCAGCCAACGCAACAAGTTGATTCGCGGCCATCACGTCTTGTGCAGACGACTCACTCTCTTCACCGGCAGCAGGTTTCGGAGCCAATGCGGTAATCTTCTTCAGGTACTCTGCGACACGCTTGCGCATGTCAATATCTTCGTCTTGCTGGCGAACAAGTGTGTCAATGTCCATGCCACCGGCAGCAGCCAACATACGAAGTGGAACCGGGATTCCCTTCTCAGTCATCCCGTTAAGCATTTCCATATAAGCAGTGTCGCCTTCGGGTTTCAGTTGCTTGTTCCAATGGACGCTTGGCACAAACAACTTGCTGCTATCGTTGAGTTGCTGCAATGCTTCTTCGCTCGTAACCTGCGATACGAGGTTTTCTTGAATTGACAGACGGCCGTTCTTAGTCGTGAACCCATTGATGAGTGAAATCAGCGGGAACAGCTTGTTGTAGAACAGCTTTCGCGTCATCATGTCGCGGAACGTGCGGATCGTGTCCAAGAATACAGACAGGGCTGCATCGCCGGTTGAGTAGTTTGCGTCGCCGGAATTATGGACAACGTACCCATTGGCGACGAATGCTGGAACCTTACCGGGTTCGATGCTTAGGTCGTACACGTGCTCGACACCGTCGTCCTCAACAGACACAACAGGGTCAAACACGTACCTAAGTTTGAACAAGTCTCGGATGTTTTCAAACATGTCGTCACTAATATCCTGAACGACATATAAGAAGTCGTCAACCAGACCCTTCTCTATGGAGTGGTATGGAAGAATCCCATTCCGAGGGTTTGATATTGATCCAACGACGCTTGTCACCCGACCTGCAAACTTCTCAACTAGCACGTCTTCACCGGCGTCATTCTTAAACCACGCACCAACGTTTGGCTCAAACTTGATAAACCGTTGTTGGAACATTTCAGAGATCGCACGAGTCGGTATACCAGAGCAACGACCGTGTGCAGAAACCACGTCGAAGAACACGTCACTCTTGTATCCAACCATGTACGGTTGAAGGCCAAAGTACAGGTCAGACGCAACGCTCGGGCGAACATAGAGCCGCTTGTCTCGGACAATAGACTGGTATCCAAGATCAGCAAGAATGATCTTAGCCTGACTCAGCAGGTTTTTACTCCTGCTGCACAGGATGATTTCTATTGACGTTCCGTTGCCCAACACTTTCTGTTTGATGCTGCCGTCGCCTTCAATGAATCCTGCAAGGAACGCCAAACGTTGTTCAACGCCACTAGACAAGATTGAATGCGGGACTTGCTTGTTGTAAGACGGGTATTTACCGTTCTCACCCCAAAGGTCCACGGAAAAGTCAACCCCAAGTTGTTGCAGAGTGTCGCACAAAACAACGCTACTAACGGACATGTCCGTCGTCGCAACATTTGAATTGCAAACTCGTCCATTTATACATAGGGCGTCTTCACCAGCCGCTTCGTACTTTGTTTCTGAGACGTGGACTCCCAAACCTTCAAGAATAGACTTGGCCTTTCCAAGCAACGCGGCCTCACTGTTGCTTATGCGGACACGGTTTTTGTCAACACACCCTTCCGCTAGGATCAGTCCAAGCAACCAAGCAAGGTCGGTCGTCATCTTGTCCGGAACCGTTATGATTGCCGAACTGTTGTCCATCCTACTTTTAACGTACTGAGGTAAATCTAGCGGCTGGTTTACAACGTCAGTCCTTGTCAGATCACCGCATAGAAAGTCGGTGGTTGAAAGCTTGCCAACCTTTTTCCACACCAGATTTAAGGTGCGCCCCAACGTTAGGACTTTGTGCTTTTTGGTCCCACGAACATAGCCGCCGCTCGCGGTTGTGACTTTTGAGACTTTTGACTTTCCACGGTAGTACCACTTCTTGGCTCGAACAAGTTCGTTGTCAAACCCACGGACTGGAATGTCAATGTCAAAGCCTTCGTCTTTCTTCAGTCCATTTCGACTGCATATCTCGTCAAGACGTTGTAAGCCGGTTTCAGTTGGGACCAGCATGTCACCAGTCAAACACAAGAACGCTTCGCTGATACCCAATGCGCGTAGTTTGTGGTTCAGGACTGAATCATTAAAGTCTGTCGACTTCCAAAACTCACCGCCTTGTCGAATCTCTTCAACTGACACACCCATGCGCGTTGCAATGATCGCACCAAGCGGATCGCTGTCTGCACCTTGAAAAAGTTCAGTGATAAATTCCATGTCTTGCACAGAAGGAATCCACTGATCACCATCACCAAGTGTGACGTGCATGATGCCACGCTGACGTCTTGCGCTTTCAACCAGCGTACCACGGAACAGATTCTTCTCAATCAAATAGATCGGAAGAATCCGACGCAAGTAACTGGTGCCAGTGTCGTTTGCAGAAAACGTGCGACGTGGAATGAAGATTGTCGACAGTGGATCAAGCTCCATCGACCCTTTCATTATCGCATTGACGACAGACGGGCCAAGGTGTTCACGAATACGCTTGATGCGTGGACTGTCCGTCCGGCCCATAATGTCAATGACCGACTTCTGAAACGTGACGTTGATGATAGGGTCTTGACTGTAGAATGGCAGTGGTTCAATTGTCAGCGAGTCAATCGGGTGCGGGAGCACGTCCGTGAATGTGCGCTTCTCTTTGTTGTACAGCAAACTAGAACAATGCTTGCCCATCACCAAATAGTCGACGGACATTTCTGGAAGAAGTGTTCGCAGATTAAGTCGCTCTAGCACTTCCTCGTAAGCGTGGTGGACTTTACGCAAGTCACCACGCTGTGTTGCAAGGCCACCCAAACTGAATTCGCTAAACGGCAGCGACGAAATCAAATCGACTGCACAACCCGCAACAGATTCGTTGAAGTAAATGTCTTTATAGACAATGTGCAAAGCCCGTTCCGTCTGCGGAGTCAAACCCATCAACATCGGATCGACGTCAATAGTGATTGCGTTTCCCGCTACCGTTCCATTGGGCGTACCGGACATCTGCATAGCGACGTTTGACTGTGATGACCAACGGTCAGACGTTTCTGTTGCGTTGTCGAGTTTTCTTGAGTTCGTGCCTAGCGATGAATTTTGTAATGGCTTGCTTGATTGTCTCACTGCGCTTATAGCGGAGTAGCCGCTTTTTGACACTTTAAACATGATGCGTCCTCAAGCTGGAATGGGCTGGCTAACTCGGCAATTGACACAGTAGTAAACTTGCGCACCTTCAACGGTGGCGGTGCCAAACGGATTCTTACATTTTGGACAGACACCTTGAACGTCATTCATTAAAGATGATTCTGACGTCAACGGATGCTCTGCTTGGTCCTGTTCAAAAGACTTTGCATTTGTCAATGGGTTGAAAATTGTCATGGTCGGTACACTCCTAGATGTTCGATTTTAAATTAGCGTCAACCGCCACGTTGACGCAGTATCCCGATTGACGATGCTTGTCCACCGCCACCGCTGTTCTTGCTACTTCCGCCACCACTGTAATTCCGTGACACGATCATTGTTGAAACGTCGTATTGCTGAGTGACAGCTTCTTCTGGACCTGAGAACAATTCAGCATTTGCTTCGTCAATCAACATGCGGAAGCATAGCATGACCGCACGCGCAATATCGTCTGTCAACTCATCGCCTTTGATGACTGCTGATCCAGTATCTTGGACAGTCAACAATTGCAAGACCAAGTGATCTGCCGGTGTTTTCTTGAAGCATTCAGGATAGTCGCTGTGAATGTACTCAAGGATTTCTTTGACCGGCTTGGTGGGAAGCGGCAATTGGACTTGCTTGTCTTCAATGTATGACTTGAAGAGTTGCATGTCCGCGTACTTCAAACTGTATTGCTGCTTTACGATTCCAAACTCTTGCTCCATGTCGGCAAGCACTTTGAGACTGTTCCATCGGTCGGCACAAGCAAACACAATGTTGCGGTGTGTGATAATGTCGGTCAGCAACTCACTGTACATCTTACTGTGGTTGATGCGTATACCGGGTTGCGGCATGACTTCACCAACGACAGATATTGTCGGGTAACCGTTTGGACTCAGGTGACCAACTGCAAATGCAAAGCTGTTGCCGGAGTAACCAGCATCAAGTGCAAGACACGAACGTTTTCCAGACCGTGTGATGTCTGCCAACTCTGCATACAATTCAGAGTTGGATTTATCACGAGCCTTTAGATATTTGTACGTCAGCTTCAGACTGTTCTTACGCTTTGAGAACACTGCTTCAATCTTTTCAGGTGATGCAATGAACGGACTGTTCGTCAACGGAGGCTGCGCACCATAATCTCGCATCGCCGCAATCGGGTCTTTCTTAAACTCTTCTGCAAGTGCTGACTTTGGAACCTTTGGATTCATGCGCCACGTCGGTTCGTTCAAACCAAGAATGCGTTTTGATCCTTGTGCCTTGCTGACAAGTTCCATGATCTTGTCACGCATTGACGACGGCGACGAAATGTTGATGAAGTAGGCAAATGGAACATTGTAGAACCCACGCTTGATGACGTCTCTAGCGGCAGCACGAATGGTGAGCAACGAGCGTTCGAGAGCGATGTACACTTCGTTCGCGTTCATCTTGATGTTCTTTGCTGCCTCGGCGCTGTTCGGAAACCAACCTAGTTCGTCGATGCCAGCCATATATCTGGTACGCCCACGTAGTACTCTTTTGTCTGGACCAGCGGGGTATATGGCAATGTTGCGGTGGCGATATTGCACAAACGTGTCTTTCAGCTTGTACACTTCCTCACCATGCTTGTTGCCAACCATATCCAGCATGTCGTGATACGCGGAGAACCACGGGCTGTCCAGCAAGTTGCCATAGAACGGATCGTACAACGTGTCCTTGGCCTGTGCATAGGTCAATGCAACAAACGTCCCTTGTAGCACCGACGCTTTAAGAACACCGTACACTTCGTTCGGTCGTTCAAGCTTGATAAGTCGGTGCGTCAAGTACGAACCCATCATACCAACAAGAGCGGATTTACCAGAACGCTGTCCGGCGCTCAGTGCAATTTCGTAGTACGGATTCAGTTGACCAGTTTTGAAGAAGTGACGTTTGGTCTTCTGGCAATGGGGACACTTACCGTGTTCCAGCAGTGCGACCTTATTGACAAACTTTGCCAGCGAGTCGTTCACCTTCCACCCATGTTCCACCCATTCGACGTCTGAACAGTCTGGACAGTACTCTGAGAATAGCCGTGTTCCGATCAGTGCTTGAGCAACGAACGGCTTTTGATTGAGAAACTCGTCAGAAACACACCACGTGTAAAAGTTTGGTGCTTCCTTGAAGTCGCCTTCTGGAATCTTGATGTCTGGACTGACAATGCGCTTATCGTTCAGCACCGCTTTGATTGTTTCAAACACGTCGAACCCGCCAAGAAGCTCATACGGGTCGGAAAGTTTGGGTAGATTTTTCTTGGGCGTAAACGACGCAAAAGGCAGATCGAGAGCTTGGCTCAAGATGTCTGCCTCTTGCATGGATGATTGCTTTGTTCGTTTGTATCTGCTGCACACAAATATCACTGACTTGTGTGGGTCTTTACAAGCAGTGAAGTTGTGACAGCTTAAACAATTGTGGTTGGACATGACGTCCTCCGGTTCTTACATCTTGAGGTACTTCAAAACCATTGCCAGAAGTACCCCGACCACTGTTGACTTCAACAGAATTTTTGACGCGTCCTTGATTCGAGCCTTGTTCATCTTGGTTTCCGTTTGCGTTTAATTGCGGCGGTTGGACCCGCGCTTTGTTCGGGCTTCTCGTTCGTGTGCGTGGTCATCTTGTTGGCTTTTCTTTCGTACACGACGGCTTGTAGTTCTCGCATCTGCTGTTGGTGCGTCTGGACCTTGTTCGTTTCAATCAACTTCAAAACAGCTTGTTCAGCAAGCTTGTCAGAGAAGTGGTTGACAAACCTTTTCTTGACTGACACAGGCAACCTGCTGTGCTTGACGAAGTGCATCACGACATTGAGATACCCGACGAAGTCGACGCAATCACGAAGACCGCCGTCAAAGTCGATTTCAATGTCTAGACCTTCCTTCAGTGCGGCACGGGCGTACCCGGTGCTTGTTTCATAGGACAGGAGAAGTGGAAGTAAGTGGCGAAGGAAAAGCTGATTCAACCGACTAGTATCCTTCTCCATAGTCGCTGCGACCATGCTCAACACATTCTTTGGAACGTTGACCACGTTTGCGTACTCAACTCCATCTGGTGCAGCGTCCCGACTTGTAGAAACACGCATGGGTGGAATTGAACGTGGTCGTGCACGCTTTAACGATGGCGCTGCACGGGGGTTGCGCACTTCCATGTTGTCCAGTGCATCGTCAACCATACCAAAGATTTCATCTGTTCTCATTTTGTTTATCCGTTCAGTCTAGGTAAATGCGTTGACGCCTATTTGTGCGTTTTGAAATATCTGCTGCACGCCAAGCCATGCGCGTTGCGATCATCTTCTGCACTGGGCCTGACAGTGGTTTCCACTTGGCAGGAAGACGACTACGAAGGTAGCCAGTCTTTTTATCCAAGATCAAGACTCCACAACCAAGCTCTTTGAAACGAACGAAATGCCGCTCTAAGGCGGCACTCGTTTCTTCAGTGAAGACGAAGTAGAACCTATTGCACACTTGTAAGTACTCCAGCCACTTACCTTTCTTGTCGTCAGTGCTGAAGTCTGAAACGCATGACTTTATCTCACAAACGATTATCTCAGTCTTCAGGTTGATTGCAATAATGTCGGCTCTGTACTTACCCCACTTCACAATACCTAGTTCGTGGTGACACGCAAAGCCTTTCTTCAACCAATAACTGTCGGCTGCTTTACGCAACCCAAGTGCTACTTCTTTGCGCGTCGCCATGACTACCACCAAGATATTGAAAGCTGTTCGGCCAACTCAACGAGTTTGAACACACCGGCCCAACATAAAACAATAGCCACGACTAAACCAACAAAATCAACCGCTGTCATTGGTGGGTCTTCACCCTCCGAAACTCCCTTATACATTTCATCACCTGTGTAAATTGTTTTGAATAGCCTGTCCAAGCATGTACATTTCAGAACTAAAACGTGCATTCAGCGTGTCTAAAACTACCTTTCCTATCCCGGCCTTGACAACATCTTGAACCATATTGTTTATGGTCTCTGCGTTATCCTTGAAGTGCTGCTTGACGGCTTCATCGACAGCATCCTTCAGAAGATTACGAACCAAGACAGTTATGAAAGGCTCGGCAGCAGTTGCGGGTGCTCCATAACGATCAAGCTCTTTACGTCCCCTCAAAGAAAGCCTTTTGAATACCTTGTTCAACGAGACGCTTCAGTGCATCGTGGTCAATCAGATCACCAATCTGTTCCTTGATGCGGTCGGTCATCTTTTCTTCAAAGGTCTTTGCTGCTACCACGTCTGTAGTCATTATGTCATTTCCTATTATGGTTGATCCTGTACCAAATTGGTATAAGAGGTTAGCACGGCGCTCCGCAGTTTGGGCAATTTGTATGAGAACTGCCAACGTGAGTTCCGCAATACTTACAGGGCGGAGTTGTCACGACAATTGTTTTTGGCTCTGGTCCATCGTCAGAGAGTGGAACCCAATTGCTATCAACGTAAACATACATCTGAGAGTTGGAGTTGTTGAAGACCAAGTCCCCGACGCACGGGTTCGTTGGGAAAACATCTATTGCTGAAAACACCAGCCGTTGATTTGTCTCGATTGAGCTTGGAACGTGCTCAACGGTTGCCGCGACTGCCGGTGAAGGAAACCCACGTGCAATCGCTGGTGCCGCAAGCAGAGACGCAAACGATTTCAACATAGAACGTCTAGAGAACTGCATTGCCCTCCTCCCAATTAGCAAAATGTTGTAGAGTAATCCGCGTAGTCAAGCAAGCATCTACACGTTGTGTACGCCTTTGAATTCCCTAGGCGCGACGCATCCAGATCAATAACGAAACTGCTATGCAAGACCGCAAGCCTTTGAAACGTTCCCTCACCATAAATCCAGACATCAATGTCCCGTGGAACAGGGTTGGCCGGAGTTACTTTAACAAGCCGTCCAAGTTCGTACGTCTCTTGGATCGACATTGAAGCGGTGACTATAGAGAATTCGGACGAAGGTGCGGAAAACTGCACCATACCAATTTCAGAATTTGCGTACTCTGGTTGTGGACACAACAACGAAAATGTGTCCACTGCTACGACGAATTCACCGAAATCGAAAACCATGCCCGGCATTACATAGTGCTCTTTGGGGAAATACGTCTTCCCCAAAAGCCCAAAAAGCTGTTCAGGATGTTGCAACTGACCAAGACTTTCAACGGGGGCCGCAGCAGGAAACCTGTTGAACATCTTTAGAAAGTCCCTTCTGTTGAATCCCACGTGACCTCCTATTGTTGTCCAGTGTCATAACCTACTTCAACCTCTCCGGCTAGATCGACGTCATCCTTCTTAGAAGCTTCCTTGGCACCGCCGTCATCGGTTGCCGCCTCGGTCGCACCTTCCATGTTGTCAATAGTCATTGTTTCAAACGACTCACGCAACTCAAACGGATAAAGTTCTTGGTCACGCGCCTTCAACTGACGTATTGGCAGAGTCTTCGTCTCACGGACTTCTGGCTTGTAGTAGTTCCACGTCCATGCCGCGTCAACGTGTTCCAGAATACCCTTAGCGTACCGAATACGATCATCATCGCTATCCAACTGAGCAAGAAGAATAACAAGACAATGGTTTTCAGCACTGAAGATTTTGGCCTCTCGCGTAATAGCGGATAGCACCCTCCACTGGTCCTGCGCATCAACACCCTCCAACAAGGAAATATAGTCAATGCCGATCACCTTGTGTCCGTAAGGCTTCAGCAACGTCAACAAAGACGTGATGCTGACAGAGTGTGTCGGGCAAATGATTGAGAATTGGCAATCGTTACGTTCGCCAAACCGATGGAACCTACGCCAAGCCTTCTTGGCCTGAACTCGTTCTTCCTCCGATAGACGTTGTTTTGTAAATTTCCAGTATGGTATCTGCGTCATGCGAGAGACCATCCGTCTAGTCAACTTGCGCTCGTTCATTTCCAAAGAAACGTTTGAGCAGCTAACCTTGTTGAGTCGATAGATGTTCATCAACAAGTTCATCAGCATCGTCGATTTACCGCCGGACGTTGTTGAAGCTAGAAGCATGACGCCTTCCGACGGGATGCCTCCATTCTTGTTGTCGATTTCTGCATACCCGGTCTTGAGCAATACTTCATCTTCCACGCTCAAGGCGAGGTCAATAAGCTCAAGTCCGTTACCGTTCTTTCCCAACGAGTAAACTAGTTGGGAAACATCTTCTTTTGTACGTGCAGACGTTAGTGCATTGGTGACGAAGTTTAACAGTTCCTCAACTTCAACTTCCGGTGCTTTCAACTTCTCAATGATGTGCTTTGCTATGGAGTACATCGACCGAGTCTTACGGTACTCACCAAGTTTCGCAAGAACCCTCTTAGCACCTTTTATGCTTCGGAGGGTCTTGGCGTCGCTGTCCTTCAGCAAGTCACGGTACTCTTCATTGAGACCGGGGTCTTCCAACAACTCTGTATAGTCGAGAATTACAGACCGCTTCTTCGCAACGTTGTAGATGCGTTGAAAAGCGGCCTTGCATGGCTCGTAGTGAAAAAACGATTCATCCAGTGAACCTAACAGAAGTGCTGAAAGCTTTTCATTGGAATTGCATATGCTCCGAATAGCAATGGACTCTAACGCGGTTGAAAAGAGTTTCATGCCGCCCCTCTAGTTATTTTTTCTGATACAACGGTGGAGTGAATACGGAGAATTCTGGATACTTCTCTTCAGAGCGACGGAGCCACTCGCTAAATTCCGGCGGTGGCGGTTCTGTTACCGACAAGTTCATGTCACCAATAGACTTGTCTGGATCACGCCAACGCTTAACGCAAGCGAACATGGAGCGTGACACGAGGCCGGAAAGAACCCCGTCGATCACATCTTCCTTAATCAAGTACTCAACACACAACAACGCCTTCAGTTGATTAACCTTCAGGCGCTTATTGGCTTCGATAGTTTTGTACGCCATGTACATAACGGTGATGGTCAGGTCTTCCGGTTCCTGACCACATAAATTGAAACTGAGCTTCTGCTTCAGTGCAATGATGTCCATCTTAACTCCTGTCACACTGCAAGTTGCGTGCGGAGAGAGCCGAATAAAGAGTTTACCCGGCCACTCGAAACCTTGAGGAAGTCTGCAACGTACCGCGTATAAGTTTCCGAACAAACTCTCGCTTGCACGTCAACATTGTCCTCGTTCTCTTTACACAAGGATTTACTTCTCAACCATTTCGAGAAGGCGCTGCACTCCGCTCCCAACAACAGCGTTATGAATTTGTATTTCTTTGTCTGAGCTTTCACCTTATCCAAGACTTGCGATATGGAGAATTGCAACTCAAACTTCGGAGAGGGGTCTTCCTCGCCATCAACATCAGGCTGGCCTCCATCTTCAACCGGGGCCATTTGGTTTTGGGAGACGCACAGCATTTCAAACTGCGTGTTCCCAACGTTTGTTGAAACCATCCGTGCACGTTTTTGTGTCTGATGGCTCTTAATCATGTTGACAACGTGGTTATGCGCTGCCCTCTTCAAGTAGTTGACGATGTGATCGTCAGAGTGGTCGATAGGTATCAGGTTGTAGAATGCTTGAACAACCTTTGCCGAAACTTCACTGTTGAAATCGTCGAACAATTCGTTCTTTGACTTCACCAAGAAGCGCATTTTCTTGTACGTGTAAAACTTGATGTAGCTGAACACCCGTGGGAACAACCTATTGAACGTCTTCAGCGCCCGTTCTACAGTCAGGTGATCAGCATTTCTACCAAGGGATTTCACTTTGGTGGAAGCGGCTTTGAAGAACCAATCGTTTGACGAGTACAGCAACCACATCAACGTCGAATCCTTCTGCGTAATCTCAAACTTCTCGGCCAGCTTTTTTGCCTGTTGCTTGCTGGCACAACCGTTGCGGAACATCGCAACCATGTAAAGCTTGATATTGAGACTTGCATACCGCTGCTCACAAAGAGAGAGCCTGAATACCTTTGCACTGACATCTTTACAGTACGGTCTGATTAACTCCTGATAATCAAAAGCGTGGGTAGCACCCAAAACGTACAGGGCGCTCTCTGCAAAGACGTAGACAGCTTCTTCACTGTCTACGCCAACGTCTAAGCCATTGAGGCACACGTTGTACAGGCTATCCATATCAGGTATAGCTCATAACAATTTCACCAGCCGGGCCACGGCGCTCTGCTGCTCCACGACGTTCGCCACGACCGATCATCCCACGGGACATTCTGGAAATGATCGAAACAAGATCATCCTCACGGGCCTTGCTGACTTTCACCTTCTTCGACAACGTCTCTACGCTTTCCAGCGCGTCATCGAGTTGGGCAACATGACCACGTTCAGACGATGGTGCGATTGCATTGGCCTTCGGGTCAACAAACTTCCCCTTCTTAATCATTGCAGAACGCATCACTGCAAACCGCTCGACAGTGTACACCGTCTCACTATTAGGGTCATTGATTGCCGAAATAAACATCTTCCCGCTCCTACCGACAACACGTACGGTTTCCTTGTCTGCGTACAGCACGAAGCCGACCGCAAAGTTGCTCAAGAAATTCCTATCCGCACTTCCAGTGTATCTGACGTAGACCTTTTGATAAAACCGCCAACCTGCTTTGCGAGTGTTCCGTTCAGCATGGAGAACCGAACCCAATGCTTGAAGCTCCGTCGGCGACATGCCGCGAATTGCTTGTGATACTTTTGAGACCCTGCTGATCTTTTCTTCGCTACCTACCAATGAGAACATATCCGGCTTGTAGGACATGCAACCCTTTGACGTCGGAAGCTTCCCATCTTCACTGCACTTGTTTTCAAAAACCCGTTCACGGTTTAGGAAGAGACATGAACCACAGTTTAGGCTTTGTTTCATTTTTTATACCCTTGGCTTGCATTGTGTATTTGATACAGAATTCAACAGCCTTTTCCTGTGAACATCCCAAGTTTGAAGCTAAGATTTTGAACAACTGAAAATCCGCGCCCTTCAGCTTCGTACCTACTGGATGTTCGACAGCATCAGCGTTGTCGACTGGCGTAAGTAAAGCAGTAACCAGAATGCGCAACCATTTTTCTGCACGGGAAGCCTCACGCTCAGTGGACCAGAAAGTCTTTGCAGGACGTTTCGGGTTCCGCATGCGTGAGATAATGAACAGAGCGTTCGCGTGCAAGATGTTGTGACAACTACTGCACAGGATAATCTGCTGACTATTTTCCCCACCGCGTGCTTGAGGCACAGTATGGTGTGAGTGCATTATGGATTCGTGTTCTTCACAAATCACACAGCACTCGTCAGAAATAATGGTTGGCATAGTAGGTTAGAAGGGCAAGCCCCACTTCATAGTGGTCGGAGTTCGACTACTTGTTACAACCTTCATAAACGCATTCATGCGTGTAAGAGGCATAACCCAAAACATGTGCAAATCGGTATTACGGGGGTTTGAGGTCGGACTGTCGCTGACCAACGCATAGTCAACAGAACCACGTTCATTGAGCATTGAGACAACGCTCTGTGCAAACTCCAACGGCTGAATGCCTTTTTTCTTTGAGGCAGACGACGAGACAAGCAACAACATCTGGTCCAGAAGAATACCATAGCCTTCAATAGGGTAAAACTTCAGGCCGATCTTCTTGAACGTTGCTTCGGAGTTTAGAACTTGGTTTGAAAAGATTGGAATGACAGGCATGCGAACAAGCTGGAACTCACCGATAAGTTTAATCGGGAGGCTGTCACGCATCTTGGACATTGCATCCAAGGTGATAGTGTCTTTGAGACTTGAAATCTCACCGGCACCTTTATGAACTGACTCACGCTCTTTGAGCGCGGTGTTGATAACCTGAACGGCCTTCTTGGCTTCAGGAGAGTTTGATAGAGAGATTTTGATCTTCTCTTGTTTCGCGGTCAAGACGACCGGTGGAACGAGTGATTCTGCTGCTTCAATTTCGTGAGCGATTGCCGCATCAACCTTCACGATAAACTTGTCATTCAAAACCTTGATGCTTGCGCGAAAGTCAGGTAAGCCAATTTCGTTGCTCGACAATCCGGCATGCAAACCCGTGGCGACGTTGGCGACCGAAATCAGCGCCTTCCTCACAGGTATATATTTTCCCTTCTGATCCGCCTTCAGCCAAGCAACTGTCTCTTCCACACCAGAAGAGATAGATTCTAAGGCCGCATTCAGTTCACGCTTTTTCTTCGAGGACAAACACGTTTTGAGTGCGTCCTTAATTTGGTTGTTCAAGTTCTCAATGCGAGTTACTGTATTCATGGTTAAGTCTACCCTAGTTTGTAGTGCAATACGCACCGGTGTAAATTAGTATGTCCTCTCAGACCTTGATCGTCTGTAAATCTTTGAGGATTCTGATTTGTGGTTTTTTCAAATCTCTGGTTAGTGATGTGATTGAAGCCTCTGTAGACTTGATGGTCGCTTTCAATTTAGCGGCCTCAAGAGACTTCAACTGTCGAACTTTAAGGTCTAGAATAGTGTTTGCATCCTCCAAAGTTATCTTCAAGGTTTTGACAAGGTAGGCCGCGCTGTCCTCTTTGGTCAACGAGTCCATAATGATCTTCAGGTGGTTGACAGCCAGCAACATCAACTCCAACCTTTTCAACTTCTGCCGATCTAGGCCAATCAAATATTTGATGACCTTGATTTCAATCTCGACGCGCCACGCACACCAGTCTTTCAATATGCTTGGTACAGTCGTCCTGCCGAACTCGACTCCTTTCAATTCGCGCTCGGTCACCCCAATGTCGTAGGACTGCTTTCTCACAAGCATCGACGTTATCTTATCAACAAACTCGTCGAAGTCGACACCGCGTTGCGCTGTGATTTCAAACTTGAACCCTGCTCTGCCGGTCGAATCAGAAACCGATTTGACGATTTGCATGGCTGATAGGTTCAAGGCCAACGTCTGCCAACTTGTCTGTGAGGTCAGTCCGGGACAAGCTGAGGTGACGGTGATCATTTTCTTTTTGGTGTCGACAACCATCGTCGGTAAAAACTTCAGAGAGCCGCAACCATTCTTGAAAAACTCAAGCACTTCCTTCTTGTCGGAAATGCAATCCCCGCCATAAACGGGTTCAAAGACCACAACCTTTGCGCAATCAAGAGGACTTAGATTCTCACCCTCAAGGCAACGTCTAACCAACTGAACGACGCCTTCCATCGCAAAGCTTGGACACTCGGCAGAGACACCGAACGCAATACTGACGGAGCCATTCAACAGCAAGACGGGCAACTTCGCCGGTAAGACGATTGGCACCTTTTCGTCTTCGCTGAAGTTTGGAACGTAGTCAACAACAGCCAAGTAGGTAGGGTCCAGCATGTACAACGTACTGAACTCAGAAAGACGCGCCTCGGTGTATCGCATCGCCGCTGCGTTGTCGATGTTGTCACCCCAGTTGCCGTAACCTTCAATCAGAGGCACGCACTGGTTTTTCGTGATCCAGACTTTCCCATCGTCGCTTTTGGTTCCGGTCAACCCAACCATCGCGTCGTAAGTTGTCTGGTCACCATGCGGTGAGTACTTGCCGATAACTTCACCGACCGTTCTTGCGGCTTTGCGAAATGGAGTGCCATGCTTCAGACCCAACCCGTAGCAAGCCCACAAAATAAATCGGTGGACAGGTTTCAGACCGTCACGAAAATCTGGAACAGCGCGTTGCTCAACAACTTCCTCACCATACGCTTTCAAATTGCGTTGTGTAATCGTCAAAAGTGATTCGACAGAATTTGGCATGTTTTTTCTCATTTGTAGGTTGCGTGATTTTCAAAGCTTTTCGAGGTCGAGCGGAAGCCCGGTGTCTGTCGACATGAGTATTATAGCACACTCTGAGGCCCGTGTCAACCCCCCTACTTTTGGCGTTGTCTATGTGTTGTTGTAATCGCGACCAAATCCCGGACAATTGATTTCACGTTGTCGTCTTTTCCTTCAACGACATGATCAATAAATCTCTCACCATATTTCACAACGTCGTCGCGCATCTTGGAATTGAGCAAAAGGCTTTCAAGAGCATCTGTCTTTTCAAGGTGTGAGAATCTTGGATCGACATGTGCGCTGCGAACAGCCGTGTAAAAAACACGCGACGACTCTTCAAACATTTTAATTAGCAGTTTCTTCGTCTCAACCTCACCGCGATTTGCAGTGACGCTTTGTGCATAGTCAATAAATGGTGGGATGAATTTGTCAAACTCTTTCACCCACAAATCATCGTTTGACGTTTTCTTGTGCGAGTACAGACGTGCGATTAACACAAAGATTTGAAACAGCATCGCACTTGCTTCAGCAGGGTGGCCGTGATGGACAACTGGCTGGCCTGACGGAGTCCCGCCGCCACCGCTGGTTGATTGCTCACCGCTTATGGAAATTTTCATAGCTCAGAGTCCTAACAGTTCCTTACGAGCGGCAGAATCGCTGCCGACCAACAGCTTGAAGTGCTGTAGTTCTTTACCCTTGGCAGGGCTAACGCAAATAGTCGTTCGCGTCTTTGGATCGAATGCGACGTACTCCAACGTATCAGAACCGATTTCACCCCAACCCTTTGCACGCATGACCGTCACCTTCGCGCCTTTTGGAAGTTGCTTAACGACCGCTGCGTGACTTGCACCGAAATAACGTTTGCCTTTGAAGAACACTGAGAAGAGTGGTGCGTCAACAACGAAGACGCGGCCTTCATCAATCAGTCGTGGCATCAGCTTGTTAATCAATGTCAGGATCAGGACCGCGATATGTGACCCGTCAACGTCAGCATCGGGGAGCAGAAAAATCTTATTGACGCGAAGCTTGCTGTATACGTCGGCACCACCTTCTTTGTGTGTGTCGAAATTGTACCCGATACACGATAGCAGGTCTTGAACGGCTTTTGACGCGAGTAGTTTATGCGGGGCCATGCGTTCGGCGTTTGCAATTTTACCTGACAGCTTCGCAACCTCTTGATACAGGTCGTTCCGTGCTTTCTTCGCAGTGCCGCCAGCAGAATCACCTTCGACGATGTAGAGTTCTCGCGTCGCTGGACTGGCCTTCGGTGACGAAATCAATGACGTCGGAAGCATGTTCTTGGTTCGCTTCTTGGCGCTTGCGACCGCGTCCATCGACTTCTTGAATTCATCCTTCGACTTCTTGACGTCCATTGCGCGACGAATAGCTGCACGAGCCACTGTCTTGTTCTTGATAAAGAATGCGGTCAACACCGGGAGCAATTCTTTTTCAACCGCGTCAGCAACGTTTGACGTCAGCTTGTCTTTGGTCTGGCCGTTGAAAGAGGCACCTGACATTTTCCAGTCAAGGACTCCTACGAGTCCGAAATACAAATCCTTTGGTGCAAACTTGTCCGTCTTTTTACGGAAGGCCGTGAGGGATTTCATCAACGCGTTGCGGAAGCCAACTTCATGTTCACCGTCGTTGATCGTGCGACCAGAGTTTGCATAGGTGTGCAGTGCGTCATCATCGTTGTAGGTCGTCCACTGAAGTGCAACCGAACAACAATCAGATACGTGTTGGAACACTTTTCCTTGCAACTCGACTTCCAGCTTAGTGCAACGTTGCCGAACCAAAGCAACCAACCCCTCAGTATTGAGGAAGCTTTTCATCTTACCACCGGCACTCAAGACGAGTTCGACGCCGGGGTTGAGCATTGCTTTGTCACGCATCCATTGGGCAAGATATGGAACATTCATCTTGGCCTTTGTCTTGCCGCCGTCTTTCGACACGACTGGTTGGTCTGGAACGAACTGGATGATGGAGCCACGATTCGGTGCGTATGGAAGAATCTTTTTCAGTGAGGCTGGCAGCGACACAGTCTTCACGTCACCGACCGGTTTGCCGCATATGAATTTCTGATAGTGCCATTTGCGTTCGCGGTTTGTCCAAACCTCAAACGACGAAGAGACGGCGTTCACCGCAGCAGCACCGACGCCGTGAGTTCCCTCAGATGTCTTGTACGCCTTTGCGCTAAACTTACCGCCTGTGTGTAATTCAGTCATAATCAAGGTGAGCGTACTCACCATCTTACTGCGTGGATTCTTCGGATCGTCTTTGACTTTGCCGACTGGAATACCCTCTGCCTTGTCTGCAACTGTGTAGACACCGCGCTCATTGTCCACGTGAACAAACACGTAGTTGTTTCGACCGGCTGCCGCTTCGTCTGTTCCGTTGGCAATCAATTCCTTGCCGCACTGGAAGACCATCATATCACCAGTCTCACCAAGGTACATTTGAGGACGTTTACGAACGCCGTCCAACCCCTTCAATCTGGTTATGCTTGATTCGTCGTAGTCTTGTCTTTTTGTTTGGGTGCGAGTCATTGGAAAACCTTACCGTGTTGATGTTCAAATTCTCGAATTTTCCTGCGCAACGCTGGAAGTGAAAGGTGACACGTATTGCCTTTGGCCGAATTGACTTTACTGTGTAGTAGCTTCAGGTTTGCAGGATGACATATAACGGACAGTGGGACTGGAGTCTGACGTTTAACAAACCTCTCTCTGTCTTCACAGTATTCGTACCAGCCGTAAAATTTACTGAACTGGTGGTCTATGTTGTAGTCAACCGACTGTTTTCCTTTTGGGTCAACAAGGTGACGGTACTTGTTGACCACAAGAAACGTCAACTTTGTTATACAGTAAGTGTAGTGTTTGTGTGACCGAAACTCAGAAGCCACCGCGTTTCGTTGAATTGCACGCTCTCGAACCATTTGAGAGCCAGCAGCATAGCTTTCTGCAAACTTCTTTCGACTTGCGCAATGCTGTTCACCGTGAGTGCGTCTTATCCCAACTTCTTTCAAAAGAGCCACTATTGCAAAGCTATTACTTATACCAAACGCTGCCGCTATGTCTTGCATGCTGTCGCCAGCCTCGTAACGTTTGACGATCTTCGTTTTGTTCTTCTCAAACCTAATCTTATTATTGCGAATAAGTTCGGCCTTCCCACACGTCCAACCTTCTGCTTTTAAGACGTTGTTTACAAATGAGTGGGTTAGGTCTAGAGACTGGGCAGTGCCGCGAATCGAATTTCCACGAACTACATACTCGACGTATATAGATTTCTTCAATGAAGAACTTGGAAGCAGTTGCCACTTCCCATTGATTGATTTTTGGTAGGTAAAGCCACCGTGTTTTCTTTTTTCACCCACGCGGCCAACAACTGTTTTTGGAATTGCATTGACGATGCTCATTATTTCCTCCTAAAAACATAGAGTCAAATTAGCATTGTCTGAAACTCACCACTATGTATCTAGGTGGTTGGGAAAGTGAATTGGTCCAGAGGAAGTTCAAACTCTTCCTTCGTTATCTGGACTCCTGAGAGGCTTCCAAATATGATGCCGATGTTCCGAACCGGATCACCCATGTGCTGTGCTTGACGTGCACCGGACCACGGCATAGACACCACAAACTTAACATGCCCGGCAAAGTACGTTGTACTTGACGGGCTTTCAATCGAACAGCGCGTGTCATACTCGCGCCTTGCCCACATGGTCTCATCACCATACCTGATTGGGTACTGAAACTCGATATTTACAACGTTGTCACCGGAAGGCTCCCCAACCACTTGAACGTAGTCGGGAAATTTCATAACTGAAAACACGTCCCGAAGGACGACTTTGTCGATCATGCTATTCTCACTATGGAGACTCTTTACAGTTTCACGCTTTCACGAAGTGCCTTGAGAATCGTCAGGCTTGACTCATGTGTCGCGATTGCTGCATCGAGTAGTTTTAGATATGCAGGTTCGGAGAAACGGCTGCCACTGCTGACGCCAATCAAGCCCGAATCACCCGGCGTACAGATGCGCGATGTGTCGGGCAACGTCTTCTCGACAGTTTCAACTACCGCCACGGTATTGTTTTGAACACCATCTGCAACACCCAACGACTTTAGGCCGAGAATGGTTCCTTCTGGACGCTGACCCTTTGGAAGCACCAAAACAAGCGACTCGTCACTGTCAAGAATCTGCTCAAACGGGTATGCAAACTTACCGGACCATTTGTATGTCACGCCATGACCGTTGCCGCTCTTGATAGCGTACTCTTCTCGGATCAAGTTTGACAATGCAACGTAGATTCCGTTACTTGCTTTCGCACGTGTGCCAACAGCGTCTTTGATGCGCTCAATCGGTAGGTAGTTCCCTTCGTCACGATAGCGCCACAAAACCATTGCCGCGATCCCACCAAGCGTCACGCGGCGCAGCTTTCCAGTTGGTTTCTTTGAAGGCAGCTTGAACTCTTTCAATTTCGCAGGTGTCATTGTGCTTACCTTTGGGGTTTCTTTGAGTGGTTTCACCTTGTGTGCGGTGTCGATCTGTGGCTTCGGCGTTGCTGGTTTCGGGTTGGGTGGTGGAACCTTTACAACTGGAGCAGGTTTCGACTCGACCGTCGGACTTGTCTTCACCTTAGGTGCAAGCTCAGTCAAGTAATACATGTTGTCGCGCTTGAAGATAGTGTGGTGCTGGACCAGCAGGTGCAACGTCCGTGACAGGTCAGAACGCTCACAGAACAATGTCCCGCGATTGTAGAGACCGTCAAACGTCAGCCCTTCAGTGTGCCTCGTTAGAAGATTGGTAACTTCGTCTTCATGTTCTTGTGTGAGTTCCATTTTGTTTATTCCCTGAAGGGCAATCGTTTGTCAGTGAAGATGTTCTAGCTTGTAGATCGTCTGATTGCAAAGTTCGAGAACTTCAGTGATGATGTTCTCAAGGTCTTTGTGAAGCGCAATTTCTGGTCGCTTCATTTCTTCCGTCAGAGTGTCGCGGACTGCGAAGAAGAAGGCGACGTAGTTTTCTGGAATATCCAGAGTGACCGTCTGAGGAAAGTCTTCGATAGGTCCAAATGCACCGATAGCGGCCTCGGCAAATCGGTCAGCAAAACCAACGATTGCGTCGTAAAACTCGTTGAGAGCTTTATGCTCTGCAAACTTCGCAGTTTTCAAATGAAATACGTGTGCGACCGTTCGCGTGTTGAACAGAAACATGACCAACACGCCAAGGCTAGTGTATCCAGAAGTTGAAACGTTGATTTTCATATCTATGCTCCGATGATTGCTTTACGATCACGCGTTGCATCCCATTTCCGACCCATGACTTTTGAGTGCAGCCATTGACGGCCCAACTTGAAATACGATTCTTCTCGTTCGATGCAGATACACATGCGACCAAGTTCGTAGGCAGCGGCACCCAAGGATGCGGAGCCACACGTTATGTCTAGCAGAACGTCGTTTTCGTTTGAGTAGCTCTTAATCAACCACTTCAGAATCGACGTCGGCTTTTGTGTAGGGTGTACCTGCTGGCTTGAAGAGAAGTTGCGTGGAAACTTCAAGATGCTTTTCGGGTGGCGCGTACCAGTGTTGAAAATGTCTTGCGGCTTCATGCGATAGCCGTGTGTGTTCAAAGCCTCTTTCTGAATCTCTTTCGTCGACTTGAACATTGAGTACGGCTTTCCCGCCTCCATCTGCGGGTAGTACTTGTGAGACTTGCGCGAGAACACGAGCACGTCCTCATGTACTTTCATCGGGCGGTAATTCGCTAGGCCGGGCGAACCGCACTTGTTCTTATCCCAAACCAAGTGGTGACGGAACCACTTGGGGTTGCTCATAACAACCGCCGACGTGAACGGCTGGCTACCAAAGATGATAACCGGTGCCGTTGGAACCGTCGCGGCCTTAACCATGTCCCAATAATCATCGAACGGAATAACTGCGTCCCATGAAATATCGGTAGTCCCGTAAGGTGGGTCGTTGATCCAGCAGCTTGCAAACTGACCAAACTTATCAGCGATGTCGTAGACAGCATCGTACACGTCAGCGTTGATGAGAATCGTGTTTCCAGCAACGTAACACTTCTTACCGAAATGCACGGTGCAAAACTTCTTTATAGCGTCAAACTTTTTCATCGTCGGTTCCCACTTGAGTAGATGTATCCTATTTACAGTTTATTCCCACTCTGCGTTTGGAACCACTAGGCTGCCAAAATGCTTGCCGACCTTGGCAGCCTGACGCTTGTTTAGCTTGAGGCCGATTGTCGCGCACAAGGTATCAAATTCGCGCCGGGCTTCATACCTGTTAGATTCCGCAATGCGGCGTTTGACTTCTTCCGAGTGAAATGCCAAAGTATCAGTACCAAAACAACCGAGGTTGCATAGAGCCTCTGCAAACTCGACAGAGGTTTCATCAGACGCCATATACGAACGTTGCCCGGCCTGAACGCGTCCACTGTACAGAGTGTCGGAAACCGTCTCCGTTTTATCGTTCACTTCGACAACGCGTAAGAACGTTGCGCCATGCGCTGACCTCCAAACATTCACACGGCGCGACGTATCTGATTTGAAACTGAGGTTGGCCGGCATGTATAAAAAGGTGAAGGTCTTCGCGCTGGTAGGAGTATCTTCACCCTCTTTGACAAGGATGTTGACGAGGATGCGAGATTTCGGAAGTGCTTTTGTGGTTTTCATTATGTCATGTCCTGTTTAGTTTTTACATGCCGTGGCAGTAGAGGAAGCTGTTTATCAATTGCTTGTCTATCTCGCCACGACTTTCCAAGCCCAAAGTCGTGGATCGGCCACTACAACCGTAGGTTGCCATTTCCAGCGAACCGGCACTTATCGGCTTGGCCCCTTTCAGACCTTCAACGTTGGCAGTGACGGAAGCCGCAACATCTGCGTGAACGAGGAAGTCCGGGTAGATGATAGGCACTTCCCGTGGGATGCTGCCACCTACTTCAAACACTATGTAATTGAAACCCATTTTGATACTCCGGTTTAGTCAAGCCCCATGTATTTTGCCATGATGCGAAACGGCCAAACATAGTGTCAAAGGAAATGCTCGAACGGGAACCCCATAGTCATTCCCAACCAAAAACTAATACTGAGCAGAGTGTTTTTGCTACTATGGTAACACTTAACTAGAAGTCCACTCTCTGTCGAATGCAGGTGAAATGCTGGCTGTCGAAGTTTTACTGACCCGATCTTAGACAGCCTTTCCAGAGCTTGATCCCTATTTGGAATTTTCATGTTGTTTCCTGTTTAGATGTTCTTCCAGTTGCCTGTTTAAAGCTATGTACGCGCGGGGCCACCAAATATCAAAACACTTTTTGCAAATAATGTTTTCTGCTGCAATGTCTTGACTCGACAGTGGTGCACTGCAAGTCGCACAGTTTCTTTGGAGCATTTCTGATCACCTGAGAAGCTTTGGCTGGAGATACGGATTGCATTTCACAAGTCGATTTTTCAACTCAACATCCCGCGTTACACCATAGAAGTTTGCCTTGCGCAGAATCATTTCCTCGTCGCCGGTCTTGATGAACATTGCAAGGGCCAGCATTTGATCCAGCACCGGAGTGTCTTGCAGGTAGACGCATAGGCTGGCAACAAGCACGTCAGACTTCGTGTACAACTCCGTCTTGAACGGACTTGAGCGCCCCGGATACTGAGTCCTGTTTATCAACGAGCCACTCTTGGTCAGCACAAACTTGAAGTCCGATTCAGCATGCGACACTTCAATAGAGTCACCCTTCAAGAATATCCGCGCGTCTTCTTCAAACCCGAAGTTTGAAATTAGCTTTAAGGCGCGTTTTATACTGTTGCGCACTGTCTTTGCCGGTGGCCGCGCTTTGTACATCACTGACGGGACGTGATTTGACCCTCCAACGTTTGTGTGAAATGCGGTCCACGTCCCAGTCCTATTGAAATACGTTGTGGCGGTTGTGCTGGTCCCAACTTGGTAAGGCAGAACGAGATTGGTCGTTGCCGTGGTCTGCACTCGATACCAATGGAAAGGTCTCGCGGCGTTTGTCGTTGTCGACGTGATTATAGTTGTTGCTGTTGAGGCGGTCTGCGAGAAAGGCAGATACATCCCCAAATCCGTCACCACGTAAGAGCTTTCCAACGAGTTCTGCACAGTTGCAAGTACAGTTGGCATTTCATCCTCCGGCGATTGGCCGGACTGCTAGGCTTTGCTTTCCAACCGCATCTTCAGGTTTACGAATTCGCTCCATAGCACCCATGTCAGACTGGCCCCGGCGCTTGCCTATTGACGCTTGTTTGGCACGAACCAAACTTGCAACGTCACGGTCATTCATTTCTTCAACCATCTTCTCAAACTGTTCATCCGAGATAATCAGTTCTTCAATCGTCTCAACCGTCTTCTCAGTGACTTTGACCCGGCGCTTAAACCGGTCGATCAGCACACGTTTGGTAGTGAAAAACGTGTACCCCTCTTTCATCTTCTGACGAACTAGCTCAATGAGCTTTTCTTTGTTTTGATCGTCCCACACGATTGTTATGTCCCCGGAGAGATTCAAAAACGTAATTGCGGTTTCCATAGTGGTAGTCCTTGGTTATGATTTCGCGTCAAGCAAAATGAAATGCGGTTGATCGTCGATCCAAATATCAGGTCTGATCCCGTAGGATTCAAGGAACGGAAGCTTTGCTTTTCGTTCAGTCGGGACAATGCGATGCACCAAGTCGGTCAGCCTATCGTCCATTTCTTGTACCTCTTCAAACGTACGCATTGTGGCGACCAAGACTTCATGACCTCTTTCCTGTGCCATCTTGACAACGGCCAACCAGAAGTCAGGGTCTTTTGTGTAGCAATTATCATAATCTAAGGCTATGAGCATCGAAGGCACCTTTGAAATCACGTTTACGTACTGGGTTGGTTACATACTGCATCGCACACCCAATCTTAACAACGGCCACTACAAAGTCATAGCCGTGAGAAGTGCAAAACTTTGTAGCGGCTTTGAATTTTTCTAGACCGCCGTCAGAAAGAGCGAGCCGGATCGTGTAGTCACTCTTGACCTCAACCAATTGCCTTGTCCTGTCAATAAAGCGAACACCCAAGTCTGGATAGTACATGTGTTCAAGACCGTCACGACCTATATAAGGTATGGTGGGAATCTGGTCCCCAAAAAACAATTTGGAAACTTTAGGGTCCGAATCAAAAGCAGAGATAACGATTGGCTCATACCCCTGACATTCAATGACGTTTCCGTTCTTCAGTCTAACTTCTTTCTTCAAGTACACGTCCCACGTGGCGTATAAGTCCGGGTTTTGAATTGGCCACCGGGTCCCGTATTTAGACATTGACGTCTCCACGCACTTGGCAAGCCATTCAGATTTACTAAGCTTGTGGTGTTTTTTGAACTCGTCCGATTTGAAAAAGTTGTCTGCCCCAAATTCGCGCAAACAGGTTTTTCTTTTTCTCTCCTTAACTTCAACGCTCTGAGAAATGTTTGCGACGCCGTACTTCTTAATGCTCGCTTCAGACCTTCTAGCGTTTGTCAATTCGGCCTTGTTGGAGCATTGACGAGAGCAAAACCTTTGATAGCCAAACTTCAAGCTACCGGTTGGGGTTATTTTTGTTGGCGTCTTGCATTCTTCACACCGTGGGTCGTAGTCTGGAAATAAGAATTGGACGGCGCGCTCTTTTGAGATTTGTCCAGACAACGCCTCAGACAACGCCGCGAAATCGTCCGGGTAGTTCGCGCGCAACCAAGGTCTGAAAAGTTGAACGTTGTTGACCTTCTCAAACTCACGCACAACCTTTCTACTATTATTGCTTCTTTCACGCCACTTGCGACCGAGTTTCTTAATCATGGGTTGCTCTCGATTATGACCAAGCCCTTAAATTAGTGTTATCGTAATCCAAAGCCAGAATCATGGCAGCTTCCCTTTGCTCTTCTTTGGAACATCAAACGTGTACAACACTGACACGGGACGGCGACCTTGCTTTTCCATGATGGACATCATGGTGTGGTTGTTTGGGGAAGTGCCACCGTCAACGTAAAGCCGACCCAACTTACGTGCTCTTTTTACAGTCTTCTTCCAGAGACGGGTGTAGATACACTTCTGGCGGTACGCTTGATCGACATACCCGTGGACGATACACAGGGCGTTTTTCCAAGGTTCGTCTTCAAGTAAGACCATCCCGATAATCTTGTCGTCCTCGTTGACTGCTACGAAAGCAGACTGGTTGCAATTAAACGATACGCAGTTGTGGTTTGGATACCCAACGCTGTGAAACTTGTTCATAGCCTTGAAGTAGTATGGAACAACCGGCGTGTTGTTGCAGGTCTCGTAGAATTTAATCTGTATCCCGTGTTTGATCTTGCTCATGTTCTGTTCCTCCGTTTTGAGACCTTTGCAGCTTTTCGTTTTGCACGCGATACGTGCTTCTTCGCGTGCTTCCTGTTATTTCCAAAGCGTTCGCGCCTTGCGTCTGAATCATAACTGTTATCTTGTGTGTCCTCGACCTGCGCGGCGGTGAGAAGTTCTTCTTCAAATGCACGTGGAAGCACTTCACCAACGCTTCCAGAGCCGACAACCAACGTGTGTTTGCTAGGTTCCATTAACGAACTCTCCTGACTTCGTATTCTTCAACAATCGGTGTACCACGCGCTAGTGACGATGGTCTGCTATCCGAGAGGCGATCTGGAGAAAAATGAAACCATGTTTCAGAGAAAACTACGTCCATATACCACTGCTCCCACCGACCGCCATACCATTTACGATACCACCGGAAGTTGTGAAACGTTGTTTCCCAAAAATGTGATGCAAGCCACGAAGGAATAGGGTGACCTGCTTTGAACAGGTACACGTAATACCCCAACTGGTAAAAGAGGCAGAAGAGAATAAGTATGGCAATGGTCAATTCCATAATGATCACCCATGTGAAAATGGGTGGGTACCGAAATACCCACCTGTTGATTACGCGATACGAACAAACGTTGTCAGAAACGCAACTCCAAGCAGCAGAGCACCCCAACTACCTAGTGCTGACAGATATGTCTTGACTGACGTCCCGAAGTACCGGTTGCCAATCGTCACGCACTTGTGAGTCGGACTAACAAGGTATGCCGCAAAGTCAATGGCAAAGAACCAGACAAAGTATTCGACTCCAAATACTTGACTGAGCATGACGGCGATTGCTGCAAACTTGCCGCTGCTACCCATTGCAAACGAGGCCAAAAAACTAACGATGCTTGCGTAGGCAATCACTTGAAAGGTTGATCCACCAAGTGAAGCGGCTTTGACGAAGGCTTCGATTTCCGTGCCGTGGGCCTTTACGAAGTTGCCAAACATAATCACGACGGCCACCATGATGATGACGTTGAGGTTTACGTATGACCAAAGCTTCTTCGGTGACCACTGCTGCGTGATGAAGATGTAGTACAGTGCAAGACTGCCAAAGCACCACACGTGATCGACACCGTAAATGTAAGCTCCAATTGCTGTAGCCATTGGGACCACACTACGTGTCACGCTCGACAGATTAAACTTGCTAGGCTTGATTTCAACATCGCCGTCGTCAACCTTGGTCCAAATGTAGACAAAGATAAATGCAATGCTGACGATCAGCAACGGGTAGATCATGCCAAGCCACTGCCAGTACGACAACCCGAAAGCAGCAATCGGTAGGATCACCGTCTTCTCTAATGGAGACCACAAGTAGTAATGGTGTGTCGCCAAATAATCGACGATGCCAAACTTCTCACGGCTCTTTCCGGTTGGTGGGGCAACGGTGTCCAGCAGACCGGCTGAAACAGTTACGCGCCCTTCAATCGGCAAGACTCCACCGATAGCACTGAGCAGAACAACTACAAATTTGTTACTGCGGAACGTATTCTTCACATAGGCGTATGCGGGGGCGAAGAGTGAATACTCTTTTGCTAGTCCAGCAACGATCATAATGAAAAGGATCATCCACACGTAAGACAGGTCTTTGATTAAGTACATCATGTTTCCTTGAAATGAAAAATGGGTTTATGTAGTCATGGTGTTTTCCCTTTATGGTTCCTTTGTAGAGTTGAAGAAACTTGTGCTTCGAGTTCCGCGATCCGGGCTTTCAGGAATGCAACGTACTCTGCGGAGTATACTTTTTCGTAAGACAAGCAATCTGCTTTTGGCTTTCGGAGTTGAAACTCCGTCTCGGACATTGCCCGGCTGACCAGATAGCCAACAACTTTGTGTTTCGGCTTTTTAAGGTCTGCCACAGCTATCTCCGGTTTCGACGCTGCGAGGTCTTCCGCATACTGCGTCTGTTTTTATTGACGCGAACCTTCTCGGCCTTCTGCCTTTTGAAGATGAGTCAAGAGCGGTTTTATACTCAGCCAACAGTATGTTGATAGGGTTGTCGGTGTTGAACGGAGGGTTGCGCAAAGCCCGAATCTCGTTGAGATAGTGCGCGGGACCGGTGATTGCCACCAACACTTCGTGCAAAGGTTTCGCAGAAACCGTTATCTTATCCACGTAAACTCCTTCCATTATGTTATTTACCGAAGAGTCGATCATGCAACCGTATCGACACAAACATCCCAAGAGCAGCGCCGGTCCCGCAGTACGGAATCAGCGACCACCCGTCTTTCACTATCAGTCCAACCAACAACACGTCAGTCGCGGCCATCATGTATGAAGTCACAACAATCAACTTCATCTTGTTGGCAATAACGTTTTTGTGTTGGAAACCTTTTAGGAAGACTGACACAAACGAGGCAAAGGCCGCTAGTAGGTATGCTTGCATGGTCAGACGACCACACGGCAACTTCGATCTGCAACGTGCCTTACCGTAGTTTCCATGACTTCGCAAACATCACCGGCCTCAAGAGCATCCTTAAACAGCACTCTCTTTGCGGTAGACCCGGCCCCGTATTTTCCTTGAGCAAAGGCGTTTGCAACGTCTTTGTTCTTTGCGACGATGACTCCAACAACACTTGATTCACCACTGACGTAAATTCTAAACAAACCCATGTGGACCTCCGTAGTTGTCTGTCTTTCCTTTTACAGTATGGAAGATGCGGCGATTTCCATAATCGCGCTCAGGCCAATGCGCTGCTGAATGCTGCGAGTCCGGTCTAGGCTGGTGGTGCCGCGAGTACGTTCATGGTTGGTGGTGCGGTCGACGCTGCGGAGAAAATCACGTTTGCGACGTTCCGACATGTTCTCAACCTCTTCCATACTTATAGGTTCGTTGCCGTCTTTCTTCGCAACCTCAACGGCCTTTGCGTGGACCAACTCATTCAACCTCTTGTCGAGACGTTCCCGTTCGAGGCGTGCCAGTTCCGCTTGCCGCGCCATTTCTTCACCGCGTTTCAGCAGCGCCATTGAAACTCGTTCTTCTCTTGTGCCACGTGCTCTTGCCTGACCCATATTCATTCTCCAAACGAAGAAAGGGAAACCCTAGAGTCTCCCTTTCCGCGTTAGTCCCAGTAGGGATACGGTTGCTTTGCGAGGATCATCACTTCATGCTCACCGTTCTTAACGAAGCGTTGAAGTTCTGCCCTGCACTGTTGACGATAAATAACTTGCTGGCTTTTGCGGAAGGACTTCGCCGGAACTGCACCCCAACACTTACTCTTGTCCTCATGCCACCAACGAAGCTTTGCTGCACGTTGATCACCTTCGAGTTGCACATAACCTGCTGGTCCGTCAATCCAGATGGTTTCCCGTGTAACCCAAACCGGCGTGTAATGCTTTCTGCGAATTGTCTTTGCCACTTGCGTCTCCGTTACGAGTTGATCGTAATCGGGAACAAGTAACGTGTGGCATTTTCATTGTGTGTCCTTTCATTTCAAACCGTCTTTGGAGGCAAGCTGGTGTCGAAGCCAGCAACATCAAACGTTTTGGTATCCGGCGAACACGCGGCAGATAGGAACTGACGTGAGTAAGCCGACGAGAGAGCGTAGCTAGATGTTGGAGGCGGCAACATCGTTCTACGGGTTCATCGCGTTCGTTGTGTAGTCTGTGCCAGTTACTCTACCATCGGTGAATCATCAACGCGACGCCCATGAAACGTCCAATGTTTTTCGCTCCACATTGCCTTCAAAGAAGGTTTGCCGACGCAGATTTATTACGTCGGGTACTACGGTCTAGGGTTGCACTGATAATCCAGCTTGGCTCTAACGTTTGCCGCACGCCGTGGAAGTATAGAGTTTCCGCCATTAGTGAGTCATGGCAACTCCCGGTTCCAACGCGTCAGAAAAACCCGTCACACAAATCGAACGCGCCTCAACTTGTGTCTATCCAAACTGCTTCTATGGAACGGGAAATCGTTGAGAACTACTCTGCAAGCATATTCTCGTAATCCATAATAATCTTGTCAATCAGCGTGATGCCGAACTTTGCAAGGTGATCACGGTGAGTACGTAGTTGCGCCAGCTTCAAAGACACGTCTTGTACTCCAGTGGCAAAGCTTGTAAGTCTATAAGTCCCGTAAGAACATCCCGCGACCTTTGAATACGCGACCTCGCCAGTGCGGTGGACCATTGCAGAAAGAGAAGTTGAAACCGTTTTTGAATCAAGCTTGGTCCGGGCCACGACTTGAGCAATGGTCATTCCAACTTCCAGATTTAAAACGTCTCGTATCTGCTGTCGCGCTGTTTTCATTTTTTCGTCTTCGGAGGCTTAGGTTCATAAACATCTGTCTTGTGAAATGACGTAAACCCAAAAGTTCTGTGCTTTGATCCGACTGGACAGTGGTAGGTCTTGGCAAGGTGGTCGTATTTGAAGCGCCCACAGTTTACGCATTTGATCGGCTTCGGCGGATTTAGGTTTACGCCAAGGTCCGCCGTTTTCCGTTTAGGCATTTTGTTTTTCCGCGTCAATTTTCTGTTGTGTAAATGCGACAAGCTGATCGACAGTCATGCCCAACATCCTATCGTATTCGTCGTCTTGAATAGCAATTCCAAACGCGTTCTCAAGCGTGATTAGAATGTCTGCGGCGTTGGCACCGTCAAGGCCCATCTTTTCCAACCGAATATCGGATTCGATTGTGAAGACCTCGACCTCAGCGGTTGCTGCAATTGCTTTAAGCACTCGGTACCTGACGTCCATAGGAAGCTCTCTGAGTTGAGCCGAGCATCGCAGAGTAGTCACGTCTTTTGTTTGGTTGAGTTAGCACGCGTAGTGCGACGCCTATTGGTATGTTGTGCCACCGGCAAAGCTGCGCGGCGTTGAAATGAAATCCAATGTTTTGAATGCGGATCGCGCGTTCCACTACGCTTGCGGTGTGGTGGTATGTGCGTTGACTCTGCTTTGGTTTATTCACGTTGTTTCACATAAAGGTTGGTTGTGGAGGTTGGCTGGATCGAACCGCCCAACTGAGCTAAACCCCCCGAAAGGTGTTACGTGGAACTGTCGTTCCGTGGTTTTACTTTTTCATACCAGATGTTTGCAACAACATCACTGCCATCCACAAGGTTCATCGTCTTCATCAAGGCACGAAGCTTGTTGACTTCAGGTGAATCAGTTGTCAGAACCGAGTCGACAACTCGAACCGCTTCATCGTACAAATAACTCCAGCGGTCCTTGATTTCGAGAAACATCTTACGTGCAGAGTAGTAGACGTTGTCACCAGACTCTTGCCACTCGTCAATCGGAAGTGACAAAGCTTCAATGACGTGCGGTACGATCTTGGCATTGCGTTCGTCAGTGTCTCTCTTCTGCTGTGCCTTGTAGTGCACGTTGGCCTTTTCAGCCAAGAACTTCCCGGCCTCTTCTTTCGTGTTGAATCCACGACGCTTCAAGACACGTGCAATCTTCAATGCAAGTTGCCGCATCGTCGCATTTGCATCCGGCTTGCGGAAGTTTTCGTAGTCGTTGAACACGCTTGCAATATCATTTGGATACCGCGAGACCTGAGAACAAATGTCTTTGGCCTTCTTGCCCAACTGCTCATACGGAATGTCTGATAGTGCTTCGATCAAACTCTTCATCGCAACGTACGAACTCTTCATCGCGTAGCCGGAATTCAGTTCAGTGCGAACCCCAAGCTTGCCAGTGTAAGAAAACTCACCGCGCTTCTTCGCCCAATCGTCCATGTTGTCATAGAACGAAAACGGAATTCCGTTTTTCTTCAGGCGAAGGATTATGCTCCCCAACGAACCTTCATGACGTTCGTTGAGGTTGACCTTGAACTTACCGCGATCCATACCGTAGGTTTCAATATCACCCAACACACCGCGTTGGATCAGGTCAACCTTCTTTATATACTTCAGAAAAGGAATCTCTTCGCGGTCTGAAACCAAACGTTCTTCGGCTTCCTTGTTGCGTTCAACGCCGGGTGTCAGGTCGCCGCGCTTCTCCCAATAATCACGAGGTACAAACTTCTCACGTGCTGAAAGTGCATCACCGTCGATGGTGATCATAACCTTTGTGTCTTCGTAAACAGAAACACGGCCACCCTCATTGTAATGGTAGCCGCCGAAACGAGAACGAGTAAAGCTGGCAAAGAAATTCTTACCGGCCTGATGCTTGTGTTCAACTGACATGCCACGTCCAGTTGATAAGGCAAGCTTTCCACTTGTGAGTATCTTGAGCAACGCTTGTTTTGTCGTGTAATGGTAAAGCTTGCCTAATTGTTTTGCGCTGATACTGATTTTCATAGCAGTGCCTTCAATTAGGTTTATGGGTGCAACCAAACGTTGGTGACTCTCGCATTGAGCAGGACGTCTGTGTGTCAAATGGCCGTTCACCACTCAGCCAACGCCGGTCTTACTCCGGCCTCACCTTTTCCTGAGTCACAGGAAAGAACGTTGCTGAACCGGCGAAACTTGTCGCCTACTGGAGCAACGTGCTTATGGTCGCGCAGAACGTCAAGTGCCTGAAATCACTCGGCGGTGGTACCGCGACTTGATTGTGTAACCTACTTCAACGTTTGGTTGCTTAAAATTTATTAGTTCGGCGTACTGGGCTTGATTCCAGTTCAGCAACACACTGGCAGTTGCCTCCGGCAGGTTGCGCGTCCGCAGAGCCTACTCCATTTTCCTATCAGCACCTTCGCAGTTCAGGCTAGATAATTCCCGCGTGCGGTCCAGACCTGTATCGGCGCAAGCCAATCTTGTTCTGAAGCAGCACTACCCTATAGACCTGTGAAAGCGTGAACGGGACTAACGGACCTGAATTTCATTTTTCTGCACCGTGCCTAGCGTGTCCATCCACGCCGACGCCGAACTAATAAATCTAAAACTACACCGTCCACGCCGTTGATGCGACACAGTGCGCTAGGACGTGGACGGTTACTACGCGGTTAACTTCGGCTTTGCCCTCGTCCTTCGCACACGTTCAAACTTCACACGGCCTAGAACCGGGACAGTCAACATACATGCTTCACGACAACGTTGGCTAGAATATAAACCAGACCACCACTAGATGACCTTCGGATCAGATTGGTTGGGATCGTTTACAGCGTCATGTAGAACTAGTTCTCGACAGGTTTTTCAAGACACGACGCCGGTCGCCATACACGGTCCATGTCCGTGCGGTTTGCGGCGCGGCGCGTCAAGTGGCCGGTTTGAGTTAGCAGCAGAAAGTGGGAACGGCCAACCACCCTGCACTGTCGAGAAGTCGAAATACGACGCGAGTATCAAATCCCACGGTGGCCAAACAAACCACAGCAGGTAATTCATCGCGCGCCCAAACTATTTAGCTGGAACCTTTTCCTTCTTCGGCTTCTTCTGTTCTTTCTTCGGCTTGTCACGGTTGCCCATAAAGCGTTCTCCTAAGAAGTACTACGTTGTGTTACTCTTCAAACAGCGGGTAAGTTTCGGCGGTGAATTCACTACCGAGAGGGCCATAAATCCAAGTCTCTTCAGCATCAGTCAGGTAAAGACCTTCTTCCCTGATGGTGACTGTCATGACAATGTAGCCACCATCTTCGTCATCACCGTCGTCATCTTCATCATCGCCGTCCTCGTCGTAATCTTCGTTCATACCGTCGTCGACGCCGTCCAACCTGTCAGTGTCTACAAGTATAGAGTCACCGATGGAAAGCGTTCTGAGGAGGTAGTTGTCCAAGCAGACGCCTTCACTAATAATGCTTTTCATATCAACGTCGTCATCAAGGTCAGCGCCAAGGTTGTCAGCAGCTTGCTCAAACAGGAAAGCCGTAATATCAAGGCTTTGCTTAAACGTCAGCGAGGCTTCTTCTATGGGGGTTGCCACGGTTTGTTGTGTCATGTCATGGTTTCCTAAGAAGTACTACGTTCAACTACGAATCTTATTGAGGCTTCCCAATCTCGTACGGAATGTCTGAGGGAAACCACTTGATGTTTTCTAGGATCGCCTCAAGGTGAATGTCACTCTTGAAGACGGTCCAAATGAAAAGAAGGTACGTTGCGTACTCAACACTGTACGATGCAACGTGCGGGTTTGCAAAACCATGTACGAGAATTCGCATAATCAAGTCCATATTGTGTTCAACCAGCGACGGGTGCAGGATACGAACCTGCGGTCGGCGTAGTGTTGTCTTCACGACAACCGGGCTTGCAGCGCCCCCTACTCCGATCTAGCTGCGTCAACGATAAGCCACTCTGTCAACCCATCACCTTAAACCGACGTTTCACAACGTCTTGTGTCAGGCTTCAACCCTACTTCAACCGAATTTCGCAGGACAAAGTCCTGTTGCACGGTCCGATGTGGCACTTGCGCAAAGAGGGACACACGGCTTCAGCATGCTTTAGGCAGCTTTGGCGTAAACAGAGTCTGGATAAATCCAAAACCAACTTCCATCTTTACGGTATTTTCGTTTTCTACCTGTGACGGTCTGAGACTGCTTCTTTGCGCCATTGCATCCATTGTTAGCGCCGTTTGGATCGTGTAAGCCACGATTCCACGCAGGTCCGTAAAGCCTGTTCGACGGTTTATACGCATAACGACGACCTTTCGATGATGCGCCTTTGCATTGGTTGCTGCACAACTTTCTAGGCCGTGTTTCGTGTTGATGCTCAGACACAAGAACACTGAACTTCTTTTTACAGTGTTCACACCTGTATGTTTTATACTTCTTCGGAACTGTTTTCAACTCAGCATTGAGCAATGCTAGGTCTGGGCGTTTCCTTCCAAGCATCGTATATTCACGAGTCGTTTGGCAGTGAACATTAAGGCACTTTGGGTTCTGAAGATGCGCCTTTATTGCACGTTGCTCAAACCTGTAGGCGGCATCTTTAGATCGAAAGACTTTCAACACCGCTGCTTAGAAGGAAGAAGGGTTGTCTCGAACCGCAGAGGACGAGGAGAAATAGACATTCCACAAATCATCTACAGGACTTTTACTGTTTGCGCAGCGAAACCCTATGTAAAAATCCATCTTGCGTTTATGCACCACAAGATAAACATACGGACTGCCGTCGGCACATTTGGAAAAGTCTTCAACACAACAGGTACGGTAAAACTCACGTACCTTTGTCGCTGTAGATAAATCAGCGGTCTCAAGCGTTTGAATATCCATAAACACTTTCTTGAAATTTGGTGTGTCCGTCGATTCTTTGTAACAAGGTCATCTTCATTATCAGATGCACGGACACTACAGGAGTTTTATGTCCTGTCGACCTCGCCGAACATTAGGCTGTTAAGCCGCTGCGCGGAATTGCGAGTCGTTTGCATTTACAGAGTAGGCCCATATTAACGTGCGCGCCCATGCACGAGTTGTCAGTCGCCGCTTCATCACCCTGTCGAAACCATGACTACCCCATCAGAAACACACTCGATCCCAAGCTCATTCGAGTCGGTACCAAACTCAACGTGTAGTCTGCGGGACTTGAGCAGCAGACTTTCAATGAGTGTGTTTCTGGTGGAGTAGGCGGGAGTCGAACCCGCGTCCAGAATGCCTCTACTTAAACGTCTGTTTGGTTTCCCAAACCACAACTATTTTCTTCGATGCAACGAAGACTTTTACTGCACGGTGTGTCCACCGGAACCACCGTCCTTCAGCAGAGGCGTCGCGTCACCTTTGAGAGGTTGGGCCAGCTTACGCATTGAAGAAACCAACACGTCAACTTCAGCGTCTGACTCAACGTCCATGAGAAACACTTCCTTTGAACGCGAGAGCCTCAAAGACAACCTGATACCGCGATACGCCAAGTCGCGAGTGTAACCGCGAAGTGTGAAGCGGCGTCCGTCGACCGTACGAAATTCGTGAACGTTGTGTCCAGTAATCCACTCGGCAAATCCGAGTGTTGATGCAATTGGTGCGATCATGTCGACAAAACGTTTCAGAACTTTTGCATGGTGGTCCATGTTTGCGTACGTCCCTTTCAAACCGGAACTGTCAGAACGCAGCAGACGGGTCGGAGTGATTGACGGGGTTTCGAGCATTTTAAACATTTTGCTTCTCTTGTATCAGAGTCCATCAGACTCTACGATTTCCCAGTTGAGAAATTCAACTGGGTTACCCTGACTCAAGTCATGGGCAATCTCTAGCAACGCTAAAAGAATAGGGGGCCGGATGCGCTGACAAAGTGAATTGACCGCATCCGGCTGATCGTTGTGCCGCAAGCGCCTTTATGTGCGTGGGGCGGTGCGTTAAGTATATTGGCAGTGCACAACTACGTTCTGCCTTTGATAAGGACTCCGTTCAGCTACCAGTCGTAGCGGCCAAACGGAAACTACAGTGCTGATTACCCGGTAGATATACTGGCGTTCCGAGGTTAAAGTAGTACTTTGTGACGCAAGTCACACGCGATGAATAAACTCCCGACTGAAAACTGGTGCCCCGTGGCGGAATCGAACCACCACCTGAGGATTACAAATCATCTGCACGACCTTCATGCTAACAGGGCTTGGTGTTATGAGGTACTTGATTTCAACGACTTGCTGTAGCTGCTAAGTGCGTTTAGCACGTCGTGCTAAACACTTGAGCCACCTGAACATGCAAGGCCAACGACGACCGGCATGACAATAGGACTCAGCTTCAAAAATGAAACCGTCGGTGGGCTGAAGTATGCAACGCCAGCAGCAAACACACCGGAAACAAGTTGGTAGACAGCACCATTGACTTCGCGCTTCGCAAGCAAAGTTCTTTTGACGATGTCTGTGAGACGTTCCGCAGCAATGGACGTCACGGCCAAGTATGAAACGAATTGGATAATGTCTTCCATGAAACTCTTTCAATGTGTGGCGGAGGCGGTGAGAGTCGAACTCACGGTCGGTTTCCCGACGCCGGTTCAACATGAGAGTGGCGGAGAGTGAGAGGGTCGAACTCTCAAGGGTATCTCTACCTCGACGGTTTTCAAGACCGCTGCCATCACCAATTGGCTTGACTCTCCGTTATTCATACAAGCGTATGAAATCTTTCCCGTAAGCTTTTATAACTTGTGGCAAAATCTGCTTTGAGATAACGCGCTTTCCTATGAACAGAAGCTCGTGTGGAAAAGCGGCCTTCTTCGCTTTCCACTGTTCGCTTTTAAATCCTTTTACTTCAAGATATTTCCAAGTACCTGACGAGCCTTTGTATCGAAAATCTGGAAGATACAGGTGTTCCTTTCCCTCAAACACGTACTTGAACCGCTTTCGTGCACGTTTTACTTCGCGTCCATGAAGTTCACAAAACAGAACAAAGGCAAGTTCCCAACTTGAATCGCACCAGATACCGTTGTATCTACCTTTGCGCCCACGTCCAGAACCTTCCCGGTACCCACCTGCACCGACTTCTTTCATGCGTTTGCTGATTCGACGTTTGGCCTCTTCAGTGTGCTTATGTCCGGCGCGACCAGTCAAGGTTTTAGAGGTTGCCTTTGCTATGTCTTTAACACGCTTGTCGGTCTTTTTTGTAAGTCCAGCGTTCCACGAAGGAACGCCTGTTCTACAGCGGTGATGTTCACGACCAGCCCAAGGATTCACGCCAACCTTGCCTAGTGCGTTTTTCGCTTTTTGGGCAGAACACGAAGACGTTGATTTAGAGCAGCACCACTTACCGGACGAAGCGAATTGCACAATAGCTGTTTTTCCACAGCCAAACGAACACTTGGGCATGACCACACTCCTCAGAGATTGAAATCTCAAATTAGTATAATCAAGACCGGTGCAATAGACCACTCTGCCACGCCTCCTAGTTCCGCTTCTCCCAACACGTCTTGACAACGTCAAGCAACTCTATCGGGCTATACGGTTTCTTTACGATACCGCAAGCGCCAGCGTCGATAATCTCAGCGTCGATACACGTTGTTGACGTAATCATCACGACAATGATTTCTGGATTCGTTTGCTTGAGCCGTCTCAAAGCCTGAATGCCGCTCATTTCAGGCATCAGTACGTCCATCAAAACAATGTCGGGCTTGAGTTGGTGGACACGATCCAAAGCCTCAAGCCCTGTGTACGCGTCTCCAACAATTTCGTACTCTTGAGCACGAAGAACGATGCGAAGAAGAGTTCTGGAAAACTTGTCGTCATCAACTATCAAGACCTTCGGATAGTGTGGACTCTCTTTCTCAATAAACTTCATCGCAGTCTCCGAACAATTTAAGGAAATGTACCACTACGTCTTTCGACGCCACTCGCTTACGTTATAACTACGACCAGAGTCGTCTAGGTCTCGCGTGTGTTTGTGGTCTGGACCATGTCTTCACCATACTTAGATAGTGGGTTTAATTAAGCCACCGACGTCTGCATCGCGGTACAACCTACCGTGTTAATTGGTCGACCGTATTCTATTTTAGGTGCTTCCCGTTTGGTCTCTACACCTTACAAAGCGTGGCGGGAATCGAACCCGCAAGATTGCCCTGACCGTCGCGTGTTTTCACACGCCCGTGGAGTTGAACCACGAACACGATTTGTCTTGGCTCGGCGTTGGCGTACTGGAACACATGAGTAGGGATTTCACCTATTCGTCCAACGTAGCGTTCGCCGACTTTGAGAAGATTCATCGCAACTGCATTCCTACAGTTCGGTGCATAATACAAGCCACCTACATGCGCAAGTTGTTTTACCGTCTTTCGATTGCAAGCTTCATCGTACAGGTGGTCCGCTTTTCACGTACTCTTAAGGCCGTGGGCCACGAAGCGCGTTTCTCATTACGCCAACCTATCCAACTACACCGCTTGCATTTTTCGGTGATGCCCCAATCAAGCGTTTAAATTACTATCTTTGCAAACCAAAGCGGCGAGTCGCGTTTATGCAAACTCGCCGCTTTTCGTTACAACCAGACCGGAAGATTAGTGCGACTTGCCCGGAAACGGTTTTGCTTTTTGCAGGTTGGAAGGTTGACCCTTCTTGACAGGCTTCGCTTCGACCTTCTTGGCAGACTTGTCGGCCTTCTTGACCGGCTTGTCTTCAACCTTCTTGGCGACCTTGGCGTTGGTCTTTGCGTTGGTCTTTGCGGAGTTCTTGACTTCGGGTTTGGCCTTGCCAACGACCGGCTTCGCTGCAACCTTGCCGACAACTTTCTTTTGCTCGGGCTTGGCGACCGGCTTTGCGGCGGGTTTCGCGACCGGCTTGGCGCTGGTCTTTGCATTGCCACTGCCGACGGCTGAAGCCTGAGTTGCGAGGTTGTCGAGTTCGAGTTTCACAGCGTCGACTGCTTTGTTCGCGGAGGCCAGTTGTTTCTTCGCAACTTCAAGTTGACGAACCAGACGGCTAACGTTACGTGGATTCATTTTGTTTCCTTGTCAGTTTGTAAAGTGGTTGTTGATGGTGGTACATGGTTAGTGTACCACCATTTGCTGCCTTTGAGTTAGTGACTAGACTGAAGATCAGTTGTCGTCGTCATCACCCCACTCGTCGCCGTCGTCATCACCGGCGTCGTCATCATCGTCATCACCATCTTCGTCGTCGGCATCATCGTCGCCGTCTTCGTCGCTGTCTTCGTCGGCATCATCGTCGCCGTCTTCATCGTCAGCATCGCCGTCTTCGTCCCAATCATCAGAGTCGTCGGCATCACCGTCTTCGTCGTCAGAATCACCGTCTTCGTCGTCAGAATCACCGTCTTCGTCGTCAGCATCAGCGTCGTCAGCCCACTCTTCATCGTCGCCTACGCCGTCGTCTTCGTCGTCAAGGTCGCCGCCGTCGTCGCCAAGGTCGTCGTCATCGAGACCTTCATCATCGTCGTCACCGTCCTCGAAATCGTCGTCGGCTTCAACCTTCTTGGAACGCTTGGCCTTCGGTGCAACACCGGCTTCTTCGACCAGTTCGATCTGGACGTCAATGTCGGCGCGATTGTTGGTGTTGACGATAACACGTTCGCCTTCGGTCGTCGCGATCTGCACGATGCCGCCTTCGAGGTATTCGACTTCACCTTGGTACTGGTTGAGAGTCAGAGTGCGATAGACTTGGATGGATGCTTCTTCGCCTTCGTTGCCCTTGATTTCAACAACGTCACGCATCGAGAAGTTGGAGATAAGCTGCTCACCAGTCGACTCGGAAACGTGGCGGAATGCAACGCTTTCGGTATTGATTGAAACCAGTTCGCCGGTCAGTTGAACAACTGTGCGACCGACGATTGAAACAGTGTAAGCACCGTCGACGCCGCTGCTCTTGGTCTTGCGAGTACGTTTTGCCGGAGCTTCTTCGACAACCTTGCGAGTGCGACGTGCAGGTGCTTCCTCGGCAGCCTTGCGGCGACGTGCAGGTGCTTCCTCGGCAGCCTTGCGGCGACGCGTCGGTGCAACTTCTTCAGCAGCCTTGCGACGACGCGTCGGGGCTTCTTCAACAACCTTGCGAGTGCGACGTGCAGGTGCTTCCTCGGCAGCCTTGCGGCGACGCGTCGGGGCTTCTTCAACAACCTTGCGAGTACGTTTTGCCGGGGCTTCTTCAACCTTCGCTGCGCGACGGCGAGTCGGTGCAGCTTCTTCAGCGGCCTTGCGACCACGCTTCGGTGAAACTTCCTCGGCAGCACCGCGACGTGTACGTTTGGCAGGAGCCTCGGCAACAGAAGCGCGGCGGCGGGAAGTGGTTGCGGGTGCAGTAGTACGAGCCATTTGAATCTCCATTCTATGAATAAAGGGTTTTGTTACATCTTACAACGATTAGTGGTTTACAGTTTTACTTGTCGCAGCTTATTCCGCTTCCGCATCAGCCTCGTCGGAAGGTTCCGGTGAAATAAGTGCAACGTCACAACCGTATCCAAACAGCTTGTCAACATCACCGCTGTGGACCCAGTTCTGAACTCCGCTTTCTACGCTTGCCTTCGACATAACGTAGTACCCTTGATCGGCAACCAACACGTCGATCAAATTTCTGGTACGCTCTTCGGTAAAGTTGTTGCTGTCGATGCCGACGATAACGTGATAGCCGATCTTGTCAGCAATGCCAAGCCGCTGCAACGTGCGCTCAAGATACTTGTACGCGTTGTTGACGAAGTTGTGCGGCTCTTTGCTGTCGTAAAAGGCAGCAGCATTGACGATAATATTTACATTTACCATGTAGTTGGTAACGCAAGCATCGTCGTCAGTCTGTGTAACGTGCCAAGCTTTGACGCTGAATAGGTCGCCAAACGTAATCGTGCGTGGAACTTCAACGCCGTCGACAACGATTGGCACTGCCAGCAAGTTTTCCGTCGGAAGCAGTGGGAACAACTGCTGCTCGATGTTGCTGCGAACCGTTTCAACGAAACCGGAAATAACAGCTTCGGCATTTTCAGGACCGCCAAGAAAGACGACGTTCTGTCCAAGAACCGAAAATGCGTTTTTGGCAAGAGTCGCCAAACACTTGCGAAGCAGACCTTCGCCAGTATTCTTGTCGGCATCGGAGCGCACAAATGGGTTGTAGAAATTCCATTCAGTGCTGCCACCTTCAGAGCCAAGGTCAATTTCAACACTCTTCAAACCGCGTTGACCTTTGACGAGTTCAAACCCGTCGTTAATGGTGAGGTTGAGAGACATACTCATCGTATGACCCATAACCCGTTCTTCAACAACCGGCGCGGGTACAACCGGCGCGGGGATTTCGCCAAGCTCACGAATGCCGCCGATTGTAACTACCGGCGTAACAGGTGAAGCGTTGACCGCGTGCATTTCAAGTTGCGCGTCTTCAGTGACGAGGTTGGAATCGAAATTAACAGCACCAGAAGAACCGGGCGTGCCATTTGTGGTTTGGTCGTTCATTTGAATCTCCTTATGTGACAGTTGTGTATTTACAGTTTTCAGGAACAGGGTTTGCAGACCTTGTCAGTGGACAGTGTCTTCGGTTTCGGAATCCAACACCAGATAGATGTCATCATCCGACTGTGCAGCAATGGAAACGATTTCAGCAGAAGCACCTTCAAAACCAAGTTGCGCGACGATTGCGTCGATGTGCTTCCCAACATACGCGGTGAACTCAACCACCGTCGGGATCGTCGACATCATGTAGATCGACTGGTCAACGGCCTCGTCTTCACCAGTGTCTTCGTCGTCCAACATATCCTCGGCATCAGGAACGGTTCCTGCTGAGTGGAGAATAAGAGCAACAAGGTATGTGTGGTTTGCTATTTGCAATTGCATAACGTTTGTCCTAACATGGAAAAGGTGTTGCGGGGTGATTAAACGGGGCGGCGAACTTTACGTGCGACGTTTCCAACCTTGCGCGTGTCGGTGAAGTCTTCGTCATCGTCGTCGATGCGACGGACAACCTTCTTTTTCAACAGGCTGGTCTTTACAGCTTTTGCGACCGGGGCGACTGGACGCATTGGACGTTGGACCTTGCGCGGTGCTTCAGGTTCAAAATCACCATCGTCATCGCCGTCGTCCAAATCTTCTTCGACGACCTTGCGGCGTTTCGGTGCGGAACGTTCGACTTCAGCTTCAGCAGCGCGTGGCCGCGACGTCCGTGTAATAGCTGCACGTTTCTGTTCAACTTCCGGTGACATACCGGCGATCTTCGCAAACTGCGGTGGGCAATCCTTACGTGCACACAACTTCTTCAGCAACGCTTTTGTCAATTCGCCGCGCTTCGCTTGACCGGCCAGCTTCTTCCACACGCCTTCAGTGATGTGCAAGAACAGTGGTGCTTTCTTCAGCATGAATGGAATGTCGTCAGCGAAGTCGCTCGACGAAAGGATCAGGTCTTGCGCAGCCGGGCAGAGAAGTTCTGCAATCAACTTGACCGCACGTGCATCAGCTTCAATGAACGCTGTCTGAATGGCCGGTGCAATTTTCGGCATGTCCTTGATGCAACGAACAACGCTTGCTTGCAACTTCTTCGGCGCGTCACCCCAGTACTTGAAAATGTACTTCAGTTCGATAGGCGTAAACTCGTCACCGTTTTGAATCAGGTCGTCAAGCTTCTCAAGGGTTCTTGCTGTTGCCATGATAAATCTCCTAACAGGTTTTGTTTAATAAAGTTACGTGGCTTACAATTACGGGTTGCGTTACTTAACCACGCGAATCGACGTTGGCCGAATCGACATCTTCGGCGCTGCTGCTTTATGTGTTGCTGTAGGTGCTTCCGTCGGTTGCGGTGCAGCACCTTCGACCTTGACGCGTTTCCATTTAGAATCACGCTTCGACCAACGTGCTACGGGGACTGGCTTGTTGAAAACGTACATGCTGCCCGTCAACGAGTAAGCCAAACTCTTGAAAATGTATCCGCCAAGTGCGTCAAACTCAGAAGGCGAGCATTTGACAGCCCCACTCAACTTCTCGAACACGCGACGTTCAGAAACCTTGTGATGTTCGTCACCGTCTTCCAACTGGCGACGTTCAAAATAGTACAGAGAGACCGGTTTCTCCAAAGCCTGAAACTTCGATCCGGCCAAACGCATCGCCTCAATAACGTCGAGCAAGTTTTCGGCTTGCACCATGACGCCTTTTGCTGTCGGCTTCAACGTGCCGTCGCCGTCAGTGTAATAATTGCGAACGTCGACATAGTCGCGCCCTTTGAATTGTTTCGCTTCGACGCAGATACGCATCCGGCCATTGTCGATAATCGTGGAGTCGTCTTGTGACATAGTATCCTCATTTACAGTTTGTAAAATTTCAAAATTGATTGCGATTCGCGACCGCATTCATGGCTGCAACTGATTTTTCATATTCTGTTTTTGCAACTTCCAACTCTTGCGCTTGCTTTGCAACTTGTTCCAACAGCCGGTCTAGCTTAAACCTCTCAGCGGCCATTTTCGCATACGCCCGTTGGCGCGTATGGTCCAGCACCATTAACAGTACACCATTTTCCGATATATGAACCGTTGATACCTCAACGTGTGCCATGTCGAAACCTAGTGGATAGATCCATCACGATGAAACAACTTCTTCGCGTAGGTCAGACTATGCTGCGAGTCAGAGTACAAAAACAATGAATCGTTTAAAACCTCGTGACCGCTTACCAATGTCGACGAACACAACTCGTGAAGATGCAAACCGTCAAAGTATTCTTGCGCTGCAAACTCAAGATCGTCGCCAAGACTGACGACGTTGCCATTGTGCAGCATGTCGCAATCCTGCGTATCGTTCACCCATTTTGCAATTTCGGGCGTTGTGACCATGTCATGCACCATGAGCACGCGACTGCCGTCGATAAACATCAGCAACATAACGTTTGGTACAAACTTCGCATAGTTGAAGTTGATTGAAACAGGGAGCGGTGAAGAAACAGTTTCAAAACTAATAGATGACATTTGAAAAGCCTCCGGTTGAAAAAGCCAAGTAGAGAAAAAATCACAACGTCCAAAGTTGGCGCGTTGGGCTTTTACCCTTTAGGAAGGTGGAATATTAGCGGGTAGCGATTATCCTCGTACCTCCCCGTACCTCCATTTTACAGGAAATCGACCCGGCTGTCAACCCCTTTTTTCAAAGCCCGGTCACAGGCCAAAATAGGCCGATTTTAGACGTTGTGTAATTTTGAGGATTTCAGCACAACGGAAAACAGGCGTCAAAAATCGACGCCTGTCTAGGGTTACACGTTACTCATTATCGTCATCGCCAATTTCAGGTGCGTCTGCTTCATCTTCTTTCGCCTTATCAGCTTTGCGGTTGCGGCTGTCCAACTCTTCCTGATTGTACATGTCGAGTCCGACACCTGATGCCATTTGGGCAAAACACTTATCACGTACTTGAACAGGTTTCATCCCGGCCTTCGCACAAATCAACTTGATGGTCGCACGGTCGCCAAGAATCAAGCGTTTGAAGTCCAGCCAACTTATGACGTGTGATGCCTCGTTGCCTTTCAGCTTCAAGAGCATCTTGTTGCGCTTGCCAGTCATCTGACATGTCGACTTGAGATACATAAACGTGTCGAAGACCGGGTCAAAGCCCTGAGCGTCATTCTTCGCATCAGTGATCCAAAGACGCAACCACGATTCGAGATACGGACGACTGAGTTTGTTCTTGTGGCCGCGAACGTGAATGTAACGATAGTTGTCGACACCGCCCTTGTGCGTAATTGACGGTTCTTCTTCGATCTGGCCCTTGATGCCTTTCACGACTTCGCCAATGTCCTCTCTGACCGATGACAGTGCGCGACTTGACCACTTCATGCGAACGTCAGAATACAGCTTGAGGGCTTCACCGCAAGGTTCGTACTCGGGTGAACCAAACTGCACCATAGGCTTCAACCGCAGTTGGTTGATACCAAGAATGGCAATACGCTTGCCACGCATTTTTCCCTTAACCCGTTTGAGTTGGTCAGAGAACATACGTGCTTGTGTGGCAATGGCATTGTTTGGATCGTCTACGTCTTGCTTCTCAGGCAGCATGGCCGGGTAGCTGTCAACCAAGACGAGTGCTTGCATTGTTCCATCAGGAGCCGGAACCCTGTAGAGGCCGGTCTTGCGGAAATAATTGACGTCGTAATTCTTACCGACCAAGGCTTGATTTGCCTTATGCACTTTGCCGTCAGCGGTCTTTGACTCGTACAGGTAATACCAGTTCTCACCGATCTTTTTCTTGTCCGGCAGCATGCGCTGTAGACGGGCCAGATAGTCAAAGAACTTCTCGGCAACTGCTTCAGACTTGTAACGAACACGCGGCGGAACCAACCACTTGCCGGACTTTTCATCACGTATGCCGAAGATGTTTTTGGCGCTACCCTTTGCGCCCATGTTCCGCATGATGTTGTCCAGATAGTCGGCAGACGCTGAATTGTGCGTCACGACACCGTTTGCAATAAAGCTTTCGGGAAGGTCGGAACCAACGCCCGGCACTGTTATGTCGTAGACGTCCTGTACAGCAGCCGCTTCAACTTTCACCACAGTGGAGGTAGTCAGCCCCCACTTCAGAAGGAACGCCCGTGTTTCTTCGGGACTTTGTGTAACTTGCATGTGTCGCATCCTTTACTAATTTGACAGCATATTTTGATTACAAAGAGGTGTTTGAAATGTTAGACCTAACCGTGCAGGAAAAGAGAAAGCTAAAAGCTGTTGTTGCAAACACCAAGCACGCGCCTGACAAATTGCGTGGTGCCTTGATAGCAAAGATGCCGGACCTGTACTACACAAGCAAAGAGGTCGGCGAGCAGAATGGCGTGAAATACTCAAAGCTGCTGTATGACGCTTTGTATGGACGCGGGTCTTGTGCCACCTGCGGAAAAGAGCCAGTGTTCATAAGTATGTTTCAAGGGTACAAGAGGTTTTGCTCAAACTACTGTCTAGGTACAAGCCCCGAAATACAGGAGCAGAAAAAAGCGAAGTGCAGAGCTACCACAGGTTTCGATTACCCTATGCAAAGCAAGCGCGTCAGAACCAAGTCTAGAAAAACTGTGCAAAAGCACTACGGTGTCGACAACGTAAGTCAGGCGAAAGAAGTCCAAGACGCAAAAATCGCAACGTTTTACCAACGGTACGGGTATAGCAATTCGTCCAAGCACCCAGACATGAAACGCCTTATAGGTCGCCGCATTGGCAGCAGCCTAGCCAAGAAGAAAATCGTTAACGGGCAGGGAAAACAGTACGTGCTGCAAGGGTATGAACCCCAAGCCTTGAAATACATGAAACGCTTTTTTAAGTACCGAGACATCCACGGGCAATGCAGTGGAAAGGTGCCGAATTTTGACTACTACTTTGACGGCCGTCAACGCGTATACTTTCCAGACTTTTTCATTGACGGTGAAAACTGCATTGTAGAAGTGAAATCTATATACACATTCACCAGAACATCGTCAGTGTTCAGAATGAACAAGGCTAAGGCAAAAGCCGTTGCCGCTGCCGGGTATGAGTTCAAACTACTGGTCATGCACGAGAACGGCAGCAGAATCAAACCACCACCCTCGTGGACACTAATGAGATACTCAGAGATTAAAGACTGGGTCGAACAACAAGGCGGTCCCCGATAACCAAGTCCTCAATGTACTTCCAAACGAGCAGTTCGTCAGAAGTACAAACAAGCTCCTTGTGCTTATACCCTTCAAGAGTCGAACCGTTTTCAAGATCAATGTGCACGCAGGGCTTTGGGCCTTTGTACATAATTGCCGTGACTTGCTGCGCGCCACATGGCGTTTCGACCGTTACCTGCATCTTGCTGGTGTCAACTGCTTCGTAGGGTTTCAGGTTCAGGCCAACGAACAAGTCACCAAGATGTTGTTTGACACCGTTGACGGTAACTTGTGCGTCATACGTCAAACAACCTTCAAAATCGAAGTACGTCAGGATCGGGACATTGCTGTTCAACGCAGCAGACATGATCGTCACTGCGCCGGTCGTTTTACACGTTTGCTCTTGACCGAAGTTTGTATACCAACCAGCAGTAATACCACCGCCCAAAAGGATGTCCAGCATCAGCATGCCAGTTGATAGGCGTGCCTCGCTTGGGTCCATTGAGGATTCGGACAGCCCAACCTCACGTTCGATAACGTCAAGAACGTCGTCAAGGTGAGAATATGGATTGAACGCACTGGACGTTGCTTTCGCATCGTCAATGGCTTCTTTCTTCGTGCGCTTCTTGGGCGGAGCTTCTTCAACCTCGACTTCAGTTTTTGCACGACGCTTCTTTGGTGCTTCCTCGACGACCTTGGCGCGACGTTTCGGAGCGGGTGCTTCTTCGACGACTTTTGCACGACGTCTTGGTGCCGGAGCTTCTTCAACAGCCTTTGCCCGACGTTTCGGAGCGGGTGCTTCCTCAACCTTTTTCGTACGGCGTGAAGGTACTTCTTCGACAGCTTTTGTACGACGTTTTGGTGCTGGTTCCGGTTCTGCCCTAGCGCGATGTTTTGGTGCTGGTTCCGGTTCGGCCTTACGGGTTCGACGAGCCGGAGCTTCTTCAACCGGACGTCGTGATGAACGTTGTTGTTGCCTAGCCATTGCATCTATCCTCAAAATGATTTGAGGGTTTGACGTGTTGGGTCAAACCCTCTGAGATACTACGAATTAGAACGGGATGTCATCGTCGTCATCGTCATCATCGTTGCTGCGACGTGCTTTCTTGGCAGGTGCTTTCTTGGCAGGTGCTTTTGCCGGTGGCTTCTTTGCACCACGCTTCGGCGGAGGCGGGGTGTCATCGTCGTCATCGTCGTCGTCACCATCTTCGTCGTCACCATCTTCGTCGTCATCGTCGTCATCGTCGTCAGACGAGCGACCACGTTTTGCCGGTGCTTTCTTCGCAGGTGCTTTCTTTGCACCACGCTTCGGCGGTGGGGTGTCGTCATCTTCATCATCATCGTCACCGTCACCATCATCATCGTCACCGTCATCGTCGTCATCGTCATCATCATCAGACGCGCGACCACGTTTTGCCGGTGCTTTCTTCGAGCCACGCTTCGGCGGTGGGGTGTCGTCGTCGTCACCGTCGTCGTCACCGTCGTCATCATCGCCTAGACCATCATCGTCATCATCGTCATCATCGTCATCATCGTCATCATCGTCATCCGACGGGCGACCACGCTTGGCAGGTGCTTTCTTGGCGGCTGGCTTTTTCTTCCCACGCGGAGTGTCATCATCATCGTCACCGTCATCGTCGTCGTCACCATCATCGTCATCGTCATCGTCAACGAAGCTGGTCTTTTTCTTGGCGGCTGGCTTTTTCTTACCACCCTTGCCGAGCGCGTCATCATCGCCGTCGCCGTCGTCACCACCAAACTCTTCGCTGCCGACAATTTGCATGCGGCCAAGTTCTTTCTTGGCTTCAGCATAACTTTCAAGGCCCATCTGAGTCAGCAGAGCCTCGGTGAATTCATACGTCAGGTACGACAATTCTTCTTCGGTCAGCGGGGTCTTCTCAGCCATGTTGACCTGATACTTTTCCGGCCCCTTGGCGTTTTCATCGTACTTGATGTTGAGGTCAACACCAAAGCGTACGTGATTGACGTCGTACTTCGCGCCCTTCTTGAGAACACCCTTGATCTTGACGTTGTGCTTGTTCAGGTCTTTGAGTTCCTGAACCTTGCGCATCAGCGTAGGTGTCATACGCATTGCGCGAACCGGCGTCCACGACTCGCTCGTGGGGTCTTTGAAGCCGCTGGCTTTTTCTTCCTTGGTGATACGAATCTTGCTTGGTGCATCGTCCTGCAAAGAGCGAACGATAACGTTTGCCAAGTAGCTGACGCTGTCTTGGGCCTCGATGTCATCGTATGGGCATTTCGCGCCTTTGCGAACGCCTTCGGTCACCGGGTCAAACGACAAGCAGAGCTTCGGGATGCGAATCTCACGCTTCGTCTTCGTCGTTATGATGTTGATCCAGTGAGTCTTGTAACTGAAAATGTCGTTGGGAAGAATGCGAATCTGCACCCACTTGTTGTTCGGAAGCTTAACGCAATCCAACAAGTCTTCCAGACGTGCGTGTTCTCCACGCGTTGATGGTTTGGCATCACCTAACTTCATGTGCTACTCCTTGTGTTTGTTGAACTTGGACACTACCTTGTGTTTTTACAGTTTACTCTTTTGAGACCTTGTCGACCTGTTCGGCCCGAACTGCTTTGGATAAAAGCCACGCTGACGTTTCATTGTCTGTGCCATCCGTATTTTTTCCTTCCGCGATATGTACTCTTCAAGGTCCAAGTACAAACGCGCCAAACCAAACTTGTCCGCGCACTTAATGAGATACGCGGTGTCTTCAGAACTACGCCGTGCAACTACGTCATCTTCAATACTCCCGTTCCCAATCAAAAGGTCGCCAAAGGACGTTTCAGAATCCGAGTCCAGCATTTCGTTCAACGAGACACTGAAGTTGACGTGGGTCGCCTTCGTCCCTTGAACTGCTTTCTTCTGCGTCTGCGGGATCAGGTAGGCAACTCCATACTCATGACCATAATCCGCATTCTGATACGTCAGAGAATTAAGCACCCAATAGTTTATGTAGCTCGTGAGTGCGCCCTTGCTGCTATCATACTTGTCGATTGCCTTCGTTATTGCAGCCATCAGACTTTGTGAGACGTCATCAAAGTCGATTGTTTCTCCCTTGTCTTTACAGTATGCGTGGGCTTGCTTATAGGCATGCTTGATATACTGCTCGACAATTCCATTTCTGAATTCGTAAGCCAACTCAACGTACTTGGAACACCTGTTGATGGATTGGAAAAGCGACCCTCTGGAAAAGCATAAGGTCCGCTCGATTGCAAGAAGCCGTTTATCCAACGTCGTTTTTTCGATGTGCTTTGTCGACGTCAGGTATCTGGTATACAGGTCAACGTATCCAGAGGCCATGCGTAGGAAATTTACGAGGAAGTTGTAGATGAACCCGCGCTCAATCTTTGCGCTAGAGATACACTCAACCTTCAGATCGACGTCAGACGTCGTGAGTGCCGTGCAAAGCTTGTTGATAAACTCCTCACGCGGAAGAGAGGAAATTTTCCTCTTTTTATTTGTTGACGCTACGCATAGTAGGTGCGTCAACTGGACGTCAAAGACTGTGCTGTGCCGAACGATTGGTTCTAGACCTGCGTAGATCAGGAAGTCCAAGACCTCCTGAATCTGGCCACCAGTCAGTGAATGACCTAGCTTGTTTAAATCGTGTCTGGTTTCTACGCCAGTTGTGACTGGTGCCGACGACATAAACGTTCTCCACGTTACATTTTGTGTTCAACCAACGTATCGGTCACTGCGACAAGGTGTTTGCACAGGCCGGGGTGGTTGCTTGGGTTTGTTTGAACAGCCGGTTCGCCGTTGCTGTACTTGATGACCGAACTTCCCCAATGAGAGTTTGCATACTCCCACATATACAGGAAGTTGTCACAAGAGCATGAAACGAGAACGTGCTTCTGCTTCAGCACCGGGATGTCAGCCTCTTTGCCAACGATTGTCGTGTCGTAAAGAACGCGACGCTTGTTTGAGACTGAAAGCACCTTTGCACGGAAGGCCGGTAGACCACCTTTGGTCGTCGCTGGCTTCAATGCTTTGACAATAACGTCACGCGCATTGTTCTTGATGTAAGGCGGAGTTGAACGATACAACTGCTTCAGACTCAAACCGCTCAACGTGTCTTTGACGCGAGGCATCGGAGCCTTGTGGGCCTTTTCATTCTCACGTGCAGCACGTGCTTTCTCTCGCGTGACTTGCAACGCTGTCTTTTTTGGTGCTGGTGGTTTGGGTTTGGTGGTTGTCTGGAAACGTCCACCGACCAGTTTAATCTTTGCCATGACTTTGCTCCTAATGTGATTGCAAGCGTTGTCTTATGTCACTTATGTTTTGCATTGTTAGATATTGCTTTTACAGTATTTGGCCCATGCCCTTCGAGATAGGTTTCGAGAACCTCGTTGATTAGTGGGACAAGCTTATTGGTGAAACAAACCGCTTCTATCGGACAGCCGTCAAACCCCTGAAGATGTTCAACGTAAAATTCACGCGTCTTGCACGCACGTGTCTTTATCAAATAATCCATTTGGTCGAAATCGCTCAGATTAAGGACTGTCTCGTACTGCGTGTCGTACTTCTTAATCTTCTTCAGAATGCGTTGCTTTTGTTCCGCGCCCAACTCTTCACCATAGACTGCAACACGATCAGGATCGTCACGTGGAGCATAGAGCAGCATCCATCCAGCGATCTCAATGTCGTACATGAGTTCTATCAACGCACAGTAACTCATGATCTGCGCTTCATTCTTTGCATAGGGAAGAGTTGGTTCTCGACGTTGACTGCCAACAACTCTCATTGATGACGTCTTATAGTCGATAACCCAATAACGGCCGTCGAGTGATTTGTAAACTCCATCAAGGTGGCCGGTGACGTGCTTGAACGCCTTGACCGTGAATTCCTCGTAGAGCATTTCGTGTTTGCACTTTGGACAGCGGTGCTTGTTGCTGAAGTGGACGACGTGTTTGCATTTAGGGTTTCTGCACTTCCAGTCACCGTAGATTCGCCCACCGACGCCAAGCCACCTTTGAAACACGGCGTGTGCAGCGGTCCCGACGTCACAGTAGTAGCTCTTGAGCGCGTGGTCAGAATCGTGATTTACAAACGTGATTTTCTCATAGGCGTGTTTCAACCCGCAATATGGAAATCCCGAAACCCGCAACTTCCGCTCGAACGGAACTAGGTCTTTCAAAGGCTTTTTCAAAGACGTCCTGAAATATTTTGTGAGTTCTTGTGTGGGGACCATGACAGCCTTTACTGTAAATACGGTTGATGAATCAAATTACAATCGGAGGCCGTATGGCAATCGTTGAGAAAGACGTTGTAGGCACGTTGAGCATTTCTAAATCAAGTGATGGTCTTGTCAACATAACGATCAAGGACAATAAGTCAAACATCAACTTTGTAAGGGTTTCGATAAAGCCGACTGACTTTGCTGATGCACTGTTTGGTCTCCACGGGCGTCCGGCCAAAATCAAGGTTCAAGGTCTTCGACACGTTGGGAAGAGGAAAGAGACAGAGCCAGCTTGTGTCACGGTTGGCGAACGTGTTTTGAAAAAGGCCGGGATAAATATCTACGACCGCGACTCTCTCGAAATGTTCTTGTTGGAAAACCACCAACGCGAAGGTTGGTTCCTCGCATCACATCTAGGAAGTAAGGATAGCGTCCAGACTGAGGGGAAAACACTACACCTTTATTTTCACTATTTCAGGTACGTGTAATGGCAAACAGTGAACTCGACAATTTTGGAATCATCAAAGAGCAGTTGAGTATTTTCGGTGGACGACAGAAACCAGCCGGTGAATGGAGAATGGTTGTCTGCCCATTCCACAACGACCGTGGACCATCGTGCGGTGTCTACATGCGCCGCGATGACACGAAAAAGAAGTTGGGGTTTTTCAACTGCTTGGGTTGTGGGACACACGGTCCTTGGAACGTGTTTGCCGAAAAGACTGGACTACAGCAGATCAAAGAGTGGAACAGCGCGGAAAGGAAAGTTGAGTACGACGTCAGCAACGACGACACTGCGCTTCTCAGTGACTCAGGCTTGACAATGCGTGCTGTGTATAAGGCTATGAACTGTCCTGAAGCACAGCCTTGGCCGGTTGAACTAGATTGGCGCGGAATCAAGGGCGCACTGATTTCGGCAGTCGGCGGTCGAGTCGTCAACGACGAATACAACGACAGTCTCGCTGTCCTGTTCCCTATCAAAATGGGGCGAAAGATTCGCGGTGCAGTCAAGGCCGTCTACCAGAAGAAGACCAAAGAACAACTCGGCTACATAACAATGAATGGCGAGTGGGTCTCTCAGTATGGACTGTTCCCCTACGACTACACTTCGCAGTTGATACGGCGCATGGGCTACAACTTCATAATCCTTGTTGAAGGTCCGCGAGACGCTTTGAGATTGCTGAAGATGGGACTACCGGCATTGGCCGTGCTAGGTGCGAACACAATCGGCAAGACCAAAATGTTGTATGTCAAGAACTTGGGCGTTGAGAACATCTACGTCATGCCGGACAACGACAATGGTGGTACGAAGCTGTGGCAGAATATCAAACAGAAGTTGAATGGCGATGTGAAGTCACGTAGGTTGAAGTTGCCAGTTGAGCGTGACGAAAACAACAAGATCATTAAAATGGACCCTTTTTCTGCGCCCTATTCTGTAATGAAAGAGGTGAAAATTTTGATGACTGAACGTCACGGTTGGGTTAAGGAAGGCCAATGAAAACGTTAAAAGGACTAACTCAAAGTCAACTTAAAAGTCAACTGCATTATAATCCAAGAACCGGAGTATTTAAGCGTCTTGTCGACAGGCCAGCAAACGGAATAGTTGCTGGTGATATTGCTGGTCATTTAAAATCTGACGGCTATGTTGTGATAAGCGTATTTGGAAAGAAATATCGTGCACACAGGTTGGCATTTCTGTATATGTTGGGCAGGTGGCCAAAACATCTAGTTGACCACAGAGACCGTAACAAGTCTAACAACCGGTGGAATAATATAAGGGATGCGACTTCTGCGGAAAACGGTAAAAACCAACTAGCCCACAGTTCAAACACTTCTGGATACAAGGGTGTTTCTAAAAGGACTGGGCGGGAAAATTGGATTGCACGTGCTGCACACAACAAAGAGCGCATTCACTTAGGAAGTTTTCCAACTCCAGAACTTGCAAACGAAGCGTACATAAACTTCACGAAGAAGCTGCATGGTGATTTTTATGCAAAATGACTCCTCGGTGCTGCGCGAAGTTCGGGAATTGATGCGTAGCAGACATGGTTGGGAAAGAGAAAGGGCTTTGACATGAACGAGAATGCTGATAAAGAACAAAGTGGTGAAGATCAAGGTGACGAAATCCTTGAAGAGTTTGTCAATCCAATGAGTCAGGTTTACTTCCGTGCTGGTCTGCTGGTTATGCGAGAACTTATTGCCAGAGAAATGGGTCGCGGCACGATGGTCGACTCAAGCGTACGGAAGTTTTGGATTCACGAACTTTGTCCGGACCCCGGACAACCTAGAAGGATGGATTGGGCAGAACTCACAGTTGAAAAAGGTGATGGTTGGGACGTCAACCCGAACCTGACAGCCGAAACAGAAGCACTGCCCGTCGCGTTCAACTACGTTGAAAGCCTTGAGCAACTACGTGGAGCAGGGAATGAAATCAAAAACCCCGAAGGTTAAAATCAAAACGCACGTCGACAACACTGAGCCTAGAAACAGGCGTGAGATTCTGGTGTTTGGGTCAAACATGGGTGGCATTCATGGGGGCGGAGCGGCGCGACTTGCGTACGATAAATACGGAGCCGTGTGGGGTGATCCTGAAGGTCTGAGAGGACGGTCCTATGCCATCCCAACAAAAAACCGTTCTATAACCAGAACGTTGTCGCTCGACAAGATTTACCGTGGCATCAG